TCTGTACTTTCTACATATACGATTTGTCCAGCTCTTTCTAAGTCTACTCTATTTGCTAGCTCTTCTGGCGTTGATACTATTTCAACTCTAGTGTCTCCGTCTCCACCACCTCCGCCGCCTAATTGCGCTTTAATCCAATAACCATTAAGCCATTGGTAAGTAAAGACTTTATCAGGGTCTTTGAGTACGAAACAAAGCATACCATTCTTTTTTCTTTTGTCTGGTATTGCATCTCTTTCGCTCATTTCTGTTACTTGGTAAAAACCTCCACGAATGTTATTGGCATCAACTAGAGCGAAATCCTGACCACCTTTTTGAACTATTTCGCTAATTAACTCTACTGCCATGTTATTTAATAGTTACTGTTGTACTTCCTAAGCCCGGATTATCACTTCTAAAAAGGACACATCTTAGTGTAACTCCTTCATATCTAGTGAATTGATAGTTATCGTCTATTATAAAGAAACCACCTTCAAATCCTCCTACTGAAAAGGAAATATCCTTTAAAGAATAGGGAACTAGAAGATAAATATATTGACCTTCTCTTGCATTAACTGTAAAACTATTCCCTCTAGTAAGATTCAGACTTCTTGTAAAAGAAGATATTAAATCTGAAACTGTTGGGTCTGTTGCACTTGCTCCATAATATCTTCCATCTTTGAATACTAAAGATGCAGTACTAGATTTGGATTCTGTTCCGTCCGATGCAGTTAAGGTTTTAGATATTGTAGTTTTAAATGCTCCAGTTATAGTTTTAGTTCTAAGTGAAGCATTAATTTCTTCTCCGTCAAAGTATTGTTGTTTAATCTCTTTGTTATATTTCCAGTTATATGTAAGGGTATTAACTTCTGAACCTGTTTCTGCTTCATTAGGAGAAACAGTAAATGAGCTAATAGTTATTGGAACATAGAACAACTTATCTAAGGCATCTTTAACTGACTCTATTTCAGGGTCGGTGTCTGTCTTATAGGTAATGTTGGCTGCATCGCCTTCCATATCTTTGAGTCCTAGGTTCTCTCTAGCTCTTCTCTTATCAGCTTCAGTTAAGAACTCCCCAAGGAAGTTATCCTTTAGTAGATGCCCGTCTTCGTCTGGACAAGTGTTGCAATTACAGCTAGGAGTTTTCTTAGGAATATATGGCTGTTCTGGATTATCATCCATCCAGTCATCAAGTAGAACTCCTTCTTCTAGTACTTTATATTTTGACATATATTATGCTAACATTAGTTGTTGATAAATAAAGTCACAGTTATCTAACTTAGTATGAGTCTCTATAAAACTTATTTCGTGCAAAATTAAAGAATAGTCTTCTCGGTATCCCTTATATAGTTTTTTCACATAAGAATTATAATCCTCAATTATTTTCTGTTTAAGTAAACTAATTGCATCCACATCCAGAACTTCTGTTTAAAGTTTTATATTTGTTATTAATTGAATCACAAAAACCATTGCAAGTATTTACTTGTTCTAATATTCTTTGGGCTTCTGCATATTGACCAAGGCTAACGGAATATTTGATTACGTTAATAGTCATCCAAACAAAGTCTCTCTTGAATATTAGGTCGTCTAAATCTGCATTTTTACTCTTACATTTAAGAAGGTTCATGTTTAAAATTTCATTGCACAAAGTAACAAAACATTTGGATAAATAACAAATGGAAAAGGTATTTTTTTCACTTATGGAAATTGTAGTCCCGTCAGGATTTCTTTCAGCAAGTTCGAGTGCAGGACATTCAACAAGCCCTTCATTTATGTACTTATATATTGTAGAACCGTCAGAAACATACACAACTGCATAAGAAGATAAAGAACTATTAGGATTATCTATTTCTTTTTGCAACCACTCTGTAGTGGGAATTATGATATGTGAGATACGGTAGTTACCATCTTTAGATATATCTACTTCTACTTCATCAGTGTTAGTTAAATGAGGTACAACAGTAGATTTAATAAATTCAGGTTCGTCTATCTTATCTAATTGTATAACATTTACAGTTACAGTTTCACTGTACTTAAAAGTGTTAATTATGTTTTCAGTAGAATCTTCTGGCAGATACTCACCGGCCTCTCTCGAGAGACCAGTGATTGTTAATCCGCAAGTGTTAGATTTACATACATTAAATACAGGAGTCATATATTATATATTTCTTACTTCGTTATTATTAGAATTGCCATCATATAATTGAGCGTACTCAATTTCAGTTCTTTTATCGTCGTTTTCAGCTTTAGAATCTTTAGACCTTCTATCAGTCTTAGCTGTATACCATCCGATTTGTTCATCAGCTTTAGCCTTTCTATCTTCAATTTGTAACTTAGCTTCATTAAGAGATTCAACCTTATTTTGAGCTTGTTGAAGTTGTTGTTGAAGTTGTTGTACTTGCTGTTGAAGTTGTTCATTCTGCTGCATAAGTTGCTGCATCTGACCGTTTTCATCCTTCTGTACTTTAAGTGCTTTCTGTACTTTATATTTAAGTTCAGTTAAGCTCTTAGCAGTTAATGCTTCAAAGATTATTCCTGGCTCCAGAGTTCCACTCTTAATAAATTCAGGGATAATAGCTTTAATAGATTCCATATCTTTAATAACATCAGTGCTTGTTACAATATGAATATCGTAATCACTAACTGTAAAGTATTTTGGAAGTGCAGTAAAGACTCTCTGATATTTATCTCCAAGAATAAGAGTTCCCTTCAATCCATTCTTATATACTATTTTAGCTATATTAAGACAATCAAGAAGAAGCTCATTAGTTACTAAATCCATTTGTTGATAATACTTCTTAGTAATAATAAATGAATTATTAACACTTGTCTGCACATTAGTAACTGCATCCTTCTGTTGGATTCCATTTAAACGCTCTCTAAAGACTCCAGTGATAGAACTTGTTGTGTTTTCAGTAGCATCAATTGCAATCTGAATACCTTGAATAGTCTGTGCTTTAACTGTATCATCAAATCCAGAGTATGTAGTATTACTATTAAATTGCCTTCCTTCTTGAGATGTATCAATAATTGCAACTCCAGATTTCTTATAAGCAATCCATTTCTGGATTCTTTCAGGAAGTTTAACTCCAAGAGCTGTTGGAAGCACTGATAAGTCTAGCCAGTCTCCAGTAGTACCGCTATTTGCAATTAAATTGTCTCTATAGAAATGTAATAAGTCATATCTATCTTGTAGATTAGCACAAGCTAATACTAGAGAGAAAGGTTCATTGTTTCTATCATTAAAGTAGACTCCATTTACTGATAAACCACAATAAGAAGGATTATCTTTACTTCTTATCACTTCTTCATTTTTACCTCTTAAGATATAAATCTCTTGTCCTATACGAACAGTTTCATATCTTTGTAAGTTATAGTCTTTATCAGTTTCAGTCCATTCTACTTCATAAACAGGAATTAGTTTATAATTGTAAGATTGAATAGCTTCATCTGGAAATCCAGGAACTATTTCTCTTCCTGCTTCAAGTCCGTCTGTCATAGGGGCACCACTCTTTACATCAGCAAATGACCTTACGTAATAATGAGAAGTATCAAAGCTTTGATGCCATGAGTCTTTAATTTTAGCAATATCATCTCTTGATAAATCTCTACCATATATATTTAAGATTTGATTCTTAGTAAGCCATTTTCTTACAACAACTCTATAAGAATCTTTAATATATATAGATTCAGGATTTCTATCAATAAATGTATTTAAAGGATTAAGTACCTCTATATCAATATTTCCCTTACTTGTAGATGGCTTTACTCTGTAGAAAGCATAACCAGTTATTAGTAAATCTAAAAACAATATTCTTAGTTTAGTCATAAGGTCAGTGTCCCTACTTTGCATAATATACTCAATGACATTTTGAGCTGCCATTTCATATTGGGAAATAAATGATTGGTCTAAATCATCAATCAACTTTTGTATTTGTTGTTCTATGGCTTTATCTGTAATATCTCTTCCGTCAATAAAGCTAAGCATAGAGTTCTTTAAGTGTTTTTGTAGAAGACTATATACTTCAGAGGAAATTGCAATTTCTTTTTCACGAGTGATAGCACTTATCGTTGCAGAGTCTTTGCAAGATACTTTAGGAAGAATTGGAGTTCCTAGAAACTCTCCTACTAAAGCATCCACATGTTTCCTAATAAGAGGTATGAATTCTACTGATGTAGGTTGACCTATACCATAATTTTCTTCAAGAAATCTGTACTGCTCAGCATCTCTTTTGCAGTTATAGTAGTTGTATGCTTTTTGCAACCTGTACTTAGGATAAACCAGCTCGCTGATTGCCCTGTTGGTAGCTTCCATCAACTCTTCATTCTTTTTAGTATCTTTCATTTTTACATTTTGTTTGTTCAGGTGATTCTGGACAAGGCTCTGGGAATGATTGATATCCTAATGAATATTCAACTCTCCAAAGACATTTGTCTTTAAGTTCTTGTTCTATATATTTTAAAAAGTCGCAAGCTCCCAATTGTCCAGAGATTACCAATGGTTTATCAATATTATTCATTGCAAATATAGCTGAATAACCTCCTTCTGGAAGTTCTTTCACTATAAGTTTGCTAGTATATTCCATCTTGTAGCATCTGCGGATTATGTCGAGGATTGCTGCTTCTAGTTCTGTCGTTGTCATAATGATAAGGGAATAAATCATACTTAGGAATATTAGGTTTCTCTTTGGGAATAGTTCCCCACCTTTTAATTCCGTTCTCGTCTCTATAATATCCAAAGTCTTGAAATGCATCATCAACATTCTCAACAGCTTTAGGTATTATTCCTTGTAACTCTTGGTCACCAAGTTCAGCCATACCCATAGCTGCCACAATATCGAACTTTCGCTTATTCTCATCAGTATAGCGATTAAGTTCATCAAGCATTTCTGGGAACCATATTGTATGACAATAGTCATTTACAAAGTCTGCAATTAAATCAGTTTGTAAATCAATAACTGCCACTGTTGCCGGAGCACCATACTGTTTACTTTGTCCATTTTGAACATCAGGCATAGTAGCTCTAGGTCTTCGCATAAACCTATTAAGACATTTATTTTCTCTAGCCCATGTAATCATAGCAACTTTAGATGCTTCAATTACACATTGGCAATTATAATATTCCATAAGTCTAAGTGCAATTTTATATGCATCTCTCACGTCTTGAGGTCTGTCTTTATAATAGGCAACATACATAGGGTCAGTAAGACCTCTAATTCTTTTCTTAATTACAATACAGAAATCAGAAGGGTCTTTAGTAGCATCAGAAGTTTCCTTCTGTCCAATATCAATACTGTCTATTCCAGCCACATACATATCCCTCATCTTAGGTTGTTTATCATCAATAGTCCAAATAGGATGTTCCAATATATGTACTTTACCATGAGCAGAATTTTCTATCCATTTAAAGCCAACTATATTTTCTTTTTGTACTGGGCCATTAAACTTATATTCAAGAGAACCTACACTAATTTTCTGACCTTGTTTATCAACTCTAATTCTTGCAATCTGTTCTGAAATAAGCACCTTATTGAATTTATTAGTACCTTCTAAAGCTAGAGCTTCGTCTGCTGTAAAGCAATATTCAGCACAGTGTATAATTAAAGTTTCAGGGTCGGCTGCTTTCTTGTCTCTTTCCTTTTCATAATAGGCCCTACCCTTAACTGGGTCTGTCCAACCTCTTTTATCGATAAGTCCTGGTCTATTAATAATAGTATATGCAGGAATAAAATAAGCTGTAATAACTTCTTCACCAGTTGGAGTGTATTTATGTCTATAAGGAAGGGCATCGTATGTATCAGGTTCTTCATATGCTTTAGCTAATCCTTCAAGTGAAGGACCTTTATCTCCACCTGTTCCCCAAGCCATTTTAATTCCGAACTTTGCTCCCTGAATACCTACAAGAGCGTCTCCCTGTTCGAAAGCTCTTTTCCATTGAGGCCAAGAACCACTTTCTTCATATATTAATAAATCGGTACGGTCACCACGAATCTTATTTGGCTTATCAGCATTGATACCAGTGATTTCTGACATCCATCCAGCTTCTACTTTCTGTCCATTTATTACTTTATAAACAGATGCTTTCTTACTAAGAGCTGTATCTTCTACTTGCCTTAGTTTGAAAAATCCTCCATCAGTATAGTCATTTAAAAAGTCCAACTGTTTCCAACATTTACTAAGAGTCTTAGTAAGATAATTTTCAAGTTGGGCTGCAATAACTATAACAGAGTTTCTTCTACAATTATATGTGTTTACTGCAATTGCAGCACCGATTTCAGAGAATCCAACTCCACGGGCTTTAAGTCCTATGGCATTTTTTCTTAATCTCTTACATAATTCAACGTAATGGAAATATTCATACTGCTTTACGAAGAATCTTGGGAAGTCATAAAGTCTACCACCACCGGCTTTGTCAGCCGATGTCAAGTCCATTAATTGATAATAATTCAAGAAGAAATAATTATCACCAGTAATTGTATATCCATTAACTGTCATTCCATCTCTACATCTTATATATTCTTGCGTCCAGAAGTCATTATAAGGCTTGGTTCCAAATCTATAAGTACAGTAATGTCCTGTTCTCATAAATGTATCCTTAGTTTCAGTATACCAAGCTGGGTCAAAGTCCAATCCGTGTTTGTCATCAATAGGTTTATATCCTGTAAGTTCGTAGGATAGATTGGAATCAAAAAATGGGATATCATCATTTATAGTGACATCCCATTCTCCTTTTCTAGCCTTTATTAGAGAAGTAATTTCATCCTTGAACTCTTGGTCCTCTTTCTGTTTTACTTCTTGTAATATTCGTTGGACTCTTTCCGGAAGGATATCTAAAGTAGGTTCTTCAACAACTTTCTTTTTTCTTCCTCTAGCCATAATTAAAAGTCTTTAGGTATAAATCCATCAGTAGCACCACCACGTAAAGAAGAATCTTCAACGAGTTCTTTCTTAACCTGACCTTCTAATGCCTTCAGTTCATCATTAACTTTAGATAAACTAGAGATTTCTGCCATAATATCTTTTACTTTAAAGATAGGTTTGCCAGTTTGTAAATCTCTCTCTTCTGGGTCTATGTTATTGAAATAGTCAATAAATTTATCAACCGTGTTTTGAGCTGCTTTTAGCATCTTTATTGAACGAGTTTCTTCTTGTAAAGCTCTGTATTTTCTACAAGCTGCCCTAAATATTGGGTCATCAAACTCTGCCTGAGTAAGTCCTGCGTCCTTTAAAGCTTCTTGGTGTCTCTCTTGTTCTGCATAATCAGCATAAGGAGATAGCCAATCTAATGCCAGCCATATATATGTAAATTCTTTAAATGCTTGAGTTCCAAGTTTTCCTTCTTTATCCTTGGGAGTAATATTTCTTTTTTTATCCATTAGGGCTTTAAACTCACGAGTGAGTAAAATTTCCGGAACATTTAACTCTATTCTATTATTTACATTATCATATAGAAATATTTTCTGCATAAGTTACTTAGAGTTTTCCTCCAAAGTAATGTTTCTTTATTTGTACTTTACTCTTTGGAGACAGTTTATTTTCTTTCGTATCTAAAACTCCGGGAATAGTTTTTACTTTTCCTCCGTCTTCTTTTTTCTTCATTTTGCCTTTCATCTTTCCGCCACATTTCTTCATGTCGGCTTTAAAGTCTTGAACTACTTTAGTTCCTTTTTCTGCCTTAGTAGCTTTCTGTGCTTGTGCTTTTTTAATACATTGACTGCACATTACTCCACCTTTCTTGAAATATTGCATTTCAAATCCATCAGGACATTGTCCTCTTAATGATTTGATATAATTTAATTTTGCACCTTTAGCTGCTGCCGGTACTTGTTCAGTTCCTTGTGTCATAAGTTCTTCAAATTTCTCCAATTCTTTTTGTAATCCTTCTTGTCCTAAATCTTGAATGTAATCATTTAATTCATCCTCACTATCTACTCCAGAAGCTTGAATTAAGTATGCAACAAATGCTTTTTGTTTGTCTTCAAGTTTTCCTCCCTTCTCGTTACTTCTAACTCCAGGAAATCTGAAAGAAGGAGTATACCTTCTTATTTGTGGAGAAGTTTCGTAATTTGGATTGTTTCCAACTGTATTTGTAAATGAACCACCTGTCGTAGAATATGCTCCTCTATTATCAAATCCTCGTGTAGGAGCAATAGTTCCTGCTGAACGATAAGGGCCTTGGTTACTTCCCCATCCTAAAGAGTCTGCACTTGGAGTATTTTGTGCTGGCTGCACTGGAGCAGGAATAGGGGCAGTTGAAACTCTTTTTGCTACTACATCTACTTGTGGTAGAGAACCTCTTTTCATAGAATCGAGATAGGTAGGTTCATTAGCAGGAGCAGCCTGTTGCTGTGCAGGAGCCTTTTGTTGAGTAGCTAATTGTGTTCCATACAATTTACCATTCCATTCAAATTGTTGCAATCCTTTCTGTCTAGCTGCCGCAAATGCATTATTAAATGAGCCAGTAAATCTACTTGGCTGTCCTCTAAATTTAGCATTTGTTTCCTGTATCATCTTCTTACCATTAGTGTTATTTAACTTAGTTCTCATTTCACTTCTTTCACTGAAAGAAAGTCCTTGAGGTTGCTGTCCAATTCTAGTTCCCAAATTAGGGTAAGAAGGTGTCGCAGGTGCTGCTGGTTTAAAGTTAGCTAAAGATGATTGTGCAGCTTGTGAGTTTCTCTCGGCCTGTTGTCTAAGTTTTCTTCTAGAAACCATTGTTATAGTTTTATTAAATCCTTTGTGTTAAATACTGCTTCTTGTAATTCACCAGTTGATGTGAACCATCTACATTTAATTCCTTTAAGGCAATCTTCTTTTCCTCCTGTAAATCCTTCTATTCCAGCAGATTTACGTGGGTTTATTATCTTTGTTTCCTTCTTTACAACAATCATAGTTGGTTTATAAGGAATTGCCTGACGTAGTGTTACCACATCGCCAGGCAAAAAGTATATTTTTTCTTCCATAATTAAAATTTATTGTATGCTTTTAGTTTTCCTTCTGCAGCTCTTTGGAAACGAGCTCTTAATTTTTCATTTACTACTGCAAGAACACGTTGTTCACTTACATAGACAAGTCCCATTTTAAAGAATGGTATTGGAGTCTGTGAAGGTTTAGTAAAGAATATATCGTCTCCTTCTCTAACATACTTAGTTTCTGGACCTACTTCAATTACTTTACCTACAACAATGAAGTTTTCTTCTTCTTCTAATTGTCCATTATCAGGGTTCTTAAACTCTGGTTTGTGTCCACCTAAATCATAAATAAGTCCTGACGAAGAAACTTTAATTTTTTGATAAGGATTTTGGTCATAAGGTCTAACTATCATATAGTTGAAGACTGGCATGATTTCTAATCCATTCATGTTTTCAGCAATACTCTTTGCCTTTTCTTCAACATCTTTAATATAGTCATCCATTTTAGCTGTATATTCGTCAACACTATTATTAAATTTGACAGCAGCGTCTCTTGCCATTCTTTCTTTAACATCTTCTTCTGCTGACATTACAAAGTGTTGGTCACCTGAGTCTAGACCTACTAATTCTTGTGCTATTTTTACTTTTTCGTATTCTCCTGGGTTGTGTGCCATAATTCATTTACATTTTATAATTTTACCATTTTCCTGCGGGGCAAGATTCTCTTGACATTGTGGTTTTTGCTTTTAGTCTGCATCCACATCCTCGCACATATCCATCTAATTTAACTGTACTTACATCTCCCGTCTGGGCATTATACCATAATCTTCTATTACACATTCCTCCTAATTTAGGAGTAAATAAGGGACATGTTTTACATATCTCTAGTCTCTTCTTTGAAATATCTTGTTTCAAATTGAGAACTTCATTTAAGTGTCCAGTTACAATATGTCCTACATTCATGTCTATAAATAAGGATATATTAATCCGTTCGAATCTCTATTACATTGCTTAACATTTAAAGCGTTATATAAGGCTTTAAAAATGCTCCTTAAATTTATTCTTCTCTACTAAGATTAATATTCTATCCTTTGTCTTTTAGCTCGTTGTTTTTCCTTAATCATGTTTTTCTTATGGAAGCTAAACATTCTCTCTACATCTTCTTTTAGATAATCGAGATTATATGTAGTTTCGTTGCCATCATGGTCATAATGCACTAATATTAATTGCTTTACTACAAACTCTGGATTTAATTGCTGTAACATATAAGCATATGTGCTTAATTGCATAGTGTAATGCATATAATTACAATCCATTAGATTAGTAAGTGGATAAAGCATTGTTGCATTTTTCTTTGTTGATGTGTCGAATCCAGATTTTTGGTCAATCTTTTTGTTGGTTTTATAGTCCACAATATAGATGTCATTACCATCTTTTATTAATAAGTCTATCTGTCCAGCAATTTTTAACATTCCGTCTTCTGATTCGTATGATATTAGATATTCAGGATAAACTCCCTGTTTCATATCTAATTCTGTGTACCCTTTCTTACACTCGAATTTACCTCCGAGTCCGTACTTTTTAAGGCTTATATCCTTCGGCTTCTTGTAATATTGATTTTCTAATTCTGCATGAATTGCAGTACCTCGTTCACAAGAGTCTTTATTAGCCTTATCCCATTCATCTAGTATATCCTGTTGTGTATCACTAAATACTCCAGCATCAATATTATATAAATCCAATATAGATGTATCAAATCTTTTAGTAGATAAAAGTGATTTCTTTTCTATTGCCCAATTTTCTTTTGGAATAAGTTTTTCTAATGCTTTATAGGCACTCCAAAATTCCTTATCAAAAGGTTGAGTAAAAGAGTGTATTAGTGTAGTAACTGATATATATCTAGATTCGTCCTTTTCGTTCCAATAGATATGATTCAAATCATTGTAACATACATTACCATTTTTCTTATCAACTTGCATAATTCATTGTTTATTTTTGTACGTTGTATTATAATTTAATAGCGTGGAAAGTACTTGAATATAAGGGGCAATACATTCGTTATAATATCCTAAATAATAGCGTTTTGGTTCATCGTACATCACGACAATCATTCCAACAGGTTCTATAAAACCTTCGCTATCAATACCCTCAATCGGGTACAGTGCTGCGGCACAAGCTCCGCTCATCTTTAGTTTCTTGTACAATTGCGGAAACTTTTCTTTTGCAGATTCCAGCGAATCTATTCTTAAATAGCTGGCTCTCCTAATCTTTTCTACTTCGTCCGAGAACTGTAAATACGGAAGACTTGTCCATATGTCAAGGCAACTTTCATCATCTATACCCCTTGGAGAGTCAGTTAATGCCGTTAAATACATATAGGAAAAACCCTGTAAACTTTTCTTGGTATTGTGAAAAGATAATAGAAGAACGTTTGAAGCATCTGTATCTTTGTTCCTAATGTTCTCTACTTGTCTCCTAATTTTGGGAGAGACTTTCAGAGAATACTCCTCAGATTTTCTGTTATTGTACTCAACAGACTCGATGTAGTCAGTTATAAATAGCTTACTTTGATTTACTAAACATACTTGTGTGCACCAAAACAGTAGTCCCATTATGATTATGGTTTTAACTGTAGGATTCAAGCCATTTATAAAATTGAACACCTTTTTAATAAAATCTAACATACTAATTGTTCTGTTTCTTTAAATTCTTAAATAGTTAAATAGTTCTAAAAATCTTTACTTAAATTTTCCACATTATTTCATATAATTCATACTTTCATTTGTTATTGTGCAAATTTAGCTATATTTTTGTAGTCTACAAAATGAAATAATTATTTTATTATACTATGGGAGAAAATAAAACTTTATTGGACAGACTGCATAAAGCAGCCGTAGGCTACGTAAATTCACTTAGCTACGAAGAAGCAGATTATTTTAAAAGAGGAGGTAGATTGATTCCAAAACACAAGAGCGGAAGTGGAATTCATATAAAACCTGAAAACAAAGGTAAGTTCACAGCGTCTGCAAAGAAAGCAGGACAAAGTGTTCAAGAACATGCTCGTTCAGTACTCAACAATCCTAATGCAACTCCATTACAAAAGAAAAGAGCTAACTTTGCTCGTAATGCTGCTAAATGGAAACATGAAAAAGGAGGAGTAATTAGACCACTTGAAAACTTTGATGCACAAGCCTTTAGAAAATGGTTAGATGATAATTATAAACAATCTATCTAAAATTTAGAGTATGAAATTCGTATGGGATAAGAAAAGAAAACTCTTATTCTTTATTAACAAGTTACTTCCTTTTAAGAGCTTTAAGTATTTTAATTTCTTTGGAATAATGGTTACCAGAATAAAGGATGTTCTAAAAAACTTTACTGATATGGCAGCCAGACATGAAGGAACTCATACAATACAAATGTTAGAAGTTGGAATACTTCCATACTATCCTTTATATGTATTAGAGTTCCTTATTAAGTTAATTATATATAGAAATTGGCATACTGCGTATAGAGCTATCTCTTTTGAAAGAGAAGCTAGAATGGCTCAATATGAGGTTGATTATTATGAAAGCAGAAAAGTCTTTCAATACAAATGGATTAAAAGAATATGGCGATGAAATTTAAAGAGTCTCCGTTAGTAAAGAATCATAAAATTCTAACAGGGACTAAACGAGACATGAGAAAGAAAGTTGTTAAGTCAACAACTCCTACATCTGATTTGAAAAAACCTACTACTCTTAAACGACAATTAGGAGGAAATATATTTACTACATATAATAGTATAGCTCCTTATGAAGGCCCAGTATTTGAACAGCCTGTAGCTACTGTTGAAATTGAAGAACTTCCAGTAAATAGATTGGAAGCTAATAGGCGAAATGTAATAACTAAGGCGGAGGAGAAAAAGGAAGAGCCAGTTGTTGAAGAGAAGGTAAGTACAAAACCTCTTCCCACTTCTAAGGAAGAAACTCCTGTTGTAGAAAATAAAGAATCTACACCTGTCAATATAAAGTCAAAGGATGAGTTTATAAAGACAATGACTCCTGCATTTGAAAATGCGCTTAAAGCTAAAGGTTTGGATACAAAATATGCAAAATATTTAGTAGCCCAGTCAGCTTTAGAAAGTAATTGGGGAAAAAGTCAGTCAGGTAAATTCAACTTTGGAGGAATAAAGGGGAAAGGAACCATAAGAAAAACCAGAGAGGTAATTAATGGAAAGAGTATCCATATAAACGATAGCTTTAGAGACTTTAAAGATATAAATGATTATGCTAATTATCATGTATCACTACTAAACAATAAAAGATATCAAGCTTTTAGTGGTGGAGACTTTATTGATAGGGTAGTTAAAGGTGGATATGCTACTGACCCTAATTATAAGAGAGCATTATCTAATGTATATAATCAGATAGCTAAAGCCCAAGAAGGAATGAAGATTCCTAAATTAAAGGGTGCAGGAGAACTTAGAAATAGAATATTAAGACAGTTCAACAAAGAAAAAGCTGCTAACAGAAATGAAGAACAATTAATTGGCTTTGATTGGAGTAGATATAAATCTAATAAACCTAAGCCAGAAACTACACCTACTCAAAGTGAGCAGTTAGAGAATGGCGGTGTTATTAAAGCACAAGACGGAATAGTAACTCAAGCTATTAATAAAGTTAAGAGTTTTCTTCCAAAAGAAGAACCTAAGGAACCTATTAATGTTGTAGATGTTGCTAAAGAATATGCTCCTAGTGCTGTTGCTTCCATGCTTCTTGGTAATGTAAATCCATTTGTTAGTAAACTCTTAGAAGGAAAGAAACCTTCCCTTGATTATTCCCATAAATTTGGAAGTACAGGGAATAAGTTTGAAGAATTTGCAAGTGTAATGACTCCTATTTTTAAAGAAGCATTGGAAGAAAATGGATTGCCCACTACTAATCTTAATAACTTAGTAAGGCAAGCAGCATTGGAAAGTAATTATGGATTAGACCCTAGAGGTGAAAGAGGGTTTAACTTAAGTGGAATTAAACATCCAGGTGATTCAATAGCTCCCAAATATAAGAAGAGCAGATACAAAGACGGATTTGATTATATAGACTTTGATAATCTAAAAGACTATGCTAATTATAAAGTAAAAGTATTGAATGATAGATATAAAGCTCTTGATGCTAAAGATACTAATGATTTTATAGATAGATTACATGGAAATAATTCTGGAAAGTATAATTATAGTGCGGATAAAGATTCTTATAGGAGAAATTTAAATGGAACTTTATCTCTTAATAAATACTTAAAGAGAGGTGGTATAGTTAAATATCAGAATCCTTCTAGTGGGATTCAGAGGAAAGATGCCATTAAAGATTATAGACCTCAAATTCAAGAGCCTATAAAGCAACAATATACTCCAACTTATTCTGAAATAAGTCAAGATAATAGAAGTGAATGGGAGAAATCACAAAGTCGTGAGAAAGCCGATAAAGCATATAAAGATTATATGCAAGCTAAGAATACAGAAGAAGGTTTGCATAATTTGAATGGATTCCTTACTTTTACAGATTATGTGGGCTTAGGTACTGGTGTTGGAAGTATAGTTGGTAGAGGATTGAAGTATGCTGGTAAGCAAGCCATAAAAAGAGCTACAAAGAATAAGATGCTAAAAGAATTAGGAGAAGATTATACTAACAGATTGATAAGGGCATTGGGAGATAGAAAACAGCCTACTCCAATTTCTTCTGTAAAATTTGGAAATATGACTTCTAGATTTGCAGAATACTTAAAACAACAAGGAGTGGATATTTCACAATTTACTGATAGAGATTTGTTAAATTTAATGTCATTAAGAAATGAGAGCGTTAATGGAAATCTTCCAGAGTTGGGAAGATTTACGTTAGTATCAGAATCTAAAAATGGGGGAGTGCCTATCTATCAATCAGAACTTTATTCTGGCAAAGATAATATCATTGGAAATCTTAGTGGAACTATTACTAGTAAAGATTTAAAAGTTAATTCTGTTAGTAAAACTAACCCAAAAATAAATGCAGAACGAGGGGTTAGTGAGGATTTATATAATTCCGCTATACAATACGCTAAGCAACAAGGGTATGGAGGGGTTAGAACTGGAGATTTATTACAAAGTCCTGAAATTACTTATAAAGTTTGGGACAAGTTTTCTAATAAAGAACTTATTGGAACGTTTGGAGAACATTCTTTTAATTTTGGAGAAACTATTAAGAATCCCGAACTTAGGTCTAAAACGATATTAGATGGGAATGTTTACAGATTAACTACTCCAACTAGGTTCGTACCTACTAAGAATCAATTCATGTTTCATCCTAGTATAGTTGATTCCAAAACAGGAAAATTAAATCCCCCAGATTGGAATAACAAAGATATATACAAGACTATTTTACCTATTGGGGTGGGTATAAACAATACGAGTTATGAAAAGGAAAAGTAAAGAAGAATTGTTTCGTAAAACAATCTGTGAATTAATAAGAAGTAATTACTATGCAGATGATTTAAAGGCTTTGAAATTAATATATGAACGTCTTGTTATAGAAGGAGTCATAGACGAATTTCAATTTGATATGGAGCTATGGAATGAGTTTAAGGAAAAAATTCCCTTCTCACATACTAGCTATTTAATGTATTTTAAAGATAGTAACTCTAAAATAGACTTTTCTGTTGTAATGCTATTACAGGAAAAGTATCCTTATTTTATGGGAATATTAAACGAATAAATAAAATGAATAATATGGAAAATGAATTAAATAAATGGGTTAGATGTGAAGAGGGCTTGACCTATTCACGATATACATTAAAAGGGCACGAAGATTTAGGTCTAGTAATTGCAACAACTAAGTTTATAAATGGAGATAAACAATTGTATGTTTATAAGTCAATAGAAAATAAATCCTTCTTGTTTATGGTAAAGGAGGGAGATACATGGAGTACTCTCTCCTATATTCCAGAAGAAGTTATTAATAACATGGTTGGTACTATAATAATTGGAGATAAGGTTTATTAGGGAGCAGGCACTAATTTGGTAATGGGTACAGAAAAGATTTTAGTATCAGCCTTTTCTCCTTTATAGGTTTTATTACAAGTGTCACAAGTTGGATAAATATAAACTGTTTCATCTGAACCGTCCGCTTTAATAACATGTGCGCCTACCATTTCACCAATGGGGACTTCTTCATTACAACACTCGCAGTTCCACGTAGGTAAGTTTGATATATCTTCTTTGGTCTGTTTTATCCAATAATCAAACCAGACTTTAGAATTATCAGTGGTGTCTTTGGCATGTTTGATTTCTACAGAAGGGATAAATTTGGCAATTGTCATAATTTTAGATTTTAAATTAATAACTACAAAGATAGTAATTAAAACGATATAACGAATAAATAAATGAATTATGGAAAATGAATTAAACACATTGAATTGTAAAAAGGGAGATATGGTATTAGTATGTTGGGATGATAAATATAAAGTTCACACCCCAATTATAAGTAAAGATATAAAATATGATTATTTTAAAGAAGGAGTATTTAATACAACAACACTCGGATATCTAGTTTATATAGATGAGAATATTGTTGTATTGTCTAGAAATATGGTAAACGAAGGTCTTTTTGAAGACTTTATTAAAATACCTGTAAATCTTATAAAGAGTTGTACAGTTATTGTTTAATCAGTCTTTCTAGGACTTCTAATCTCTCTTCCATTTTTTCAATGTCGGATTTTAAGTCTTCTATATCAGGAGAAATAACACCAATAACAGTGTGGCAATTTGAACATTCAACTGTTTTTACATTTAGGAAAAGTTGGCTTTCTACATTAACATCTTCTACTAAAACAAATTTAGTACTGGAACAATTAGGACATTGGTAAGGCATAATCTTAGATTTTAAAATTAATAATATGCAAATATATAAATAAATTATGAATAAATGAGATTCATAACTTTCGTAAGACAAATGTTTACTTCACATTCTGGAATCTCGTCTAAAAGAGTGTGTGGAGTAATAGGATGGTTTGTTGCAGTTGCAGTACTTATATATTGTACTATAATGTGTATACAAGCACCATTAATGATAGATACATTTTTAATATGTGTTATGGCTTTATTAGGAATAGATTCAGTAACAGGTATTTGGAAAAAATTTAAAAGCAATGAAGGAAATTCTGAAGAAAATAGTAAACTTCCTAAAACAAAGTGATAAACTGAAACATTGTTTAGTTAATCTTTTAGTAATGTTGATTGCTGGAAGTATTAATATTTGGCTAGGTATAGGTCTAGCAGTAGGTTTATCAATAGGTAAAGAATACGGAGATAGTAAAGCTCCGGGTAATAAGTGGGATTGGTATGACATTCTCGCAGATGCAATTGGAATAGTAATAGGACTTTTATTAGTTCTTATATAATAAAAAAGGCGAGTACCTATTTGGTGCCCGCCTTTATTTGTATCATCATTTTTTCTGCACTTTCTCTAACCTCTCGTGCTGAATTTCTTCTTCCTATATAACCAATAGGTTCTGACTTATTAAATTCAGAAAATAGTTTTCCTGTATATCTACCAAGAAACATTATATCTTTCTCACATAATATAACAAGAAAATATGTAGGATATTTATCCTCAAATATTTTAGTTTCTCCTTCTAATTCATGCAGAATTTCAAATTCGCGTATATCATATTCCATTATTCTGTTACTTCAATAAATGCATCCCATGCCTTTCTAAAGCTATCTCCTGATACTGAAAATTCCTTTTCATGAGTTCCATCTTCTTTCTTATTATAAAGACATAGGATAAATATATTTTCATATCTATTTAATACTAATAACTGATTTGGATGTTTTTCATTCCATGTGTTTACTGCTTCAAACATAAAGTGTCTTTCTACTTGAGGGATTAGTCCTTCGCCTATGTAAATAGGTCTTTTCATTCCCAATCAAGATTAAATGAGGGTGAATAAAAAAATATCTTTGCATGTAAGACTCCATTAATAGTTACACAAGGCATTAGTTTATGCCAAAGATTTGTATTCATGTAAGTACTCTTATATTGTTCTGGAAGAAATACTACTGAAACATGTCCTATATTTAAAGCTATTCTTGCTGGGTCTTTCTCAAAATCTTCCTCTTCTATAAATACTCCATTTATATTACTTACTGGATATGTTAATTCAAATGTCTGCATTATTTTATATTTGTCTTACGCTTATAATTGAATCCTCCCATAAACTTGGACTCTTCTTTAATAAATCCAATACGGTTTGTCCTAAGTCATTCTCTGAACATACTACTGATTGGTTAGTAAAGAGTTCTATTATGCCATAATCAATTCCGTATCCTCTAAGTCCAGTAAGAGTTACTTCATATTTCTTAGGTCTTCTAGAAGTAAATTGTATTTCAAGATACTTACTTGGATATATTGCACTACTATAACTCATTGTCTCTACTTATTGCACAATTAAACCACCCAAATACTTCTCCTTGCACATATGGACTGTTCACTATCATTCCTTCAACACGTTCCCATTGAGACGGGCCTAACAATCCTTTATTTAGATAAATACCACTAACATATCTAAAATACTTATCATACAATTTTCTAAATTCAGAATTATCTTTGTAATCGTTTTCAGCATCTCCAACAAGAATAACGCTGATATATCTATCGGGCCAATTAATGTTTAATGCATCGTGTATATCTCCAAAATCAGAGTCCAAGTCCATAAATATAAATCCTCTATTACTATATGTATCTGTAAACCATTTACTCACATTTACATTTTTAGATAGTAATATCAAAGCTTTATATTTTGTAGACATTGTATATTCTCCATATCGAGTTTTTATTTTTCCATTAAATATAGCCATTAGTCCTTGGTCTTTATATAGAGTTGGCAATGGCAAGTTCCTTCTTCCATTTCTCTAAACTCTTTACACATACATACTGTATCATCTTCTCTTACTAAAGAACAAGGACAGTACTTCTTGCCATATTTATCCTTGTTCTTCTTTAAGCCTGCGAGAACTGTGTCTCTTATTTCTTTATTCGATGTTACTTTTATACTCATAAGTACAAGTTATAGATGGTAATCCCAATGTGCAGTTACATACTAATGTCTTTCCTGTCCGTAAAGACTCAAGATAGTTAGAACATTTACTACAAGGTGTTGAGACTTCTGGAGTTTCGAAGCATCCTTTAATATAAGTATTGCCATCAGATACTCTGTATACATCTCCTTCTTTGATGTCCTCATCTGGAACATTTACTAAATCAGTTTCAGAGATATTCTGTAACAACTTATTTAATACTTCTAATTCTTCTAATGCAGGTCTTTTCCCTGTTGCATATATTTCATCATAATCATTTCCCTTGATTATTTCAGCAATTCTATTAAGTATAATTTCTCTTAAGTTTCTAATCATAATTTAAAAATATTGTTTCCATGTCTGGAAGGTAATAAATCCATTCTTCTGCTATGTATGCATCCATATATAAAGCTTCCTCAACTAGGTTGATTTCCTGATTCATCTTTCTCCAATTCTTTTATTTTATTCTTTAGTTCTTCGTTTTCTTTCTTTAAAGATTCATTCTCTTTTTTAAGAGTTTCAACTTCAGATGATAATTGAACCATGTTCTGTTCTTGAGATGCGAGGGCTGTATTTCTTTTATTAATGTCAGCCACTGCATATTCAATTCCTTGCTCAAGATTTTTTAATTCAATAATACACTTACGTATTCCTTCTACCATATATATTTAAGATTATCGTGCTGGATATCTAAGTCTTCAAGGAATTGGGCTGCATCCTTAATCCCATGTCTTCCGAACATCCATTCTACTTCCATATCGTCTTCTGTAAGCTCAAGATTATGTACTACTGCTACCATAGTTTCTGCCAATGCTTGAATCTTAGAGAGTTTGAGATTATTCATTTCTCTTGCTTCCGAGATAGTAATGGGCCAAGGAATGATAGAGTAGATAAGTTCTTCTTTGAGTTTATAATAATCCTCAATAAGTTCCTCTCCATCAATGTCATAGTCTTCATAATTCTTACTAAAGTCTACTGTATAAGTAGTATTGTCTACTTCGATTACTCTACTGGTATCCTCGCGATATTCTACCATTTGTTTTTCATGTCTAAAGCCTAATAGCCCTAGTATGTCTCTAACTTCTTGTAAAGATTCCTCTCTTACATAAATTGTTTTACCTTTAAGATAACCTTTTAATTCATCAAAATTATCAAAGGTAAATTCCTGTTCCTGTATAAAGTCTGCTTGTATAATTATAATTGGATTCATTAGTCTAAATTGTCTATTGTTTTCACGTTAATGTCTAAGTAATTATCTATTGCACATGTAATAATATCTTTAGTAGTTTTAGTTATCTCAAATCCTGCTTTCCTTAATACTTCAATAACAGTATTATTATTAAATTCGGATTGCTTAGTTAAAATATCCTGCTGTAAATGGCAAAACTCTTCTCTTAGAACATCCAAATTTCTATGTTCTCTTACTCCTACATAAATATCATCAATCCTGTTTTGAAAGTTATCAAATATTAACTCTTTTAGTTTTGGGTTTTCAAACTCTCTTAGGAAAGATTCTAAGTCAGAAATTAAGCGTTCGGATTTGGTAGTTCCTCCACTATATTCTTGTATGTAAGATACTTTTCCTTTTTGTATCACATACTTTGCTGGACTTGGATAAGCTTTTATAGTTGCAGTAACAACTCCGTTATTGTCTTCTTCTAATATTAGATGTCTATCATCAAGTTTTTCTACCATCTTTTTAAGTGCAAGTGTATCAAATCCCGTATGTGTTACACATAAATTATCAATCATCCAAAGTACTTCTTGCTTTGTACTCATATTTTATTAATCCATTATCATTTTTAATTCTGTATCTCCCTTCAATTTCTTTATCTCTGCTCTTAATTCTTCAACTTCTTTTGATAAGAGCTTAATAGTTTTACTATTTTCTTTAATCTCTTTATCATGTTCTTCTAGTTTCTTCTTTATAAAGAGTACATCTTGTGCTATTTTAGATAAATCAAATAATTTCAATTGTATTGCTACTCCCGTTTCTGGGTCTTTCTTATCTGTATCTATTACTTGTAATATTCCTTTATCTTCTAATTCTTTATTTCTTCTGTAAATAGTGGAAGCACTTAATCCAATTTCTTCTGAAAGTTCTTGGTTTGAGTAAGTGAGCTTGCCATATCCTTCCTCATCTTTATACATATATTGTTGTGTCAATATAATATATATTCTTTGTTGGGAAGTAAGGTCAACATCTCTCATAAATTTATATGTAAACATTTCAAAGTTTTTAGAAGAGGGATTAAATTTATAGACATTTTTTCTTCCCTCTTTTCTAACTGAAATGTCTCCATTAGCTACGAGATTTTTAATAGCTTTATTAACAGTAGTTTTACTCACTCCAGCATCTTTCGCTAGTGTTTCCATGGATGGAAATGCTTCATAAGTATCCTTATTCATATACGTTTTCAAGTAACTATAAACATAGACATCAGTAGGGTCTAGGTTATGTTCTTTGCACATATCATTTGGAACTTGAATGTGTTGTGGTTTATTTTCCATGCCTTATTATTTAATAGTACAAAGATACGGCAATTTTTTAATAGTACAAAATCTGTACCATTAAGAATTGTTAAAGTGCTGAAAATCAAGGGTTTGTCAAAATTGTACTAAACCATTTTCAAAAATGTACCATTCGATGTCAAAAGTGAACCGATTATTTTCAAAAGTGGACTCTAACTATACTTAATCTATACTTAATAAGAACTATACGTAATCTCGAAAAACTTCGTTTTTCTCGGCAGACAAAATCTCGCGAACAGTATTTTGAGCCTATGTATGTTTTTACTCAAATTTTTTATTTTCTTCTTCACGCGCGTACATTATATATAGGTACTTAAATATAGTCCCCCCCCCCTGTCCCAGTCGGGATTCAAATAATATATAGTGACTTATATAGAGAAATTTGGGAAATGATTTTTGTGCAATCTACAAATGAGAGAGTTTACGTAATAACTACAAGCGAGAGAGTAGAGTACCCTCTAACGCCCCCCGAGGGTAGTTGGAGAAAAATGAAAATAATTTCATTCTTTCCAAACGGAAAAATTACTAATTTAAAAAAAGATTACAATCATGAAAACAGTTAGAAACAACAAAGAGACAAAGAAAGTAAGCGTAAACTTAACAAGCAAAGTTAAAACGAACGTTCCGAACTATTTGGAAATGGTACGTTTGTACGGTGTAAGTGCGGTTTGTAATATGCTTAACAACTTGTAAAAAATAAGGCGGTGAAAATCCGCCTAAATATAGAAATTTTATTTAGTAACAATTTTAAACAAAAAAAGATTATGAAAGCAAAAATTAACGTTTTGAGTGCTAACAGTGACAAGGTAAAAAAGTTTATGGAAACAGCAGCAAGTGCGGGAAGTGATAACGGACTTTCAGCAAATTACTTAACAGTTGTTTTGCCTATCATTGAGGAAAAGACAATCCGCACAAACGGCGTGACTTTCGGCGCATTTATGACAATGTTATTTAATCCTGAAAATTTGGAGTTTGTGAAATTTGGTAGTGTTTCCATAGCAGGAGTACAAAGAACCGCAAACCTTTGCGAATCTGAAAATTTGCCGGAAGGGTGTACGCTTGATATGGTACGCGCAATGCCACAAATTGAAATCATTGCAGGAAGTTCGCGCACAAACGGAAAAAGCGCATACGAAACGGTGAAAGGGTGGTTTGATAATAAACAGGTTTTGCAAGCCCTTGAACAAAAGAATGTCGTTTCTTTGCAGTTTGAAAACGGACAACCGACTATTAACGGGGCGACAGTTCGTAAACGGTGGACTTTTGAGCCAAAAGTAAAAGAGGAAATTTTTAAAAAGATTGGCGAAATAATGAAAGAATCTTTTGAACCGTCGCAAGATGAAAATTTGAAAAGTCATTTTGCGGCTGCAAATATGGATTTACCGTTTACCCGTTAATCTGTTAATCTGTAAACACATAGGATAGTCAGAAATGACTATCCTTTTTATCCTTTATGTAGCACTCCTTTAATCTATAAGCAGCATGTAGCCATGTACACAGCAACGAAGCACTATGGAAAAAAGACTGGACAGTTTAAAACTGTTCTAGGATATGTTACAGATGAAAAGGTTAAGCGGATTCGTGACATGCGGACAAATGAATATCTCCCTTGTTCACAATGTTATCCCACAACTCCCTTAATGTATTTACTTCTTTTTAAGCAAAGTAAAGCAACAGTTTGGGAAATAATTCGAGTCTTGCCGGTGTGAGGAGGGTAGATAGGAGCGCGAGAGGACTCTGCTTATCGCCCACTATTTTCCCAATTTTTCCAATTTTCAAAAACTCACTAGAAATACAGTGGATGTAGTCAATTACAATTAATTCTCTCATTCTGTATTTTTTAACCCTATTTATATCCTATTTTTTATTTTAACTAATAAACATAGATGAATATAATAAAGAATGTAGTGGCATTAATCTTAGTTGGGATTGTTTGCCTTGGTCTGTTAATCAGTGCCTTAATTCTGTTAGCTACAACTGGAGTTGCAATCAAGTATATTGCAGGCTACGAAATCACTCACTGGAATTGGGGTTTGTTCGATACTGTTTGTATGAACATACTTGCATTATCTCCAATTCTCCTATTCATTAACTATATCCGTAATAAATTCTTTAAACAATGCAAAGAAGAGTTATAACATCAGTATTTTTTGCTCTTATCTTGGAAGGAGAACATCCTGAAGAAAGATTAGAGAAGTTGAACGAACGTCGCCGTAAACTCTTGGGTTACTTAGAAAAGGCAGAACTTGCTTGGGCTCAAGAGCCAACTGAAGAAAATCTTGCAATTGTCGAAAACTTCCGCGAATGTATTGACGATGTGCAGGATGAAATTACAGCATTAGTTAATGAACTGTAACACCGTTAAGATTCCATAAAGGATATTTATAGTCACTAATAGAGCTCAAATCTTAGAACAATATGAAATTGAAAGAACTTCCAGTAAATGCAGTGATTGAATCATTATCAGAAGAGGATAAGAAAATCTATCTTCCGGGTATTTTGTTTTCGGGTATAGTTGATACAGAAATGGAACTCGCCCAAGTCGACAACCCAAATGAACGCGATGAGTGTAAGAATTTGATTGACGAACTCTACCTCTGCGGCAGTAACAATGGTATTAACACATTTGACTTGCAACTCACTGTTGCACAGTCGTTGCCTATTGCTCTCGAAGCAGAAGGCATTTAATCCAATCTTATGAATAATTGATTTTAGTTATACATTATATTTATTAATTGTGCCAATAAGGGAGTCAGGCCTTGTGTGGCTTCCAGTACGCTGTTGAGTGGTGCGCAACACTCTGATCAGAACTGACTATCATACTTTTTAATAATACAGCCCGCTAAACAACGATGTTTATGGATGAAATGTGTTATGAAAGCAGTGTACTTAAATTATCCAAGATAGTGGTAATGAGAAAGGAATAATTGCTATATTCCAAGTAGTCGAAGGCCAAGACGAAATCCAGCCGGGTTGGTAACCATTACAACCATTTTTTATAAAACTAATATGACAAAAGCGGGGAAATCCGCTGGTCGGGAATGTAGCTCAATTGGATTAGAGCATACCGCTACGAACGGTAAGGTTGAGAGTTCGAATCTCTTCATTCCCTCAAAAATTTATGTTGTTACTTCATTTTTTTAAATTAGTAAAGATTTGTCTTGTATGTGAATACAGGGCAAATCATTCGTTTAATGTAGCCATATCTTAGATATGAGAGTCCAAAGCCTCTATAAATAACAGATGGAACGAAGTAAAATTAAAAAACACAAGGAAATGAAAGAGAAGTTATTAAAAGACATTAGACGGATTACACTGTAAGTATGGCACAGTAGGTGACTATCCAAACTACTGTGTCTAAGCTTACTTTCTTTTAAGGGCCTGCATGGATTTGACAGCATCGAGAAGGTAATAGAACGTGTAGAGCGCAATCTCTTTAAACGAAGAAAAACAATAAATGCTGAAAGAAGCGACTACAGAATGGCAGCCTAAGCTGCTGGCTTATCTATTAAATTAGCTCTAAGTCGGGTCAATAGGAGAGACCTAGAAACAGAAGAGGTGTGGGAAGAAGCATATAGGGCAGCCCACTTAACTTGAAAGCCAAAGGTTAGTAAAGCTGAAATCTCCTAATGTCATAAAGCAGATGGAAGATGTGGTCCATGAGATGTGACGAATCTCTGAAATATCATCCGTTCTCCAACGTAAATGGAGTGGTGGAGCGACCGTTCGGTCAAGCCCAATTTGGTAGTTTGCTAATTAGTTAAGTGGGAAGGTGCTAGATGAGCCCACTTGTAAAGAATCTAGCTCTTCTAATAAAACTATCTACATGCTGAACTCAACAGCTGATGTAATAAAATAGAGACACACGTAAAATTCTATTATTGGACTTTGTTTGGACGGCGGTTCGACTCCGCCCAGGTCCACAATCTTTAAATACATACAACAATGAAGAAATATATTGTAACTAATAATTTCTCTGTGTTATATGATACTAGAGAGGCAGCAGAAGCTGCATTTGGAGCAGAATTAGCTAAACTGGAATCGGACTTCGCAAAAAGTGCGTTCAAGTTCGTATATACAGTAGCTCCTTACATAGTAAAATAACAATTAAAACCTTGTGATGTAGGTCAATCGCGCACAATTATGATATACACATTCATTTCAAGTGGAACTGACAATGGTAAGCAGTTCCGCACTTCTGAAGAAGCTCTTGCATATTTACATCAAATTGCTGAGCATTCTAAGACTCATTTAGACGGGAAACTTGTAGACATAACTTGCACAGAAACAGAGTTTACTCTTCATATCGAAGAGTATAATTATTTCTTAGGTAAAGTCACTCGTACTTATAGTATTAAATCTTTATCTCCAGAAGAGAATAAAGAATTAGCTATGAAGTATAAAGAAATAAACAGAGAGCCAGCGCTGTAAAGACTGGCAACTGGGTTTAGCTCTTCTAAGTAGTTGCAAATGCTTAGAATCCTTTACATGCAAAATGGACATAATGCGTGTAATGCCCAAATTAAAACGTTCCTGCTTCATGCGTAAAAGCAGGAGTCTATATGATTGTTTTAATTTAAGTTAATCTTTAAGTTTAAATGGCGTCCCACATTGTGGGTTTCGGTAAGGCTCCTCTGCCGAGTAATGCGTACAAGAGCCATGATAGACTCGTAAGGAGTAAATAATGGTGAAACTACATTGCTTTAAGTAGTAATGTGGGGACCATTCCTCCCTATTTGCAATTATGAACTGCATATCGACAGAGACCTAAGAGAGGGAAGCAAATGAGAGTTGTTAATCGTAGCGAAAGCTGCGTTCCACCATTGTACGTAGGGGTGTGTGGGTAATCGGCTAAAGGAACGTTCCATAACTTATGTCTCACAAGCATGAGCTGTGCGTAGAGTTTGTGTGGCAGCCTGGAATAGACAGGCAATTATTCAAAAACTCAATAACTTCCCAAGACATTGAGGGCACCAGTTTCTTATATATCTATTAATGTACATATGCTTTTAGGTAGCAGATTAATATCTGTACTCCTGTTCATAGAAGGAGGGTAAATAAAAGTTAATAGATTACTCATGAGATATAAGTTTTAGGTGTAAAATGCAATCAATTATTAATAACTAAAATTTCAAGATTATGGGAAAGAAAAACGATGCAAAAGAGATTTGTAGAAAGTACAATGTGGCAAGAGACGAGAACAGAGGTAAAATCTTTACCCTTAGTGAACTTTCGACTTTGTTGAAGGGAATCCTGCCTGGTCTTCCTACATATTCCACAACTGCTCAAGAGTTTGGGCTGTTCGAAGCAACAAAATCAGGATACAAACTTCCAAACGACCCAGTTTACATTGGAAGAGTGGAGAACTATCTCAAAGAATACAGACAAAAAGCTAATGAGCTGAATAAGCGTAGTAGAGAAAAGAAGGCAGAAATGGCTGCTTCCGAAACTCCCACAAACACTCAACAATCTAAAATCATGGATGAAAGTGAATTGGTTGAATCAGCAATTGCTATCCTTAAGCAGACCGGAAATTACAGAATCCTGAAGAAAGTTGTAACCATTACTTGGGAGGAAGTGTAAGTGAGTGTAATTCAGCAAGTTTATTTGCCAGATGCCAAGTACTCAATCTATATAAAGGGAATTAAACCAGATGAAGATAATCCTTTGTCTGGTGAAATTACTCTTAATGGAAATCCTACTCGGCTTGAAAGACATGAACGTTATCACTTTGATAAAGAGCGTGATATGTTTGTGACTGATAACTATGACATTCCTACATTCTTTATTACTAAGTTCTTGGAAGAGAACGATTGTATTATCGAAGAAGAGGGAAAATCATTTGTGTGCTTTAAAGAAGTTGTATTTAAATCCAATTACTAAATGTTATCAATATTATATTCTGATTTTAAACAGTTCGGTTGCCCAAATTGTGGATGTGATTCTGCCAAAGGGAGTTGTGTATCTGGTGGAGGATTATCCTCTGCAACTTGTAGACATTGTGGACTTAAATTCGAAGTAAGAGGTCATGTTTCTATGATTTGCAAATATGCAATCTATCCGGAAGACCCTGAGAATCCTCATTCCGAATATGTAATGGAACAGGCAATCCGTATTCCTCATCCAAGGATTGGTATTCCAAGCTGGCATTGGATGCCTAAGGACGAACGTCCAGAAGAAGGAGAATATTGGAACTCCAGAGGTGTTGGATATGATTTATCTGGATTCGTAAAAACTAAGAAAGCAGGTGAACGTATTCTTGCTATGGTACACGAGGTTCTTGGAACTACAGAATGTAAAACATTCTTGGATTACAGACCGAGTGAACCAACATGGATTCAATTCAAATTTCAAAAGGAAGAGTTTGACCTTGATATGCTCGATGCTTTATCCAGAAAGAATAATGGAGTTATAACTAAAGAAATCATTGAAAGTTGTAAACTATGAACGGAATCATTGAACGAATGTTAGAGAATGCCCAAGAACATGGTTGTCTCAACGAAGTAGTGAAATCAGCCATTGAAATAGCTCAGAAAAATCCTGACTATGATATGGAACAAGTATGTGTATCAGCACAACTTGAAAACGACATTTATTAATCATAAAATCATATAAAGATGAAGAAATTAGAATTTGCAAGAGTACAAGAAGGTGAAAATAAGTTGGCAATCGAAGTAAGCAACGACTCTCCGGTAGTGGCTGTTATATCACAGAACGGAATGCTCGAATGTATTTTGGTCAATGATTCATTTCCGGAAGTTCTTTCTGATATTTGTGGCCACATCTCTTCTGAATTGGGAGTTGCTGCTGTAACAGTTGACACTGACCAATATGGTGATGATATTACACCTATTGTTGTTGATTCTGACTGTGTAAAGGTCAAAATGGTAGGAGTCGGTAGTGCACAAGCATACACTGTTCTCAGTACTCCGAATATCTGCATGAAATCTCAAATTGTTGAAGTGTAATGGGACTCCTCACGGTAATATGCGTGATATTGATTGTTTGCTTCATATTTAGTACACCAAACTAAATGGAGTTTATTTATGGTATGATAGCCTTTCCGATTTTATACGGATTGGCTATCTTGTATGTTAAATGGAAGAAAGGAATATAGATATGGATTTTATGATTTATTTTCTTCGGGGAACTCTCTGTATGGCAGCAATAGCAGCTGGATTTAGCTTTATTTGTTGGTTATCAACTAAAATATTTAAAGATAACTAAGAAATAAGCAAAATAAATCTAACTCATAATGAATGAAGAAGAATTTACAAATTTTAACTAATAAAGGTTTGTGGACTCAATTTTTTGTAGTATCTTTGCATCACTTAATCAGAAAGGAAAAGTATGGCAGAATTTATACTGGGAGTAGTTATAATATTTATTTTATCTCTATTTGTTTCATTTGGATTAGTCATACTTGCAGGTGCAATGATTGACTACGTTTATAATGACGATATTGATGAAGATGGATTCTAAATAATTAGGATGGCTCTATGGCGGAATTGGTAGACGCGTCAGGTTTAAGCCCTGATGTCCAGAAATGGGCGTGTGAGTTCGAGTCTCACTGGAGCTACAAGTAATAATGAATTAATAACCTGAATATGTTTGACAGAAAAAGAACATCGCTTTATGAAGTAACTCCTAAAGTTACTAAAGGTTCGGGAGTACAAGCTCCCAAGTTTGAAAATATCTTCCAGAGAGAAGCATATAAGATGGAACATCAAACTACATCCGGTAACGGAAGTTTGAAGTATGATACGTCAGGTAATGTATTTGTCGATGACTTCGCAGCCATTGGTAATTACAGAAAACCCAGAGAGTTTGCTGAGGTTTCCCAGACTATGGAAAGGCTTTGGGCAGTAGACCCATTGACAGCTATTAAAGAAGCAGTGTACATTCGTTTGATTACTCGTAATCCGAAACTGTTTACTGGCAAGAAATTGGGTGTTCAAAGAGGACAAGGACTTAAATCCGAGTTCTTCATGAGAATCGTCTGGCTTGCTACAACACACCCAAAAGTATTCAAAAAGAATTTGCCTGTATTCATTACAGCTGGTTCTTGGGACGACATCTTTGAAATATTAAGACTAGACCTTGAATATAATGGTGCAGTCAATAAAGTTCTGGATTGGAAATACATCATCAAATTTATTGTCGGTGGTTTAGCTGATGAAGGCCAAACCAACTTGGTGAGAAAGTATCTTCCACAAATCAAACCATCAAAAAAGTGTACTTCTTTGCGTTCTCAATGCAATAACTTTATTGCAAAGAAAATCGTTAAAGAAATATTCGACTTGGGAGAAGGTGAAGGAGGTAAGTGGCGTGCATATAAAATGTATCGTGAACTTAAAGCATCAGGCAATGCCCACAAATGGCAGCAGGCAATTAGCCGTCAAGACTACAAAAATCTTGATTTCGATTCGATTGCTGGTAGAGCATTAGCAAAACTTGCTAGTAGTAAGTTCTTGGAGAATCACAATCTTACTAAAGCATACGAAGAGTGGTTGGCAGCAAAACCAGTAGCCAAATTCACTGGGTTTGTATATGAACTGTTCCCTGATAACAATTGTTATAATGGGAGAAAAACAGCTCTGAAACCCTACCAGATAGACACTGTCAATAAACAGTTTATGTCTCTTATCGAAACAGCTAAACAAGATATGAATCGCAAGACTAATCTTATTGCTGTTCTTGATACATCTGGCTCTATGACTTATAAAGCCGCAGGTCTTGAAGTAAGTGCTTATCATGTAGCAAAATCCATTGGTCTGTATCTGTCATACTTACTGGAAGGGAAGTTTGCAAATACTGTACTTGAGTTCTCAAATACTTGCATAATGAAAGAGTGGAGGGGAGATACTCCTTATGAAAAATTCACTAAGTTTCAAGGCAATGGTTATTGTGGAACTAATTTAATGTCAGTTGCACAACTTCTTGTATCTCTTAGAGATAAGGGATATGCAGAAGAAGATTTCCCAAGTGGTATCATCTGTATTTCTGATGGTGAGTTCAACTCTGTTGGACGTAATCAGTCAGTATTTACTGCGTTCCGTCAACTATTGAGAACGAGATTCTCTAAAGAGTTCGTTGATAACTTCGTTATGGTTCTATGGGATATTCCTAACGGATATTATTCCTCAAGTCCTCGTCCGAAGTTTGAATCACTCTGTGACGACGCATATACTTTCTATATGAGTGGTCTTGACCCAGCTGGAATTGCCTTCCTTACTGGTAAAACACCTGTTGAAAGTATTCCGAAGAATGCTCTGGAATTATTCCAAGCAGCAATGAATCAAGAATTATTGAATATGCTTACTCTCTAACAGCGGTTAGGTAAAGATTAAGTAGATAGGTAATTTCTAACAAGGATTAGGTACAGCAAAGCACTAACTTATACTATAAATAAGTACGGAAAAGCTCTCAAAGGTACCAAAAGGTAAGAGGAAACACGAACCTAATCCGTAAACAATAGTGTGGAATCCCAGAATATGGGAGGATAGAGAGCAACCTGTAGACTAAAAAAGAGATTGTGATGTCTACAGGAAATGGGACGATAGCTCAGCTGGTAGAGCGCAGGCCTGAAGAGCCTGGCGTCGGGGGTTCGAAGCCCTCTCGTCCCACAATTAAAATAAGTTATTAATTAAAGATTAATATTATGAGGAAGGTAATTTATCTGCTAGCTATTATATCCTTAGTAGGATGTACTAGAGTTGAGCCACAATACTCTGTTATTAAAGTTCAGGCATATTCAACAAGAGTCGAGAAGTTTGAATACAGTGGTCATACGTATATTTCATTTACCACAGGTAGTGCTAAGACAAGAACTATGGGAGTAGTTCATGACCCTGATTGCAAGTGTAAAATCCGCAAATATCAACACTAATGTCTTACATAAGTAAATATCTTGAGTCTTTAATGACTAAGAAGGATGCAATATGTGATTCTCAAACTACTAATAGCAAATACTATACAATTGGTAAAGCTAAGATTGGTTTGAGTGACCACTTTCCAGAAGCTTCAAAGATTACTTGTGATGTTAGAATTGTTAATCCTTTAAATGCTAAAACAGTATATTTGGTTCAAGTGAAAGAAGGACCACAGATATTGACATTTAATTTAGCGGGAGTTAAAACTTTCATCTCTAATTATTTATACATAAAAGAGATAAAGAGTTTAAATAAAGAAGTAAAGAGAAACATATCTAATAACAAAAGTACAAAGAAAGCTACTAAGACATCCTCTGTGAAATACACGTGTAATCATAATGATAGAACTGAATGGACTGCATTTTGGACAGAAGTGTGTAAAAATGTTCGAGGATATTCCAAAGTCATGAATCCGAAAAAACGTATGGAAGTATATTCCAAATTTGGAGGACAATCTGTCGAAGTAATTACTGAAAAATTAAATGAAGCTATTAAGGCTGGAATTTTATATAAAGGAAGTTCAGCTGCTGATTTAAAAACTTACTGGGAGAATGATTAATCTCCCAAATTCTGGGTATAGTCGAGTTGGTAAGATGCTTGGTTTGGGACCAAGAGACCGCAGGTTCGAATCCTGCTATCCAGACTTACCATTGTGTTTTGATTTTAGTTGTTAATTGATTACAAAGATGTGCAACAGCAAATTTTTAAAAACAATCGCCATAGAATGTTGTAAAAATGCACATCTGTTTTTTCTTGGGCACGTAACCGGTAATTGGTAGCCGCGTGGATAGAATGAACTAGGGAGTACGCCACAGTTGGAGAGGTGGGCTTGACTGTAAATCAAGTGCCTTTGGCTTAGTAGGTTCGAATCCTACTACTCCCACAAATGGTAGTTAAAAAATGAAGGATGTCATGCAGCAATTTATTATTTTGATATGCAAAAACAATAGCATCCGTTTATATTGGGCGGTACTCAAGTGGTCGACGAGAATGCTCTCCAAAAGCATCAGCGAAAGCTCACTCAGGTTCGAATCCTGACCGTTCAGCAAAAAAGTTCTCATAGTTTCTATAATTTTATTTTTTAAATTAGACACATAAATGGATTGCTTGGGAAAGTAGTCCATTCTTTAACAGAAATTAACAGTTACTATTTTGTAACATTAAAAATATGTAGTATCTTTGTACTCACAATTAAGGAAATAAATTATGATTGATGTAATTGAACACGTTGTTGAAGTTGGAAAGTCTATTAAAAACGGGCGAACAACTCAGGACATTGCCATTAAGTTGGCAGAAGAGAGTGGTGAGGTAATGGGAGAGGTTAGTATTATTACTGGTCTTTCTGATTATAAGAAAACAGAAGCTCTCAATCTTTGTGATGAATTGGTCGATACATTTATTAATGTAGTAGACTTGGGTGTCAGCGTTTATGGAGATGATTTCCAAAAACTCTTTGAAGAAAGACTCAAAGTGAAGTGTGACAAATGGATTGAAAAATATAACAAACAAAAGGCTAATTAAGCCTTTTTAATCTGCGGGTGTGGTGTCAATGGTTTTGAGCATGTCTGACTTCCAATCAGAAGGGGAGAGTTCGAGTCTCTCTATCCGCACATATAATTACTACTATGGAAGACAAACTCGATTTAATTATTAAAAAGTTAGATGAATTGCTTAAAATAGCAAAAAGGATAGATAAAAATACCCAACCGTCAGCTGAAAACAATTTTGCAGAGTATCTTCTAAATGTAGCAGGTGATATTACTGGAGACATATTAATGCAAGGAATAAACAAATGATATTGCGGAGTGCGTAGAAATGGTATCTCACGAGGCTCATATCCTCGGGTTCTGGGTTCGATTCCCAGCTCCGCAACTAAAAAAGTTAAAGATATGTACGATATACAAAGAGAATCAGGTGAAGAATATCTTGACCACTACATTTATAAATCACGTAACGAATGTAATCAAATAATTATCTGTGAAGTGTACAGAACTTACAATGAAACCTTAAACTTTGCCTTTTATGTAACCACTAAAAGGAAGCATGGTTATCAAGAAGGTAAAACAACTGGCAAAGACGGAATAAAGTCTTTGTTGTGGGCTAAGAAATGTTTACTTGACTTTATTGATTATGCTAAATGGAAATTCCCAGGAGACTCTATTGAGGTTTATCCTGACGATGAGAGGAGAAGAAAGGTATATGAATATGCTTTACTTCCATTGGGATTCAAAATAATGAAAGACAAATATAAAACTTTAATTTATAAATTATAAAGACGATATAGTGTAGAGTTGCATAGCCGCCTTAAACAAGCGGTGGTGAGAGAGTAACGACCTCTTATCGTGGAATACCAAATATCCTTCCTACGCCTCTCCAAATTCGGATATGGATGCGCAAAGGTGGGAGGAAATCAGTCCTATCAACGACCGAAGTAGAAGATAGGTTGAGATACTACTTATATGGACGCATATAAGCAAGTCTCGTAATCCGGACGGTAGCTCAGTTGGTTAGAGCATTACTCTGATAAGGTAAGGGTCGTAGGTTCAAGTCCTACCCGTCCGACCTCACCGTTTACCGAATGTGACGATAAATTTGGGTGACTTTTTCATACTTATTCAACAAGAAATAAGTGTACTGGGCAGCAGGTAAAAACTGCACAAGGCACGTAAGTGTGACAGGGAATTAACTCGATTGGTACGTGAGAAGACTATCGAAAGTGGTTCTCTTTAGTAGAATATTTCAGAATACCAAAAATACAAAGAAGTCTCACAGCAAATTTAATACAACAATTGGTTATATTGTCAACAAAAAGACTTCTGTTTATGCCCAGATGCCCGAGTGATTAAGGGGACGGTCTGCAAAACCGTTTGAGAAATCTGTCGTCGGTTTGAATCCGACTCTGGGCTCTTCAATTTTAGTTAATAAAAAGAACACTTACAGCAAATTATATTCAGCATCAAACTTTTAATTTGACACAGCTTTTATAGTGTTCTGTTTTTAAAACACTACTTTTTCTTAAGTAGTCAGTCCTATTTTTATAGGACTTTTAAGTGCCTTGAGCAGAGCTGGCTACTGCACCGGACTTTTAATCCGGAGGAAGTAATTCCACGCTGGGTTCGAGACCCAGAGGGCACACAAGGTTAGATTACTCACAAAAATTAAAGATTATGTTTGAAGAACGTAGAAATGCAAAGAGAACTGCACAGAGAATGTTATTTGAAGCATTAACTAGCAAGCCATCTAAGGTTTTAGGTCTGGCAGGTGATTGTCCTGATAAGTATAAACAAGTACTCGAAGAAACTATCCATCCATCTAAAATCTTACTATGTGACAAACATAGATATGGTGGGGAAGTTGTTAGAGGTGATATTGCAACACTACAATATATGGTGAAAGCCCCTATGGTAGATTGTGATTTCTGTAACAGCATTGTTAATGCAAAAGACAGTTTCTTGGATGTGTTTAATACTTTAAATACATTAGAGACTAACGAAAGAAGGGCTTTGTCCTTTACATTCAGCTTAAGATGTGCAGGTGGTATTGAAAGAATGTTTGATTTCTTAAATCAACATCTTTATCAAGGAACTTTGCAAGTTGCTGGTAAATCTAGACTCTTTGGAGGAAGATGGGGAGAACCTTATTTAGTAGAATATCGTCATTCTCAATCTAAATTCATTGATTCAAAACTTATTTCTTACAGAGATACTACCTGTATGTTCTCCGGAATTATATCTTGGTAATATCTTTAAACTAAACTCACAACGGACAAGGCTGTGGCAGGTGATAACTCGCTTGGATACTTAGGAGATAATCTGTAGGAACAACAGAGTCGCTTGTACTAAGAGGAGCGGGAAGTACAAACTGGTGGGATGCGTGTGGTTGACCAGAGTTTTTTAGATTATTTATTTATTCATTTAACCCTTAAAAGTATGAAAGTTATGAAATTATTAAAAAGAGCTTTTGTATGGTATTTCGAGCAAGCTTCACACAGCTATACTTGGTTACCAACGGGAACACTTCCAATGGGGGAGTAAGTTCCTACACATAGGGATTATAAATGACTACTGTTTTTACATATTAAAATATATTACAAGGATTACTTACAGCAATTACCTTAAATTATTGCACCAGAAAATAGCGACACATTTAAATAGTAATCCGTATTCGGGGAGTTAGCTATAATTGGCAGAGCAATGGGCTGTTAACCCATAGGTTGTCGGTTCGAACCCGACACTCCCCTCAATTGTAACTTGGGGTCATAGTTCAGATGGCTAGAACGTCTGCCTTGCACGCAGAAAGTCGTGGGTTCGAGTCCCACTGGCTCCACTTAATAAAGAAATAATATGAAACTTGAACTAACATTTAAAAAATTAGCTCAACGATGGTTTGTTGATATTCCTTGGGCTGGAAGCATTGATGATTTACAAATGGTAAACGGTGCTGATGATTTCTTAGAATGGTACGTTACCGAATATCCTGACAATAAAGAAGTTGTTACATTGAAAGTTGATACAGAAATTGAGACAGAGAGAAATGACCTTTATTTTCATATTACTCCACAGCAAGATGAATTTGGAGCAACTTATGAATGGATTTCTTGTTCTGATGTCCCTGTTCCAAGCATTTGGTTATGTAATGTAGCCCTTACTCTATTTGGAGGAGAGTTTCCAAGATATTTCTTCGTTTACCGATAAATAAACATGGTGTAGTTCGGCTAGTGGTTGATGCCACCAGATTGTGATTCTGGTACATAAGAAACGCATGGGTTCGAATCCCATACTACACCCGTAAATAATGTTATTTTATGAATAAAATGGAGGTTTGCCAGAACGGTAATGGAACGGACTTTGTAGATAAGTTACTACGGAATTTTAATTTACTTATATGAACGCTTGGGACAGTGACTACAAATCCCACCAAGGTAATTTAGGATTGGGGAGGGCAATAGCATACTACACAGCAAATTGTATTCCTGTCTTAATCCCATTAAATGATACACAAAAGTACGATATAGCAATAGATAAAGAAGGTTTAAAAAGAGTATCAGTGAAAACTACACAACATCAAACTAGCAATGGTAATTATGAAGTTTCTTTAAAAAATTGTGGTGGTTCTTCTGGTACTTCAAAGATTCGGCACTTTGATAATTCTACTTGTGATATAGTATTTATTGTAGTAATTACAGGTGATATGTATGAGATTCCATCTAGTGAGCTTACAGTAAAAGGTTCTCTAACTCTTACTGATAAGTGGGATAAATATAAGGTATTCTTATAAGGAAGTATAAGCCTAATTGGTAAGGCAGTAGTCTTGAAAACTACTAGTAATCATGTAACAGTGGTGTGCCAGTTCGAGTCTGGCTGCTTCCTCTAACCTTTATTAATAATATGAGCAACGGAAAGAAATGGAAAACTGCTAGTAAATACGTTGGTAAACGCTCTCATGGAAGACGATGGACTTATAGTGTTTGTGGAGGAAAAAGTGGAAAATGTAGATTTCAACATTTCAGACACCAAAAATGGTTTAAAGCTCTTGAAGGAAAAATATCAATGAGACGAGCTATGGCTCGTGAAATTTGGTTTTGGGATTAATAAAGATTACTACTTAAAAATAAATAATATGAAAATATTTACACCAAAAGATGCTAAAGAACATAAACTTGCATCCATTCCTGATTTTGTGTATCAGGCATTTAACAATCTTCTTGCAAAGAATTATGATGCTTATGGCACTGTAATATTGCAAGATGAAGTTATTACTGAAATTATTCGTCTTTGTCCTTCTGACGACATAACTGTTCAGACTATTTGGGAAAACAAGTGGTTAGATGTAGAAGATGAATATCGTAAAAATGGTTGGGAAGTTGAATATGACAAGCCAGGTCTTGGTGAGAGCTACCCTGCCAGATTCATTTTCAAGCCAAAAGAAAAATAGGTTAAGTTTATAAAAGGAAGACTTACAGCAATAACAATCTAGCCTTGTAAGCCGTCGGTCATGAGTTCAAATCTCATAGTGAAGCTTGCTTCATTTAGCTCAGTCAGGTAGAGCAACGTATAAAAATGTCTTCCGCTTTCTGCTGCTCTCGTCTAATTGGACTAGGACACATCACTTTCGATGATGCTAATACGGGTTCGAATCCCGTGGGCAGTGCCCTTGTGCATAATCCTCCCAGCCAAGTAATTGGTTAGGCAATAATAATCATACACACCCTAGGATAACGTGAGGACATGGAAATCTTAGGCGGTAGTCAGCACCGTAGTACGCAATGGTAGAATAGAAACGGCTGACATCTACCAACAATCGAGCGTGTAGTGAAATGGTATAATATCTCACTGTCTATGAGAAGTTGGGGTTCGAATCCCACACGTTCGACAACCTGGCAAGGTTATGTAAAGATGTGTAACAGCAAATCCTTTTAATTTCCACCAAAAATAGGAAGTATAGTATAAACGGTTATTACGCCTAGCTCGCTAGGAGATTTCGGTTCGAATCCGTCTTAAAAATTCACATCTGTTCCTGCCCTCTTCGCATAGTGGTCGATTGCACGTCACTTGTAATGATGTTCCGCAAGGACACGTCCGTTCGAATCGGACAGAGGGCTCAAAAGAATGTTTAATTAAAAAAAATTATTACAAATGAAATTTAAAAGTATCTTATCTCGTAGTGGACAAGGATTGCTGAACGCTCGTGCTACTAACATTGCCAATATTGTAAAGGCAGAGCAAGAACAAGTAATTGCCACCTACAAAAGAGAAGCTCAAAGACTCATCAATGAGTTAACGAACCTCATGGATTTATCAATCAACAACACAACATCTTTATCTCCGGTAGATAAAGACTTCAATCCGAAACAGTTTGTTGAAACTATCCATACTAAGAAAAGCGGACTTCGTGATGCTCTCGTTGATTGGAAAATTGCTGTTGAAACTTACAACGAATGGTTTCCAGAAGATGCAGTCACATTGCCAAAAGAACTTGGCAACGTTGTCGGTCTAGGAATCATTCTTATGGATGAAGAATCCGATGATAAAGAAATTGAAAAGTAAAAACTAAGGACAGTTAACAGCTGTCCTTTTTTATTGGGCCTCTAGCTCAATCGGTCAGAGCTCCTGACTCATAATCAGGAGGTTATCGGTTCAAGTCCGGTGGGGCCCACGTTTAACAACTAAATAGATGAGACAATGAATGTTTTTAAAAAGATTTCTTTAAAATACTTTAATGGCTCTTCTAATCTAAATGAGGGAGAAGAAAGAGACATTATTACAAGTAGAGATAAAGCGTTTATATATGCTTGTAGGAAATACAATATTGATTTTGAATATTATAATTTCTTCAGTGGAGCTCATTTTGTCGAAGAATCAGACTTTGAACCTGAACATTCTCTTATAAAGTGTAATTTCTCTGAATTAAAGAAGTACAATCATTTTAAATGGTTTGCTTATTTGTTGAGTAGCCAACTTGATAAAGAAAGAATTCCACAATTTAAAGCTGTATTGAAACTTCTTGAAAGGAAGAGAGAACCTTATTTCTATGCCGTTATAGAAGCTATAGAGAAAGGTTTAAAGGAAAATCGTCAGAACATTTCTGTATACGTTAATGTGAAAGGAAATCTCTGGGATTCTGGAATGAAGTATGCTATTAGCAAGCCCATTCACATTACTATTTTATGGAATGTTGTTGATAAAACTCTTGACCATATATTTTATGAAATTCCCGCTAAAGTAGAGGAAAACATAAGAAAGGCACAAGAAGCAGCAAGAAAAGCGCAAAGGGAATGGGAAGAGAGAATGGAGCGTGAAAGAAAGGAAAGAGAAAGAATTAGACAAGAAAATGCATATCAGAGAGCCAGATTCTATGGCAGTCAAGGATTTGAGTTCAATGATGATTTTGCAGGGTTTAATCACCAATACCAGAGTTGGTGGGATAATTTCTCAAGAGAACAAGCTAAACGTCAACAAGAAACAATTAATCCCTATGCTTCTCTTTACACAATTCTTCAAATTTCTCCAACAACTGATAAGAAAATAATTAAAGCAGCTTATAGGAAATTAGTTCTTGTTTATCACCCTGATAGAGGTGGTAGTGAAGAGAAATTTAAGGAACTAACAGCGGCTTACGAAAAACTAATGAGCTTATGATGAATCTTTTTATATGTCTGTTTCTTATGATTTACTTTGTAAGAGCAGTAGCAATGATAATCTGTTTAGTAGTGTCCTCTAGGAGACTTAATAACAGGATTGATAGAATTTGTGAGTCTCTGCCCGATGAGAGGTCTGTCAAAGACCTTGAAATTGAGATAAACAAAATTGATTGGTATCTTGATAATGAACGTGTAGTAAGCGATTTCCTGCATCCATTTAGAACAATAGACACGCAGAAATGGATTAATCCAAATTTAATTTCGTTGCTATATGAGCATTATAAAGTCTAACAGAATACTGATATTGATTTTAACATTTTTTATGGCGATTGTCTTTGCACAGTCGACTAAAAGTAGTATCTTTGTACATCCTTCAGTTGCAGAGTACCATGTTGGATTTTTAAATGGAGACAGAGATTCTGTTCTTCGCTTTCAACAGAAGTACTACGATTTAATAAAGGATAAGTACGTCTACATTGCCTATTTACATAGGTATTGCAATCACTACAAATATGGGGAGCTATTAAGAGCCCACAACTAAAATATTCGCAAGGAGTCTCCCGAAATCTTCCATTGTTTTAGTTCGCTGTGGATTTAGACGTCCTGCAGCCCACTATGGACTCCTTGCTACTTGTCCGAGTGGCGAAATGGTAGCCGCGTTAGTCTTAGGAACCAATGAGCAAAGCTCGTGTCAGTTCGAATCTGACCTCGGATACGCTTAATATTAACAATTAAATTTATAAAGATTATGGCATTAATTTCAAAGAAGGCTAGTACTGCTGCCGATTTAGCATCATCTGCTGACAACTTATTGAAAGTATTTAAGAACACTGTTTCCGGATTGTCTGGAGTAATTACTAAAGCTAGAGAACAAGCTGCAATCAAACAACAAGAAGCTGACGCTGCTTTGGCGGAGAAACAAGCTCTTGAAGAAGTAGCCAACAAAAACGAACAAACACTTAATAAGTTAACCGACTTATTGGGTTAATGGTAAGGAGGGTTGGGTGAGTGGTTTAAACCAGCACACTGCTAACGTGCCGGCCCTTCGGGGTCCGTCAGTTCGAATCTGACACCCTCCACTTGTAAAACTTAAATTTACATCAAGATGATTACATTAGAAAAGAGCGATAAATGGAGACAACGTTTCATGGAGGAAATGTACGCCAATGATGATTACTACGAAGGATTCATTAAAGGTGATGTAGCTAGAGCTTATTACTTTGGATTCTTTATTGAAGAAGTCTGTAAAGAGATGGAAGCAGATGGATTCAAGGCAGGTAACCCTGATGAACAGCTTACTCCAATAAAATGGAATGTTAGACGTTATAAACCTCAATTAGTATTCTGGAAACAGAAGTTTGTTGAGCTTAAAGGCAGAATGGTAGTTCCTTCTGAAATGGACACCTTCATCTTAAATAAAATTGTTGTTGAAAGTGACGATGATTTATTAAGAATTGCAACTTGCTTGGGAAGAGATTCTTATCTCTTAGTAAGTAAGCAGGTAGAAAAACCGAAACTTGAAATATAGAATTTATACTGACGGTGCATACAGTAGTGCTCTTAACCAAGGTGGTGTAGGAGTAGTATTTGTAAAAGAAGTAGATGGTAAACTTACTAAGATTGCAGAAGTATCTAAAGGCTATAAAAATACAACTAACAACAGAATGGAGCTTAAAGCTATCATTATTGCATTTAAGTGTATAACAGCTTATATAGAAGATGTGACTATTATTAGTGACTCTATGTATGCAATAGGAACTTCTCGGATTGGAAGTATAAAGTATAAGAGAAATACAAATTTAGATGTTTTACAAGAACTTGATAATATTGTTAAAGAAAAGCGAAGTCTTATAGGAAATCTTCATATTGAATGGGTAAAAGGACATTATGAAGATGAATTTAATGCTAGGGCTGATAAAATAGCGGTAGATGCAAGTCAACAACTTATGACATGAATAAAGAATATGTTACTTTGGAAATAGTATCAGATTCCATTTAGCTAAAATAAACAACAAAGATGACTTACAGCAATGTAACAACAAATACTAGAGTTAGGATAAGTAGAACCCTCTACTACTTAGAGGTAAAATATGTAGAAAAGTCATCTGATTATTGGGCTATAGTGTAGTGGTAGTCACTAATCTTATCGCTGTCTCGTGGTGTAATTGGCAACACGTCAGGTTTTGGTCCTGAAATTGGGGAATCGTACTCCTCCGAGACAACAACAGTAGGATAATTTAATCACATTATTAGTGTTTATAAGATTTCTAACTCGAAGTTTGTAGGTTCGAAAATAATTATTATATTAGCATTGACTAAAAATAATAATTATGAGTAAATACGAATGGGATTTAGGAGAAATTAAAATTGCAGTAAAAGAATCTATTAATTTTACTGAAGTTTTAGATAAAATAGGAGTTCCAAGACAAGGAAATAATAGTAAAACTCTTAAAAATATATTAGATACTAATAATATAGATTATTCGCACTTTACAGGTAGGGCTAGAAGTTATAAGACTTCTTATATAAGTGCCTCTGAATATCTAAATTCTGATAAAAAGATTGGAACATTTGCGCTAAAGAAGAAGCTATTGAAGGAAAATTTAATAGAAAACAGATGTGCAATTTGTGGATTGACAGAATGGCAAAACAAACCTATTACTTTGCAACTCCATCATGTTGATGGGAATCCAAACAATAACAGTTTAGATAATTTGCAACTATTATGTCCTAATTGTCACTCACAAACTGACAACTATTGTGGAAGTGCTAATGTGGAACAAACTAAATATTATTGCAAGGACTGTGGTTCGGAAATTACAAGAGGTGCAGTTTATTGTACAGTATGTTCTCGTAAGCATACACGAAAGGTAGAGGACAGACCTAGTAAAGAACAATTATTACATGATTTTAAAGAATTGAAATCTTTTGTACAAGTAGGTAAAAAAATATGAAGTATCTGATAATGCGGTACGAAAATGGATGAAAACTTATGAATTGCCTAGTTCTGCAAAGGAATTAAAAGAATTAGTGAAAACCATTTAAGGCAGTCTAGGTTCGAATCCTAGTAGCCCAACTAACTTTAAAAATTAATTAGATTATGAATACATTATTGTTATTTTCAGTTATATTGTATTTAGTTACTCTCATTTCATACACATTCATTTGTGATTATGCAAAAATAGAGATTTCTATTAACCCTGTTTCATTCGTAATCACTTTGTGTCCAATTGTAAATACACTATATGTAATATATTTGATGCGTCAGATTCCATCTCTTTCTATAAAAAATATATTGACAAATATAAAAAGAACATGGATAGGGTGGTGTAAGGAAACATTCAATGTGAATGAATAAATATATGAGTAGAAATAGAAGCACAACAGTTAAAAAATACTCTAAACTTCTTAAAGAAGATAGAGATTGGGACTGGGCATATATGCTCGAGTTAGAACAATTCAAGCTTAAGAGAATGTCCAAATATTTTGCTGAATCTCAATTGGTACATGGATGGGAACAAATGGTTTCTGAAATCAATCTATGCATAAAGCTGATTGATATTATTATGGAAAGAGACCCAAAAGGTTACTTCTTTAATGGTACTAGAACACTTCCTTATGTAAACAGTAAGAATTGGAAAAGGTTTATATCTCGATGTCCAATTCCTTCTTCCGATTACTACCTCGATGATTTGAGACAAGCTAAAGCTTTACATCTGTATAATCTTATTAGAACATACAGAATGAGAAATTGGTGGGATTAATCAAATTTATAAAACATGAAATATAAAAAGAAATTAGCAAGACTTAAAGCTCGCCAAGATTGGTGGGACAGACAAGGTAAAGATTACCAAGCAGCAAATAAGAAACCCGGTTCAGTAAAAGGAAGGTAATATGGAAAAATATGTAATGGTTGGGTTTCCTGAAGTTATAGACTTTATGGAACACGAGAGATGGGGAGAATGCATTTCCTGCTATGCAGTTGATGGGCATCCCTGCTATATGATTCCAGAAAGCCTGTATGAAGAACACATTCCTACTGAAATAAAGGAATGCATTGGAGAAACCTTTATTGTTGAAGGTCAGGAAGCTGTCTTAGTAGGATATAACTCCGAAAGTCGTGAAAATGACTGTATCGTAGGATTTAGAAGTAGTATGGGTTGGACTGGATTTGAAGATTCTGATGTAATCTTGTCTGATGAAGAATTTGAAACTTATTGGTATATTCCGTGGGATGAATTACAAGAAAGCCGTTCGGAGTAAGGGAAGCCGGCCTCTGCGATAATATCGAAACCTTGTATGCTCTGTAGAGCACGAACCGGACATGGAGAGAACGGCTGCTCTCCAAATAATAAAGGGCTATATTAAAGTACTCAAACCAGAGCCCTTGAACCTTAAAACTGATAAGTAAGAAAGATGTATTTCGACCCTTATCTCTATTAGAATAGGTGACAGACCATTGGGTAATTCCATAGGAGTGCTGTTAGGAGTACCAGTGCACTTGGTAGGTATATCCTGCCGTAATGCACTTTAAAATGGACAAAAGTCCCACACATAGATTAAGGTCTTTGTACTGGGCATTAGACCGCTAGCTCACGCGGTATATAAGACAGGATTGCCGGACCCGTAGGTGTAACGAGATAAATACCTACACTTGCCCCGTTAGCTCAGTGAATAGAGCAGCACACTTCTAATGTGCGGGTCGCTGGTTTGAATCCAGCACGGGGTACTTATTAACAATTAAAAGATTAGATATGAAATATTTAGTAGGATTATTGCTGGGAGGTCTTATGGAAGACCCTGAACCAAGGTTTGGTAACCCTTATTTAATAGTAGAAGCTCCTGATGAAAAAACTGCGAGAAAACTTTACAATGAAGCGACTAACGCATATTACTTCTACGGTGATGTTATGGGACAAGAGACTGACAATGGTTGGACTGCAACAAGCCCACATGCCAGTCAATCTAAACTTGAATATGCTTTAAATGAAGCAAAACTCTTAAACAATGTGCAAGAAAAAGAAACATGATAAATTGGGAGCAATGTTTGCGTTATCCCAATGTAGAAGAGTTGGAAACTACAATTCTTCTCGTAACGAAAAGCGATACTACTATTGCAGTGAATGTGGTGCTTATCATTTAACATCTAAATAATTAACATGAATATAGTAGAAGTATTATGTAAAGCTAAACAGTTATATGAAACACACCCAGAATATATGGGAATGTGTCACTGTGTTGGCTTAGCTCTTAGTAACAGAGAGTATGGAATATCTGATTACACTTCGAGTGACATCAGGGAGCTCATTCCGGAATTCAATCGGAATTTTCTTAATGCTCCCAAGAATCGTAACTCTAATGAGTTTTGGTGGGAGACTGGTACAGAAGCTGGAAGAAAAGCCAGAATTGATGCGTTTAATAAATTAATTGATTTTTATGGACACACAGAGACGGTTTGAAGTACTTAAAGACTTATTCGAAGCCAATAAGAAATCTGTAGCTTTTAATGGACTTACTAAGTTTCAACAGGAGTTACTTAAATACAACATCAAGGCTTTAGTTGGACTTCGCCGAGATACTGGATATTTCACAGCTGAAACTTTTATCCTTAATGATGAAAAATCCACAGCAGGGAAACCTCACTTTGATAGAGTATTTTCTCCGTTCGGATTTGCAACGTATGAGGAAGCACTTAAAAAGTCAATCGAACAAGCATTTGATAACTTTAATATTAGCCGGCCGAAAGTCGGCTAAATTTGTTTTATATGGATTTTAAAAAAGTATATAAGCTACCTTTAGAGAAACATGAAGGTACGGATAAAGTGTTTCATGCAAATGGGCACATGGCATTTGACTTTCTTCGTAGATACAAAAACGGAGATGAAGATGTGTTGCACGTGGCAGAAGAATCACAGAAGAAAATAATTAATATTCTTAACGGTGATGACAGCCAGAGTATTGAACATCCCTTGAAACATGAAGATGGTTACATCTTAATTCAAAAGGATGATAAGTGGTATAAAATCATGCTGATTCGTGGTTGGGGTTACCTGATTGGCACAGGAGGATTAAATCTTTCCGCAGATAAAGCTGCAAAGATTCAGGATGATTTTGGTAATTGGATTGTTGAAACTCTAAGTAAAAAATAATGATAGCATTTAAAGTCATGGTTTTCGTAATTATGTTGCTATTGGCAATATATTACGGTATGTTAGTGTTCCACTTGCTCGGTGCGTTCAAATTAACTAACAGGAAAATTACACTTGTAAGGTGTATTATTCCATTCTATTACTGGATAGCAAATCCAGAGAGCTATAAATAAGATTGTATAATTTTTAAATATTTAAAAACAATGAAAAGATTTAAACTTTTAGGTATTATTGTTGGCATCTTTGCCGTAGTGTTAATTGCTTGTTTCCCCATGTTGATGGAGGATATGGATAAGAGTAAGATTGGCATCAATCAGATTCCTATCTCCGGTACGTATGAATATTGGACCAATGGTGGTTTTCAGTGGCAGAAGTTCGGTAACGTATCCGTTTATGACAAAACCAGTCAGATTTGGTTCAATGAAGTAAAGAAAGACCAAGAAGGTAACGTATCTGTGGATGTAAGTATGGAAAATCCGGCAATGGCTATTACTTACAATGATAAGGGTAAAGGTTTCGTATTGGGTTCAGTTCGAGTAGAAATGCCGTTAGAGCAAAAGTATCTTGAACGTATTCAAACTCACTATGGTTCACAGGAGAGACTTATTAAAGACTTAGTTAAACCGACTCTTGGTAAAGTAGTTATATCATGTGGCCCTCTTATGTCTTCATTGGAATCAGTAAGTGAGAAAAGAACTGACTTAATTGCACTTATTACAGACCAGTTGAATTATGGTGTTTATAAGACTCGTGTTAAGACAGTAGAAACTATCAATCCTCTTACTGGTGAAAAACAATTACAGAAAGTAGCAGAAGCAATTTCGGATAGTCTTGCTCCTAATGGTGTGAAAAGACAGGAAGAATCTCCGTTTGCTTTCTATGGTTTGAAAGTTTCTCAATTATCAATCAACGATTTGGAATATGAATCAGCAACTTTAGCTCAAATTTCTAAACAAAGAGAAGCAGATATGTCTATTGTAACTGCAAAGGCTAAAGCGTTGGAAGCTGTTCAGAAAACAATTCAGATTGAAGAAGAAGGTAAAGCATCCGCAGCACAGGCTAAATGGGAACAGGAAAAAGTTAAGGCTGTAGAAGTAACTAAAGCACAACAAGCATTTGAAGTGGCTGAGTTGCAAGCTAAAGAAGCTAATGAGAAAGCTAAGAAAATTATCGCTGAAGGTAGAGCAGAAGCAGAAGCTAATAAACTTAAAGTTCAAGCAGGTTTGACTCCACAGGAGAAAGCTGAATGGGACTATAAGACAACTGTTGGTGTAGCAGAAGCATTGTCTAAATCAGAGGTTAAGTGGGTTCCTGATGTCATGATGGGTGGCAGCAATGGAGGTAATGCAATGGATGCAGTAGGTTTGAAGATGGTAATGGATATCGCCGACAAACTGAACAAATCTAAATAAGCAGTATAATATCTAAAACTAATCTTAAAAGCCCTATCCATATACACTTAGCTATGTGGGTGGGGCTTATTTTTTTGACTTAATTCATGACTAAAAAGAAAATTAAGAAGTTCATCCTACTTCCCGATACAAAGGATGGGCAGTATGTACATGCCGTACTAAAGTATAAAATCCTCTCTGATGTCATTAAGGTTAGGATTAAATATTATCATGCCACTAATACAATAGAGGTAAAGGCAATTACTGGTGCTGTTAAGAATCCAAATCTATGTCGAATCCTTGATGTTAAAGCTCTTGCAAAAGAGTTTAATAACATTCTGGATAATAGAGTAGAATTTGAACCTAGACTTACTGAAGAAATGTTAATGACACAATTTGTTAACCAAGGTTTAATTTATCCGTTTTAAATTATGGAAGCAACTTCACATTATAGAGAGCTGATGATTAGTTATTCTCCTCTCGAAGTCTTTAAGTTCAATGGGAGAGAAGTGATATGTATTCCCGCAAGTCTCACGGAAAATGATTCTTGCGGTTGTGCAGATTGTGTATTTAATGATTCAGGAGTATGCAATAACATTTCCTGTGAGGAAATGTTTTTTGTGCCCACTGACGATATTCCTTCGTATGTTACATACAAGCACTCTTCAGAGCCAAGTCCGAAAGAACCTTCTGTAACAGTGGCCAACAAAAGAAAGCATAAATGAGCAAGGTAGAAAACTTAATTGGAAAGAAAGTAAAATTGACCAAATTGGAGTCCGTAAGATATAAAGATGGACATCCAAATGGTATTGAAGAAGGCTATACTATGGAAGGAAGACTTCTCGGAGTGAAAATAGGGTGGATGTTGGAAATGAGTGGAGATAGAGGAATACTCGATTATTTCCACACTTCTGAAGTATTAAAAATAGAGGACAATTTGGTTTACACTAAAAACTCTATTTATAAAGTAGAGGAGGTATAGCTATGTGTATGTATGTTCCCATAGGAAGAAGACCTCTTAAGCCTAAGGTAGCGAAAAGTGACATTAAATGTTTCAAAATCGTTGCTATTGATAATGAGAAAAACATCCACTCGGCTGTCAGGAAATTTCCCTATCGGTTAAATAAAACTTATACGGCAGAAGGAGATTTCTCTAAGATTTATTATACTGGGCATTACTATTATCACATAGATAAGGGAGGATTCCACAGTTTCGTTGAAATAGAAGATACATTTAATAGCTATAAGCATTACGAAAGTACCAATGAGGAAAAGATGGTAATGGTTAGATGTCATATCCCTAAAGGTTCTCTTTACTACATGGGAGAATCATTGGGCGGAGAACCTAACTACGTCTCTCAAAGTATAGTAATTGATGAAATAATACATGATAATTGAAGAAAAAGACTTTCGATTAACTCCAGTAAATGATTCTTCTCCTATGTTCGACCTTGAGCTCTTACATATAGTAAAGCCTAAAGGTGGAGAGCCAAGAGAAGAATTCAAGGTTGCTGGATATGGATTGCCTTTAGAAGCTGTGATTAAAAGAATCATTAGCTTTAGAATACAATCCAAACGTGGAGATGAAACCATATCTTTAAAAGAGTATTTGGAAGACTATAAACAGATTCAGAAGGAAATTAAAGAAATATGTATGCAGAATTAATTAATACTATAAATTCAGTAGCAGCTACTTGTGAAGAAAAATTCAATATAAATTCTGGAGGTTGCTGTTATTTTGCTTATTTGATAGCTCGTGAACTTGATAAGCGTAAAATAAAGTATAAACTTGCAATAGAAGATTGGACTTTTTCAAAGAAATTTTGTAAAACCAATCGACTAAAAGCAAGGAAAGCCCTTAAGAATAGGCAGTCTTACGTTGGTGGAAATAGTTTGGTTAATTGTAACCATTTTACTTTAATGGTAGGTGGAGAATTAGTCAACCACGAATCAGATTGTAGAAGTGAGGTAATTTTAGTAAGTTACATAAATTCCGAAGACATTGACTGGATTTATAAAACAGGAAAGTGGAATGACTTTTATAAAAGAAAGAACAATCCTACTGTAGAACGTATGGTAATTAAAGCATTTAACGAATATGAAAAAAGAATCCAAGAAAAAGACAGAAAGAAAAGAAGTGTACGTCCCAGTGAAGAGTCTCTTCTGTGCCCGCTGTCAAGGTCGGACAAGTCACTCCTTATGTGATTATGAGAACAAAATCTATAAGTGTAACATCTGCAAAACAGTTCGTTCTGTATGATATTTGTAATTTTAGCATTTTATGTACTGCCGGTTCTGTTGTTAACAGACTTATTAATTACGGCATATAAACTAGCAAAAGGAGAAGGAGACGAAGTTTTACTAATCCATGCCATCATTGGAGTACTTGCTGCACTCATTCCACTTATTAATTTAATATTTTTAATATTGATTTTTAGAGCAATAAGTGACATGTCCAAAGACGAAATGGATGAGCTTAGTAAACATAGTATAGTCTTTAAATTTTTGTTTAAGAAAATTTGAAAAAAATATTGTTAGGACTTACCTTGGGAATAGTTCTCATGGTAGGTTGCAGTGGAACTCCAACTGCAAATGGGAGTTATAATGGTATTGTTATTAATCGTATAGGAACATTCAGTTCCAGTATACGAAATGACGGTACTATACATACCTTTACTTACAAAGGTAATGAATATATCGTAGCCAGTAATGGATACAAGGGTGGAATATCATTAATTCAAATCAATAAATAATTATAATCATGAAAAAGATTGAAAAACCAAAGAGAGTACAACAAAGTGACGAAGAATTAAGAGTTGATGTGTATAACGATGCAGAAATGGTTGCATTGGGAATACGTGTTCCACCACTTGCTCCAAGAGACCCTTTGGTGTGGACAAAGACTCCTTCCGAAAAGTTCATTTTGAAGCGTGAGCGGGCTCGTGATAAGACCGAGTTCCTTACTAGATGGGCAGGAAAGAAGAAGAGTATTCCGGTCTATGATAAGCTCATAGTAAGGCTACACAAAGCGCCAAAAGGTGGTAAGAACACTTTGTCTATCAAATGTGGACAGAGTGACATACCTAAGATTTTGGCACGATATAAAGATAATGTTGTAAATTATTCATGGAATGGCAAAACCTACACCGGAACCAGTCTACCATTCTGGGGACGTTAAAGTAGTAGTGACAGACAGCTTTATCTACGAAGTAAATCTTTATAGAATCTTCAAAGATAGAGCTGAATGTGTAGGCTCTCAACACTACTCAACAGAAAAACCTATTGGCAAATTTAAGGAGTGTGAAACAGTTAAAACCAAGACATGCACATACATGAAGTGTGTTGCATGGATTGGTGCTCCTATGTCATATATTGAGAGTAATGGATTTAAATTATACGATAAAAATGGAGAAAAAGGAAAGCGAAAAACCAGTCGTAAGAAACGATAGCGTTGCTCCTACAATGGCAAAGACCGAGCAAACAATCGACAAAAGCAGAAGAGTATGTACTCTTAGCCATGTAATGATTGAAATGTTGGTAAAACAACTCGGTGCAGAATTGAGCAACCACAATCTTTACAGAACATTTGCCAACTATTTTAGTTGTCAAGGACTTCCTAAGCTTGAAGAATATTTCATTCTAAGGGCTGATGAAGAAGATAATCATCACAACTGGATTCTTTGGTATTTAAATTATAATGATGCCGAGTTTCAGTATCCAAGAATTGAAGCCATAAATGTGGACATTCCTAATAGAGCTTATCCATTTGAAGCTACTGTAGATAGAGAAATCGAAACTACAGAGTCAATCAATAAGATTGTTAAGCAAGCTATTCAAGAAGGTGACTGGGCTACAGAAGCGTGGTTGAAAGGTAATGACGATGAACATGGTAAACTTGTTCTGGAACAAATCGAGGAGGAATCAATCAGTCGTACTATTGCTGAAATGGCAAATGAAGATACTGACTGGCAAACTAAACAGGATACTATCCTAAGTTTCTATCTGGATTATCCGGGAAGAAACCCAAATGACGATTAATAAACATTAAAAATTATACAAAATGAAAAAAGTAGCTGAATTTATTGAAGGAACTTTTATTGATTATAAAGGTGACAAACGTGAGTACACAATCTGCGCATTGAGCTGTCCGATTGAAGAAGGTGATGATAAAGCAAGTGATAGCGAAGTAAAACAGCTTCGTCTTGGTATTGCGGTAAGACGTGATGGTGATGAATATGTCCGCGGAATTGGTATGGCAGAAGCAGAAAGAAAGGCTAAAGAAAATCCATTCTCTGTTCTCCGCGCCGATACTCTTGGAGTAATTAATTCCACTGTAGTACAGGCTATTCTTGAACAAGAAGCCGAATTCTTTGAAAGAAATCCGGGTAAATATATCAAAGCATACAGAAAAGATGCAGAAAGATATTTCTATGAACTGGAACTTGAAGAAAAGCGTCGGAAAATGAGCAAGAAGATGCAGGAAGTTCACGATTATCTGTTAACTGCTCCAGAATGGGAACTTGAAATTCTTATCGAGTGCCTTATGTACGATGCTGAATTGCAGAGAAAGGGGGAATTGTAATGAAAGACCACTGGGCTCTTTATTTACTAATAGGATTGCTTTGTATCGCAGGGACTATGACTATTATGGATAGAGTCTACAGGAAGAACTTTCAGACATCTCCTAGTGATGATTATAAAGAGTTGGTGCGAGACATCGACTCTTTAAACAATCACATCAGTAACATTAATAAAGTCAATGACAGTTTACTTAATGCTATTGATACCACTAAAGTAAAAATAATAAAAATTCGCGAAAAATATGAAGCAGATTATATTGATATTACTAATCAGCCTCTTGGGGACGATGTCAAGTTTTTCTCAGACTACCTATCCGAAAGTTACGGAAGATTCTTTGGTGGTAATAACTCCTCAACAGTTGAAGCACACTAATCTAATCTTTTTAGAGCATAGAAAGCTTTCTAAGGAAGTGGATTTATTAATTCAGCAAGTAAACGGTCTTGAGACTGTTAATAAGAATCTTGTTGCAATGGATTCTCTAAGGCTGTCCCAATTGAATAGATGTATGTTACAGGCAGATATTAATGACCAAGTTATTAATTCTTTAAACATACAGTTAGCCAAAAAGGAAAAACGAGTAAAGAAACTTAGGAATTTATCCATAGGTGGATTCACTGTTGCAGCAGGATTATTTGCAGTATTATTTATAAAATGAAAGACGTAAGGTATTGGATTGGATTAATTGTTGGAGCTGCCATAATATCTTCTTTAGTAAGTAATGTAATAGCTATGTGTTTTATGTGTCTTACTTGGGGAATATTTTTAGCATGGTTGGCCGATGATTGATATAATTGAACAATGGGAAGCAAAAGGATTCCGAATCTGTATTTTTCCGCAACAAAATAAAGGTCAATGGTTGTGGACTGCTGGGGTATATATCGGTAATGTCACAACAGCACATTGGGCAGATTCAAATAATGGATTGCCTAGAGCTGGATATTTGAAGTACAGTGAAGCATTAGATGCTGCTGTTAAGTTTTGTGAAAACTATAAACCTAAGACTAGTGGCAAAAAAGCAGGCAATAGATAAGGATAAAGACGGGGTTAAATATAAATATCCTGCACGTACTTGTAAAGAATGTGCTAAGTATCCTTGTTTTGTAGGAATCGAAAAGAAGATTTGTGACTTTGCGAAGTATGGTTGTGTAGATTATAGAGAAAAATAAAATGACATATTTAATAACAATAATTGTATCCATTATAGTAATATCTTGGTGGATAAAGATGGCAAATAAGTATGCTTACAATGGTTGGGATGGAAAGAAGATTAAAGTTCCTAACATTGTAAAGATATTACTTTATGCTGTTTGCATAATTCCATTTCTCAATGTGGCTCTTGCATTTATTTTAGTAACTGCAATAAGCTTCATAGAGTTCGAATGGAAGGGCTGGGAAGAAAACAAACTCTTATATTGGCTATTTAAGAAATGAAAACATATTTATATTATTTAATGCTTATTACGATATGGGCTTGTTTATAAAAATAAGAGAAGTTGGGTTAGAACGCGCACAACCCGGCTGGAGACAAATCCTCGATAAAGATATTGAGGATTATCATGACGGAGAGGATGTTCTATGTTATAACGGGAATTATGGAAGATGCCCAGTAAGTGCTTTTGATGTATTAGAAGAAGTAGAAGCAGATTGCTTCGAAGAGCTTGATTATAAAGGCACTTATTTAGACCCTACTGGTAAAGAGTGGAACGGTAATGGTTGGATAGATAGAGACGGAAAACTCTATCCTTGTGACTGGATGCAGCACGACGACCTTGCTTATTACTACTTTAAGAAATCAGTAGACCAACTTGAAGCATCAGGTTGGATTCGTGTTATGAGGAACACTCCGGGATATAGAGGTAGAATTTCTCAAGCTCAATATAATAAGTGCAAACAGATTGGTATTGAAATTCCTGAAAACGACGTATTATGGCAGTAAAAACAATTGATAGAAGTAAAATGAAAGAATACAACATTTATGCCGGACTCGGCGGGGGCTTTGGTGGAAAAAAGTATCAGTACACTGGCCTATTTGAGTCACATGAAGATGCAGAACATGAAGCATGGGAAGCAGCTTGTGAAGAGTATGATTCTTACGAAGGTACCAATGGCTTAGGTACTTATGCGGATGCAATAGAAGAAGCCCATGGAGAACTCGGTTGGGATAGAGACGATGAAGACCCTGAACTGGTAGAATATGCCAATGAGGTGTTTGATAGTTACATGGAAGACTGGATTGAGTATTGTGCAATTCCAACAGATGAAGACACGGAAACAGATAAGGAAGACCTTATTCGTGACTACATTATAGAGGATGATAACAATACTTGCGAAACTGGTTGCGAGTAACACAGACCCCGAACAATATGTTACATATGTATTTCAGGATTTAGAAAGTAAAGAGTATCTTATGTGTGTGCAGTTCCCGAATTGGGAACATCGCTCACTACGTCTGGGAGAAATAGGCTTTCTAGAGTATAAAGAGATTAGAGCCGGAATTGATACATGGTTCGATGGGAGTAAAATGATTCCCTATAATTACAATAACATACAATTCATAAAGTTTATACCTAAACCAGAGGGAAAGAAACCGTATGTTATGTACATGTAACGGCTAAGAGCACAATAGATAACTTTTAAAACAAATAGATGATGAAAATTTAAGGATAGTAAAAGTTTATAAAAGTTATGACAGTTAAAGAAAAACTAGAAGAAGCGCTTGCAGCAAAAGACAACAATATTAAATCTTTCGTATGGAAGGGTGAGAGAGAAGAAGTGAATGGAGAAAGAATTCAGCCGGAATATCGTTTGGTTGATTGTACTGAAGAACAATTGAGAAAGTTCTATCAGCACTGTAAGTCCATGTTGTATAACACTGACAAAACTCATCCGGGAAGATATGTATTGTTAGATATTATTAAAGAACAGAGAGACAAATGTAATACGGAGCTTTATCTTCGCTATCTTGAGAAAGAAACAGAAGATAGAAAACGTTATCCAAGATTCCTTTATAGAAATGATTTGAGTAAAGTCATTGAAGCCAATAAGGAACAACTTACTAAGGATAAATTAAAAGAATATCCTATCTCCACTCTTACTAATGGTATTCCATTAGAGTTTGCAAGCATACCTATCGAACTAGTATTGGACGGATGCTTAGATGCATTAGGTAAATTTAATAAACAACATATAACCCTTACCTTTATCTTGAAACAAGGATTATGGTTTACTCCACAGGAAATGAAAGATTTGACTGAAAAGGATGAAAACGGTAATATCAGAGATAGATTGGAAGTGGTGAGGGAACGTCTTAATCTAAAGTCTACTGCTAATCTATATGTAAATTCGAGAGGATTGACATATGGACAATTAAGAGCGATGATTAACTTGAAGAGTAAGAAGTATTTCGATTTAACAACCGAGCAACTGACTACTTTGAGAGATAAAGTATTGTTCTTACTTGAGGAGGAAGTGAAGTATCACATCGAGCAGTGGGAAACCAGAATGGGGCAAATAGAAAAGGTTGCTGAATATCATGGGTATACTCTCTAAAATTGAGTTTTTCCTTCTTAAAGCTATATTATATTTGTACCTCTCGTTGGGAAAACTTGTTACTATTCCTGTAGATAATTATGTAGTATTAGCATCTATTATCTAATTTGGACTTATTTACACCACCAACAAGGGATGAACGGCAGGAAGAAGGAAGAATTAAATGGATTGATAATAAATGTAAAGGAACTTTAGAATATGGTACTGGTGTAGGTAAGACCTATACTGCAATCAAATGTGCCAAAAGTGTATTGGCCAAATATCCACAGTTTAGAATATTAGTTGTAGTCCCAACTGATTTGCTTAAAGAGCAATGGATTATGAACCTTACTAAACACGGAATTTTCATGAACGCAGAGGTTGTGGTAATCAACACAGTCGTAAAGCATGAATGGACTTGTGATATTCTCATTATTGATGAAATTCACAGAATGGGGGCTGATACATTTAGCGAAGTATTTGAAAAGGTAAAATATCGAATGATACTTGGTCTAACCGCAACACTTGAGAGACTTGATGGAAGACATAAAATTATTGAGAAATATTGTCCAATTATTGATACTATTTCTCTTGAAGAAGCTCTTCAGAATGGATGGGTTTCTGATTATGTTGAATATAAAGTGTATATTGATGCAGACATCTCTGAGTACCAGAAATATAATAGAGAGTTTACTGAACACTTCTCTTACTTTGATTATAACTTCTCTTTAGCCATGCAAATGATTGGTAAAGAGGGTTATAAATATAGAATGGCTTATAGAGACTTTATATGTGAAAGAGACAAGATAAAGGATGGGAAAATAAAGTCTGAAATTCTAAAGGATATCACATTTCATGCTGTTGGTTTTGCAAGAACTATGCAGCAAAGAAAACAATTCATTTATAACCACCCAGATAAAATCAGACTTACTCAATTAATTTGTGATTACAGGCAGGATTGTAAAATAGTCACATTTTCTGCAACTACTAAAATTGCAGAAAAAATAAAACGAGGGTCTGTTTATACTGGAAAAGATTCAAAAAAGAAAAGCAGAATAACTCTCGAAGAGTTCAGTAAAATGGATACTGGGGTATTAAATACCGTTAAAAAAGCAGATGAGGGAATGGATGTTTCTGGACTATCTGTAGCTATAATTTTAGGAATGGATTCTAGCCCCACCAAAATGATACAGAGAACTGGAAGAGTAGTCAGGTTTGCTCCGAATAAACGTGCAGAAATATTTACCTTTGTGGTAAGAGGAACTGTTGAAGAAGAATGGTTTAATAAATCACATGTCAATAAGAAATATGTAACTTTGGATGAGGAACAGTTAATGCATGTATTAAGGAGAGAACCTTTTGAAGAAATAAAAAAGAAACCAATGACCTTCATGTTTAGGTATTAGTATGACAATAAAAGAAGCAGGAAAGAATTATGAAGTATCAATGAATTATTGGTACGATGAGGATTCCGATTTATGGGGATGGTCTTGGACATTAAACTGTGGATATCAATGCTGGGATAGCAAATATACCTACGCAGACCCAGCCGAGTGTCAAAGAAATCTCGAATCCTTCCTCAAAACATGGACAGGACCGACCAAGTGATTTAGGTTAAATTTGCCTAAATCTCACTTGAGTTTGGAAATGTCAAATATTTTTATTATCTTTGTAATCCAATTCAAAATGATATTAGAAAGACAAGTAGAATTACTGTTGTTAGCTAGAATCCTAGACGCAACAGAAAACATGGACTTTTTTACCGTCGACGACCAACTTTATAGTGTAGCAGCTATAGACCATAGGGTAGACGAGCTGTTAAAAGAGTTCTTAGAACCGTATGTAATTGATAACGCTCTGAAAGGAGATTAAAGTGATTACAGTTAGAGATTAATAAATTACTTATTTAATTTTTAACTGTTTGGATAAATTAAGTTTAACAATAGACAATGAGCTAGCAATTTTAGAGAAGTATCAAATTTCTCCAAATGAGCTATTTACAATTAGAATTTTACTTCTTGCGAAAGAAGAATATAACCCTGAATACGTTTTTAGATTCTTAGCAATACCAGAAGAAATGAGAGGAGATTTAAGAAGTACTTTAATCTCTTTACAAAATAAAGGTATAATATTGAAGTCTTATAAGATTCCTAATAAAGGAGAACAGTTTTATCCTGAACAAGTCGATTTTGCCGTAAACTTCTTAAAGACTTTTTATAGAGCTTCTTTTGATATGGGTAAGGAATTATTTGAAGCTTATCCAGCATTTACGAACATCAATGGGGTGACCTATGGATTACGTAATATTGCTAAGAAATTTGACAGTCTTGAAGATTTCTTCCGGTTTTATGGTAAATCCATAAGACACAACCCAGCTGAACATGAACACATTTTGGAGTGTTTGAACTGGGCATTAGAAAATACTAACTTTATTAATTTTGGTATTTGTGAATTTGTAATATCCCAGAAATGGAAGGATATAGAAATATTAATGAGTGGAGATTATGATGGTGTGAACTTTTCTGCAATTAGGTCTCTATGATAACAAATTCGTTAGTACATCAAATCACATTAGGAAGAAGTGGAAAGAACTGGGGATTAAGTATGGGTATGCCCAAGTTGGAAAGTATTATAGATGGAGTAACTAAGGGAACTTATACTCTGTTATTTAGTGGAACTGGCTCTGGTAAGACTTCATTGGCTTTGTATTCTTACATTTATAGACCACTGGTTGAACACTTACATGATAATAAATTCAAAGTTACATATTATAGTTTGGAAATGAGTAGCGAATTGCTGTTTGCCAAATTATTATGTATGCACATATTCGAGGAATATGGAGTTGAATTATCTACTAAAGAATTACTTTCCAAAGAAAAGGGATATACCTTAAGTGAGGAAAACTATCAACTTGTTCTTAACTCTTTACCTTGGCTACATGATGTGGAAAAGGTTATTACAGTTCATGATAAGGCTTTAAATGCAGAGATTCTGTATTCGTCTTTAATGAAAGAATTGGAAGGAAGAGGTAAGTTCATTGAAACGGAGACTAGAACTATTTATGAACCGGATAATGAAGACCTGATTCATTTAGTAGTAATAGACCACTTAAGTCTTGTACGTAAATCTCAAGGAAGAAGCCTAAAGGAAGAAATGGATTTAATTTCATCTTATTTGGTTACTTTGAGAAATAGATGTGGAATCAGTCCGCTAGTCATTATGCAGGCGAATAGAGATTCTACCTCAATGGACAGAAAGAAAGCCGGGTTTGATAATATGCAAATCTCAGATATTAAGGATAGTGGTTCTCCAGCTCAGGATAGCGAAATCATTATTTCCATTTTCAATCCACATAGAGAAAGACTGAATAAATATAAGGGTTATGATATAAAGACATTACAATCTAGATTTAGAAGCATAACTGTTCTGAAGAATCGTTATGGTGAGTCGGATATAGAAGTAGGAACTACGTTCTATGGAAAATGTGGACTCTGGAAGGAGTTACCTAAATCTGACGAAATCTATGATTACGGGAAGTATTTAACTTCCGACTATGTAAAGGAAACCTATGAAGAGATACAACCAAAGAAAATAGATGCCAAAGAAAATAAACCTTTACAAATAAGTATTAAACTATAATGGCAGAAATGATTTGTATTTGTGGAGAGTCTGGTTCTGGAAAGACTACTTCAATCAGAAATTTAAATCCAGAAGAAACTTTTATCATTACAACAACAGGTAAAAGACCGGGTATTCCTGGAGCAAAGAAAAAGTATCGTAATCTTAATACTGCTGGTAAGAATCCAGAAGAGTTAGGAAACTTTTATACTACGACTAGTGTTGATAATGTTGCAACTATGTTGAAACTTATTAACAGTAAAATGACATGGATTAAATATGTTATCATTGATGACTTCCAATATTTCATGGCGTTTGAAGCTATGGATAGAGCTAAGGAGAAAGGATATGAGAAGTTTACTGAAATGGCACAACATGCTTATTCTATATTGAAGAATGCAATGAATCTTCGTGATGATTTGTATATTGTGGTATCTACTCATAGTGAAAATATTGGAGATAGAGTTAACCAATATCTAAAGATTAAGACTCTTGGAAAGATGTTGGATTCAGTTATTACTCTGGAAGGTTTGTTCACTTATGTACTTTTCACTACAATCGAAAAGGATGAAGAAAATAAGCCTAAGTATATGTTCAAGACCAATTCAGACGGAACTTGCACTGCTAAGTCTCCTATGGGATTGTTTGACGAACTATTGATAGATAACGATTTAAATATGGTAATTTCACGTATTAAGGAATATAATGGTGAGGATTAAAATGCTGATTGTATTCGATTTCGACCCAGAGACAGGGGAGTATACTCCCGTCTCTCGCGAAATCATAAATGAAGGAGAGACTGGTGCAAAGAAAACTGAAACTAAAAGCACCTCTAAAAAGAAGTCTAAGTCTTTCCTTCCAGATAGTAAAGAACCTTTAATTGTTCTTGAAGATAATAAGTATATATTAAATGAAGCCGCTGCAGAAGCACTTGGTGTTAGTCCTGATGATAGAATTGACATTAAGTATGAAAAGCAAGGTAAGCTTCTAAAGCCTGTGATAGGTTCTAATGAAGCGTTTGGAACTAAGGGAGGAAATAAGCTGACTAACTCTTTAACTGTAAGTTGCAGAGGTAAAGCTAATGAAACTCTTAGTGAATATGGTTCTCAATTTACGTTAGTTCCCCATGCACATAAGGATGGATTGTTCATGCTTATTGGGGATAAGACCCCAGAGGAACCACAATCAACGGATGATAAGATTGATACAAGCAAGGTAGATGAAGAGCCTAGTGAAGATATCCCATTGGATATTCAATTAGCAAATATGATTCAAGATGATTCAGTAGAAGAAGATACTATTACATCATTTGACTTTACATTAAAATAATCTACAATATGGAATTAAATTTTAACCTCTCAGCAACACCGTCAGTATCAACATCTAAACCTAGATTGAAACCTTATGAGATTCATAGAGTTAAGCTCGCAGAAGCTAAGGTGGAAACACTTAAAGGTAAGAAAGACCCTGATGCTGTGTATGAAATTCTAAAAGTTAGATTCGAGAACAACGAAGGCTATTACGAAGAAAGCATTTTCTTCCCAAAAGAAGGGGATGATAAAAGACCCACAAGACAGAACAAAGAAGGACACGAAGTTGAAAGCCCTAGCAATTTCGAGAGAACAATGTCCTTTATCGCTCAAGTAGGTACAGTGATGAACCCAACTGAGTTTGAAAAATTAAAGGGTATACCATTCAAGAGCTTTGGTGAGTTGTGTGACCACTTCATCAAAATTCTTAAGCCGAAATATGGTACAGAGACTAATTTGAAATTGATTGGGGCAACTGACAAAGACGGAAATTTCGTACCTCGTCTTCCTTATTTCTTAGCACTTAACAAACAAGGTGAAGTGTTCGTTTCTGATAACTTTATTGGAGACAATCTATTCTTTACTGAATATGATTTAAAGAGAAAAGAAGAATTGAAGGCTAAGAAACCAACTGATGTCGACGCCATTGAGAAAAAGAACAGTGCGGCTGATGCAGCTTCTGATACTCAATCAGTTGACGAAATCGACTTTAATTCTTTAAAGTAAAAGCTAACATTTCTTAGCTCTTACTAATCTTATTAAGAGTTATTTGGAATTGAGATTTAAAACTATTATCTTTGTGGTTCAATGAAATAATATGTTAATATGCAATTTACGATTGAACCTACAATCACAAAAGACTATTTGTTATCTAAATACTCCCAAGAAACTTATATGGAATACTATTTGGGTATTCCTGTTAAGAAGGGATTATTTAAATCGCCTCTAAGAATTGATGACCATCCGACTTGTTCATTTTATGTGAATAAGTCTGGAGATGTTATCTTTAATGACTTTAAGGGAGATTTCTACGGAAATTTTATTAGCGTTGTAATGAGGAAATTTAGTTGTACATATCATCAGGCTTTGAAAATCATAGCCAATGATTTTGGACTAATATCTTCCCCAAATCTTAAAAAGAACAAAGGCAAAATTAATGAACGTGCAGAGAAATTTGAGGAGACTGGACCAGCCAGTATTCAAATTGAAATGCAAGATTTCTCTCAAAAGGAGCTTGAGTGGTGGGCTTCTTATGGTATCACATTACCCATACTTAGAAAGTTTAGGGTATATTCTTGTAAATCCATTTTTTTAAATGGAAATTATTTTGCTTCTTCCAACGAACAAAGTCCCATTTATGGTTACTATAAAGGTAAAAAGGATGGACTAGAGCTATGGAGAATTTATTTTCCTAAACGCAAGTCGTATAGATTCCTTTCTAATTGGTCTGCTAAAATGATACAGGGACTAGACCAACTTCCGAAAAAGGGCAAAGTGTTGGTTATTACTAAGTCACTGAAAGACGTAATGACTTTTTATTCGTGTGGAATACCTGCCATAGCGCCTAACTCTGAGAATTTATTTATTCCGCAAACTCTTTTTGATGAATTGAAAAGTAGATTTGAGCACATTTGTGTATTATATGATAATGACTTAGCCGGTGTTTCTAATATGAAGAAGATTAGAAAAGAAACTGGTTTAGTCTGTCTTATGATACCTCGTAGCTATGATGCTAAGGATATTTCAGATTTTCACAAGAAGTATGGACACAAAAAAACCTTGGAATTAATCCAGGAAGGAGTAAATTATTATGGCAGAAGAACAAGAGAAACCAAAGAAGAAACACACAGGAGCGTATGCTAAGAGAAAAGGTAACAACTATGAGTTAAAGATTATCAAGGAACTAACAGCACTCGGATTTGAAGGATTAAAATCCTCTAGGTCTGAATCTAAGAACCTTGATGCCGATAAAATAGATATAGCAGAAACAATTCCAAACACGTTACCGTTCTATGTACAATGTAAATGTACTAAGAATAAGCCCTCGTACCAAGACATTATCCCAGGCTGCCCACGTAAAGACAGACCACTTGTAGTATTCCATAACTATCAAGTAAATAAAGAAGTCAATATGGGCTCCATTGGAGAATATGTCATTATGACAAAAGAATATTTCTATGAACTAATTAAGGCGACTAAACAATAGTCGCCTTTTTTATTATTATGACAAACGAACAAAGAGAAGCTCTGGAAAATCAAATCGAACAACATAATCATATAATTATGGACTTGTATGATGAAATAGACTACCATGAGCGAGAAGTAAAAAATCTCCAGACTCTTTTAAATGATGATAGTAATCTTGAAGATGCGGTCAGTATTAAAGAGGGTAGGTAATGGAGTTATAGAAATAGATTATTTAAATATTAACTGTTATCATTTAGGATAAAAAATGAAAATTAAAATTCAATCTGTTGTAGATTTGATTACTAACAGCTCCACTGAAACATTTACAATATTAAATGGTAATGCAGAACGTATTATTAGAGATATTGTGGATGCTTTACTTGCATCAGCAGGAAGTGCCCTTACGTTTTCTGACCTGTTTGTATTCGACACTAAATTCAGTGATAAATGGGAAGATGCATATTACGATTACATTAGAGATTTTATCAAGGATGGATACGATGATTATGCAAAATCTCTTGAAAAGCTCTACACAGATGGCTGGAATACAGGTGATTGGTGCGAGAGTAAGACAAAAGCACTTGAATATATTTTCAGTGAAATGAAGAGAGTTGCAATCGAAAATGGGGCACTAACATATAAAGAGTACTGTGTGCAGGAAAACGAGGATGCTTGGGATTGTTCCCCAGCTCTTGAAGAACTAAACATTAGGGTCAAGGATGGAATTGCTAATAAGGAAGCCGATTTGGCTGCCAAGGCTTTAAACTCCTTGGATAATCTATATAGTGCTGACTATCGCTGTGGATAATATGTTAAGGGACTTATTAGAAGCCTTTAAAAAGAAATTCCTATGCTGCCATGAATGGGAACAAATAAAAGAGAGTGAAGTATACTGGAGTGAGACTGATAAACGTCCCACTTGGGTAGAAATTACTTTTTTATGTAAAAAATGTGGTAGATTTAAAAAGATTAAAGTATGAAAATTTTAACAAAAATACAAAGTATCTCCGATATTATCACGAACTCCTCTTCTGAAACATTCCTAATGCATCAGAGAGATGCAGAACGTTATAATAATCTGCCATCAGACGGGTGTATTAGTATTGACGCAGTTGGTGAAGAATGGATTCGTAATAATTATTGGGAAAGGGAATTAATATGTAACTTCCTCAATATCGAAGAACCAGACGACGATTGTTTTAGCTCTGAAGACTGGAATGAATTTGTGGATTCGTACATAATGCCTCGTATTGATGAATTTGACGACATTTACTTTGTAGAAATTGAAGACCATTTCGAAGATTGTTGTGAGGTTCTCGAAGATGCGATAGATGATGCAATTTGCTGGACATCAAGACATTAAAAAAATTATGAAGCTTAAAATAACATTTAAAGTTCAATCACTCTCTGACATTATCACTAATTCGAGCTCGGAAGTATTTCTTAGGATAGATTCTAAAGACGAAAAGACTCATAATGAGATATATAAAGTCATGCAAGAACTATTTCCTGGAAATGATTACGAAATGTCTCCTGGAGTGTGGGAATATACCGAAGACGGTGAATATTCTATATCTCTTGAAGTTCCTTATGGAATTGAGGACTTTGAAACATTCTATGAAGCTGGAATTAGAGCAATTCTAAAGGAGAAATTTGGTGAAGACAACTATACAATAATAGTATGAGAATAGGAATAGATTTGCAGTCTGTATCAGACATCATTACAAATTCAAGCTCTGAAGTGTTCACTGTTAAGGCAGAAATGCCTATCAGTGAGCTCAAGCAGCTTATTACTGAAATTGCTGACAAGAATTACTTTAAAGGTTCTTGGGAGGAATGGGAAAAACTTCCTGACGAGGAAATGAATAAGTATGATTCTTCTTCCGGAATGGGTGGGGAATTGGAAATACAAACGTTTGACGATTTATATACTCGTTACAAGTTCGATGAAATTCCAGAGAATAAAAGAGAGTTCTTTACCAAAGAAATATACTCTCTTATGTTTAAAGAGTCAATTGAAGAACTGGAAAAGCGTCTCTGGATTGATATTGACGAGGCTAGAAGAGGTACAATTCAATGGATAATCAACAATCTCAATGTCATAGGTTGTACTGGCTATTGCAGAATAGACCCGGAGACTAAAAGAGTTGTTGAACTTGTTGGATATTCAGAATGGGATAAACTTCCAGAAAACGAACGAAATTATTAAAAAACAAGATGAAAGATTTTAAACATTGGGGTGCCAAAAAGAGAGTATTCCCCGCATATAATTACAATGCACTGTGGTTCAATCTTAAAACAATCAGACTTGGTAGTGGAGTTGCTAAAGAACTTCCTGCTGATATGGCTGAATTTTATGATGTTGGAATTAACACATTATGTAATGCAGAATGTCCTTTCTGCTATGTAAGTGCTTCACACAAAGGAATAAATTATCCCGACATTTGTGAAACATGGAAGAAATGGATGTACATGTACCAATCTGAAGTAAAAGATGGAACAGTATTTACTAGCAAGCCATTCCAAATTGCTATCGGTTCTACTGGTGAACCTACCATTCATCCAGACTTTTGTAAGTTCTTGGAAACTGTGTATAATACTGGAGTGGTTCCTAATTACACTACTAACGGTATTACACTGTCCAATATTAAAACTAGTAGAGAATTGCTTGAGTATACTCGGAACTTTGTTGGTGGAGTGGCAGTAAGTCTTGGCAATAAAGCATTAAAAAGGAATGCTGATATGGCTATTGTCAACTTAATTACAATGGGTGATACCAATGTGAATATCCATCACATTATTTCTGCCAAAGACTCTGTTGATGATTTTATTAAAGAGTGGAAACGCTATGGTAGTGATATTAAGTATCATGTTCTATTGCCGTTAATGCCTTCTGGTAGAAGTTCAAAAGGACTTGACGAAGGAGTGTTTGAATATCTCGAAGAGAAAATTCTTGAGGAGAATGTAACTAATGTTGCATTTGGAGCACACTTTTGTAAGTATTTGGAAAACTCAAGGATTCCTACTTATCTTTATCCGCCTGAATCTTTAAGTAAGAATGTAATTCTTACAAAGGATAAAGTTCAAATAACCCCAAGTTCATTTAACTTAAATCCAATTAAAACAATTGAATTATGATTAAATCAACTCCTAAAATAGAGGGCGTAAAAATTACATCTACTATAACGTCTGAAACACTTCCTTATCCATGCCTTCTTAGGTATGCCTGTCATGGTTACGATTACGTTGTTCTCGCAATAGAGCCATCACTTAAGAGTTTTAAAGGAATAATTGTTAAAGTGTTTAACAAAGACGCGGATGACGAAATTTTTGAAGGAGCAATAGACAACTGTTTTTCATTAACAGATTTTGGGACTCCCGAAGGATTCAATTTCTACAACAAAGAAATAACTATTAAAAACTCAGCCAATTATCAATGATGGACTATGTACTATTTGGAGCAATCGCAGGAGATGTCTGCGGTTCCTCCTATGAAGCAAAATTTAGAAGAACAAAACTGTATGAAGCTGTTCGTTTAGTAAGAACAGGTAATGATTTTACTGATGATACAGTTTGTACTATTGGAGTAGCAAATGCTATTTTGAAATACAAGAATCCTACTCCGGAGCAATTTGGAGAATGTATTCAGGAAATGTGTAAGAAACATCCCAATAGAGGATATGGAGGAATGTTCCGTAAATGGATAGATAATCCTGTTCCTTATGGAAGTTATGGAAATGGTTCTGCTATGCGTGTTAGTCCTGTTGGATTCTATGCGCATAACGCAAAAGAATGTCTTGAACTTGCCAAGAATTCTGCCCTGTGTTCTCATAATGACCCAGAGGGAGTAAAGGGCGCTCAAGCTATCGCACTAGCTATTTATCGAGCCAAGCATGATTCTATTACTAAGAATCAAATTTGGTACGTTTTGGATAACTATTATCCTGAGTATACCGAAAAAACTCTTGATGAAATTCGCCCGGGATACCATTTTGACTCTACTTGTCAAGGCAGCGTTCCAATTGCTTTGCTTGCATTTCTGGAATCTGAAGACTATGAAGATTGTTTGAAACTGGCTATTTCTATGGGCGGAGATAGTGATACTATTGCAGCTATGGCCGGAAGTATTGCTTATGCTTATTACGAAAAAATGCCACAAACTATCTTTGACCAAGTATGGGATGTTCTTCCAGAGGAGATGATTGATATTATTGAAACCTTTGATGATGTTTGTGAATGAACACATACGTAGTTCCTTTTGGCACATCTGATAGCGTCTGGATTGAAAAAGTTACAGCCAGAAGTCTTCAGGAAGCTAAGGATAAAATCATTGAAACTTATGTAAATCTCTGGGATTTAGATTATCCTGGAGATTGGAATGAGTTTGTTGATATCGTTGAAGCAGCTAATGCTCAAGTAGGCGATGTCATTGATATAGACGCTTTATAAACGAATTAAATTTTTACATGAAGAGATTTAGAATTGGACTGGACATTGACGATTGTCTAGCCGACTTTTGGGGAGCATATTGTGAATATTTTGATACAAAGAATAATCCACGTATGCTCGAAGATAGTATAATTACTAAAAACGTGCAGCAGGTATTATCCAAAGATAGAGATTTCTGGCTTGGTTTGAAGGTTATTAATATGCCGGATTTCCAGCCAACTCTGTATTGCACAAAGAGAGTAAATAACAAAGAATGGACTAAGAAGTGGTTGGAGATGAATGGATTCCCTAAAGCTCCAATTTATCAAATGGTCTATCAGCATGGCAATAAAGCTGATATGATTAAAGGTAAAGTTGATGTATTTATAGACGATTCAATTAGTAATGTACTGAAATGTCACAATTCAGGACTTCCTGCATTGGTATATCACACTGAAAGAACTTCTGACTTTCCTATGTATAAGGTTTTCTCTCTTTGTAAGGACGAAATTATGGATGCCTACTGCTTTATGAAAACCTACGGTTAATGGAAAAACAATTATTTACTTGGGGAAGTTGGGACCTATGCGATAATCTTTTTATAGCTTTTATGAATTGTGTATTTATCAAGGACATTGGTAAATATAAAGCGGGAGACAAAGTATATTGTATTGATATGAACTTCGAAGAAGGACTTATGTATGTATATGAATCCGCTGATGAATTAGATGCTCCCAATGCAACCTATAAACTTGAGTTACAGGTAAATGAAGCTTGAGGATATTAAGTTACGTCCCCTTGTAGAAACACTCCGAATACTTGACATCAGTGATGATGAGTATTTCGGAAATGGATATAGAGATTATATCAGTAATTCGAGACTTAAATATATAAACCCTGAACAAGGAGGGTCTCCTAAATTATATTTCGAAGGAATAAAAACTATCTATTCCGATTCTTTGGTGTTTGGTTCTGCTGTTCATGAGTTAATATTGCAGCCTAATGATTTTGTCTTAGTAGAATCGGTTGATAGACCGACAGCAAAAGCAGGATTTATGGCTGATGAACTCTATCCTACATTTTGTAAAAATGATGTAGTCACAGAAGATGATATTATAGCCGCGTCTGATAAAATTGACTACTACAAAGGGAAAATGACAGAAGAAAGAATAGAAACCCTTAGAATTAAATGTGATGACTACTTCGTACAACGTAAGGCGTATGAATACGGAGAGAGTTTTGATAAAGCCAGAACTCCAATTTATTTGGATGCTAAATCAAGGGAAAGGTTACAAGCCTGTTTGGATTCAGCGAGAAGAAATACAGAGATACAGTCTTTGTTAAATCCTTCTTATATAATGACTCCACCTATGTCTTTAAATGAGCAAGCGGTTCTGATTGATGTTGAAGTAAGTGTGCCTGAACACGAACCGTTCATATTAAAGTTAAAGGCTAAACTGGATAATTATACAATATGTCCAGATGAAAACCTTATCACATTGAATGACTTAAAAACTACTGGTCATTATTTGACTCGATTTAGTGAAAGTTGGGAACAATATCACTACTATCGACAAATGGGAATGTATGGTTGGATGTTAATGTTGGCTGCTGAAAAGATATATGGACTTAAAAATCCAGATATGAAAGCTAATATGTTATTAATATCTACAGTTCCCAATTACTTTGCTGGAGTATATAAAGTCACAAAGAAAGAAATGTTAAGAGGATTTGCAGAATTTACTAAATTACTGCGCATGGTTGCATTTTATACAGTAAATCCATGGGAGACACCTATTTAATGGAATATTACGACATGACGTATGAAGAAATGAAAGACATTTATAACGAGAATTTTTCTCTCGGATATTTGAATGTTGACGTCAATAATAAGTTTGCAGTGATTGCTCTGACTTGCCATTTGACTATGAAAGCCAAACAGCAAAAGCCAGATATCACTCCTTATAAGATATTAATGCAGATTACTGCTAAAGACCCCCTTCCAGAGAAGTTTATAAAGGGGCTTGCTATTATGTGTGAGGACTTTATGTATGGCTGTACAGAGTTCCCCACATTTGGAATTAAAACTCCAGCCGAGATGGCAAAACAGATTGGAAAGATACTTCACGAATATTTACCATTTTAATCATGACACAAAGATTGATGTATAATAAAGCTATCATATTTAAATTGACAAATTTGATGGCAGAGCATCCAGAGATGAGATTTCACCAGCTCTTATGGGCTGCTGGTCTTATGGAAAGGCGTGATGATAAAGTAGTGGATAAATTCTACGAGGAAAGTGAGGACACTTGGAAGCAAATGTGCCACAACAATTTTTGCTTTCCTCCAAACTCTAAAGAAGAAATTTGATATAAATTTATTTTCACACTTTTTAACAAGTGAGGTTTTGCAACCTCGAAAAAATGTAGTATCTTTGTATCACTTCTTCGGAAGAACATAATAGATAATTCAAGAATTAGATTATACTTTATTAAGATTTGTTTACCAAACTTATTTGGTAAGTTACAGAAAAATGACTATCTTTGTAACAATAAATAGAAGATGATTAATAAGAATAATGTTTAAAAAATTTTTTGAATTATGGCAACACAAGTATTGAATTTCCAGAAATTAGAAGTATGTGCATTTACTAAAGAAGAAGCAAAGGCTCAATTACCATTTGAAGTAATGAAAGACGCAACTCAGGCGTATAAGAATTGGAAGAAAAACCACGAAGGTGGAATCACAGAAAAGGACATCAAAGAGTTCTGTCTGGATTATCTTGCAAAACACACTAAGAATGTTAAGAACGCAGGTTGTATGATTACAATCGAAGCCGGAGCTGCTGACACTCGTGAACGTCCTTACAAAGTAAATGACGTAAAGAACGAAAAAGGTAAGAGAAAGTACAAAACTACTTATCAGTTAATTGATAAGAAATCTGGCTCTGTTATCGCAGAAACTAGCGAAACAAAAGCTAAGGCTAAAGAAATTGCAAAATCCCTTTACACTGATAAAGGTTATAAAGGTGACATCGTTTGCACTTACACAAAACAAGTACTTGAAGGTGAACCTATCGCATTTGAGGTAGAATATACTCCTTCTAAGAGTGCTAAGAAAGGAACATACCTTTGCTTTGGTATTGTAGCATAATTTCTATGTATCAATACAGCCCCAGAGGAGTCCGTCTATTAATTTAGGCGGACTCCTTTTTTATTTTAATAAACTTTAAAGGCGTAACAGCTTAACTTAAAACATTGAAAAATGATTTACAAAAAAACAATTACTAATTTTATCACACGTTTATCACAGTTAGTTGAACTAGAAACTACAAAGTCGGACTTTACTAAAGCCAATAAACTTCCTAAAAAGTATTTTGAAGATACGTATGAAAATATCTCCAATCATTACAAAGAAGGAATGGTAAGTAAAGAAGATATGGATGCTATCAATGAATTGTGGGAAAAATCTCTTGAAGATAAGAGTTCTATATTCTCACAGCCGGTTGAAGAACAAGTATCTGATGATACTACTTTGGAACAAGTCCAACTTGAAGCAGACGACGATAGAAATAGTGTTAATCTTATTCGTGATGAGGACGGAAAGATTAAGTTCTATGAATTTAAAGTTCTAAGAAAGGACAAGGCCCCTCTTACAGGAAGACTTACAAGGGATGAAATGAACAACATACATCGTATGTATTCATATTATGGAATGTCTATTACTCAAAGAGAAGTAAGTAGATATTTCCCAGAATATTCTCTTATTGATTTTAAACGTATTCTCCGAGTATTCAGTATTACTAAAGCTGTAGCTCCATTTGCACCTCATATTATTGAGGAACACACTCAAGAAGAGTTAGTTAATATGCAAATGCGTGAAAAGGAAAATGATTTCCTTAGAACAATGGAGGAACAATCCATTAAAAATGATAGACTTCTTCTTAAGAAATATGCTCTTGAAAATGTTGAATTGAAAAGAAAACTGGAAGAAGGAATCCATATTGAATTAGATGGATTGAATCTCACAAACCTTACTAAGTATGTCCCAAAGAAGTCTTGTGGTAAACAAGATATAATCATTTATCTGTCAGATATGCACATTGGAGCATATGTATCTTCGCTGTCAATCTATTCTAATCCTTATGATAAGGCTGAAGTAGAAAGACGATTGAGACTGATTACTGATGAATTGTTCAGACTGAATGCTTTATATGGAGGATTCAATAACATCTATGTTTGTAATCTTGGAGATTCTCTTGATGGATATAATGGTCAGACTACTCGTGGTGGACATTCTTTGCCACAAAACATGTGTAATAAAGAACAAATCCATACATTTATCGAATGTATGGCAGAATTCTTTGATACATTAAACCACATGAACTATAACAAAATGAAGTATATCTGTGTCGGGGAATCAAATCATGACGGCGATTTTGGATATGCCGCCAATGTAGCTTTAGAAGCAATTCTTACTCATAAAGGCGTGGACTGTACAATCTTTGATAAGTTCATTGGAGAGTTCAATGTAGGAGACACAACATTTGTACTTTGTCATGGAAAGGATAATAAGGATATGTTTAAGAATCTTCCTCTGACTTTAGATGTAAAGACAGAGAACTTTATTAATGAATATCTTGATAACAAACAGATATTTGGAAATAAGGTTGTATTCGTAAAGGGAGATTTACATCAATCTGCAACAACCTATGGACGTAGGTTTACATATAAATCAGTAGGCTCTTTATTCGGAAGTTCTGAATGGATTCACAAGAATTTCGGAAATACTCCGGCTTGTACTGATTATTCAATTGTAGATGGAGCAAAAATTATTGACGGAAGAATTGTATTACAATAAATGCCCAAAAAGCTCACCACCGAAGAATGGATAGCTAGAGCTAAAGAAAAGCATGGGGATAAATATAATTATTCTAAATCTATATATACTGGCAGTCAAAACAAAATAACTGTCACCTGTCCAGAGCATGGAGACTTTGAAGTTATAGCTCAAATGCATGTTAGGAGAGGTGATGGCTGCCATAAGTGTGCTTCTTTAGCTAAAAGTACTAAACTTAGATTATCGAATGAAGAATTTATCAATCGTTTATATAATACATTTGGAGACAAATATGATTACTCCAAAGTAAGATATACTGGAAATAGAGGTTCTGTTACCCTGATTTGTCCGAATCATGGAGAATTCAATGCACTTGTTAGCACCTTATCTAAAGGAGTTGGCTGCTTAAAATGTAAAGAAGAAGAAAGGCTTAGAAAGTTTACTGATACTTATATACAAGAGTTTAAAAAATTCCACCCAGAATTAGATTATAGTAAAACTGTGTATACTGGGTGGGACACTAAAGTAACTATAACATGTCCTAAGCACGGTGATTTTGAAGTTCTTCCTGGACAATTTCATAAGTATGTGGGATGTCCCAAGTGTTCGGCTGAAAAGCATAGTGAGTATACAAGAAAGTCCCTAGATGACTTTCTAAAAGACGCCAAATATGTTCACGGAGAACGATATGATTATTCAAAGGTGAACTATGCAGGTAGCCATACAAAAATTTGCATTTTATGTCCCGAACATGGTGAATTTTGGCAAACTCCTGCTTCCCATATACAAGGTGAAGGATGTCCCAGTTGTTCTAGTTCTAAAGGAGAAGGAGAAATATGCAATGTATTGTTAAATGAAAAAATTAAATTTGTAAGAGAGTATACTATTCAAATACCAAACGAGATTAATACCTCTGGCAGAGCTTATATTGATTTTTATTTACCAGAGCATAACACTTTCATTGAATATAATGGTATTCAACATTATGAGCCTGAGATGGCTTTTGGAGGAACTTTTAAATTTGAACAACAGCAGGCTCGCGACGAGTATGTTAGACAATATTGCAAAGACAATGACATAAAATTGATAGAGATTCGTTATGATGAAGATGTGTGGGAAGTTTTGAATGAAAAACTGCTTAACAATAACGATAAATAAATAATAAATGGAAATAACGCTGCCTGAATTATTGAAAGGTAAAGCTACAGTTATTAAAGACAATGAGTATTTTAAAACTGAAGCTTACGTAACACCTTTCTTGGAAAGAATGTCTAAATTTACTGATGATTTCAGAATCCAAGTAAAGATGCCAGACCAGATAACTAAAACCAAAGATGGAGGAATAGATATGGAAGATATTACTTATAATCGTGTATGGATACAGGCAGTAATGCCAGAAGAGTATTCATTTGATAATCACGATGAAGTAGTTGGTTTTATATATGGATTAGATGTACGTAAGCCAATAGTAAAGATTTATAGAGGTGGACTTAATAGAGCTTGTACAAATCTCTGTGTATTCAATCCTTCTTTCTTGAGTATTCAAGAATTATCACCAGAAAAAGCTATCAATTATAGACCTGTAACCACTCTAATGGAACAGACTAATGATATGAAAGTATGGTTGGAAAAATTACACAATACAGAGTTTGCAAGAACTGATGAACAAATCGAGAGAAATCTTGGAATGTGGGTGAGAAACTCTATTAATATGGCATATGATTCTGGATATGGAAAAGTAAAGTTGGCAACTAGTACTCCAATAGATGCTTATAAATTATTATTCGATAAGAAATCTGAATATTTCATTCCAGAAGACCAGCCGGTAAATATGTTCACTGTATATAATGCATTTACTCAATTAATTAGTAATGATGGAGGAAAAGATATAATGAACAAGGTTGAGAAAACTTTGCTACTAAAAGACATCTTAACAGTATAGTGATTTGTTTTGAGGTGTCGAAAATTTTTATTATCTTTGTAAAGCATTTCGGCACAATATAAACAATTATATATTTATGAACGTAGTAAAAAGAGACGGAACAAGCGAAGCTTTTAATGCTTCTAAAATCAAAATTGCAATCCTAAAAGCATTTACTGCTTGCGGATACACACCACAAGAAGATACTGTTAATGATATTTTAGATTCTATTGAGATATGGGATGAAATAGCTATTGAGGATATTCAAGACCAAATAGAAGAAATTCTTATGGACTTTGACTTCCCCGATGTTGCTAAAGCCTATATATTATATAGAGAAAATAGAGCTCGTGTTCGTGAGAATGTGAGAGAAAGAGAAGAATTTATAAAGGAATTTATGAGAGCTTCTAATGCAGCAGAAGGTTCTGAAGTTGACGATAATTCAAACGTTGCGAATAAGAACATTGCTGTACTTAACAATGAATTGTATAAAAGCAATAATATAGACCTTAATAGGTACAGAGTAAAGGAAAAATTACAAGTTCTTTATCCAGATTTCGATTCGAAACAATATGAAAGAGACTTGAAGAATCATATTCTTTACAAGCATGATGAGAACTCTACATTTGGATTCCCATATTGTGTAGCTTTATCCTGTTATCCATTCCTGCAAGGCGGAATTAAGGGAATTGGTGGTTTATCTGCATCTCCAAAGAACCTTGATTCATTTTGTGGAATGTTTGTAAATATGATATTTGCTGTATCTTCCCAATTTGCGGGAGCTGTTGCAACTGCAAGTTTCTTAGTAATGTTTGACCACTTTGCTCGTAAGAAATGGGGTGATTATTATTTTAAATATGCTGATGGTGATAACGCTAAGCGTAGGTGGCACGAAGACGAAAATGGAAATAAGATTGACGAAGGTACTATCGGTAAGCAAATAGAGCAGTACTTTCAACAAATTGTATATTCTGTAAATCAGCCAGCAGCAGCAAGGGGTTTCCAATCAGCTTTCTGGAATGTAAGTTATTTTGATAAACCTTATTTTGAAGGAATGTACGGACATTTCGTATTCCCGGATGGAGATACTCCAAAATGGGATTCTTTAAATTGGCTGCAAAAGAAATTCATGAAATGGTTTAATGCAGAGAGACTTCGTTGTATGCTCACATTCCCAGTTGAAACTGTATCTCTTCTTTATAAAGATGGGAAATTCGAAGACCAAGAATGGGCTGACTTTATATCAGAAGAATATGCGGAAGGACATTCATTCTTTACTTATATAAGTGACAGTGTAGATTCTTTATCAAGCTGTTGTAGACTAAAGAATAAATTACAATCCAATGAATTTACATTTACCAATGGGTTAGTTGGAGAACAAACTGGTTCTAAATCTGTAATTACTCTTAACCTGAATAGAATTATTCAGAATTATATCCGAGAATACAAGGATGATTGTCCGATACCCGGAACTCAATTAAGTCCTTCATGCTATCCGGAACTTGGAGAGTATTTAAAGGATATTCTTGAAAGGGTCTATAAATACCATACAGCTTATAATGAATTACTTTGGGATTTATATAACGCGCACTTACTTCCTGTTTATGAAGCCGGATTCATTAATCTAAATAACCAGTATTTAACTATTGGTCTAAATGGATTAAATGAAGCTGCAATGTTCTTAGGGATAAAATGTAGTGACAACAAAGAATATAAGGAATTCTGTAACTTTATATTTGGAACTATCAAGGAACAAAATCAACTTCACAATACTAAGAAAACCATGTTCAATACTGAACTAGTTCCTGCTGAATCTTTAGCTGTAAAGAACTACAACTGGGATAAAGCTGATGGATATTGGGTTCCTAAAGACAGAAATCTATACACTTCTTATGTATTCCTACCAGAATCAAATAGTTCTATTCTTGAGAAAATCAAGCTACATGGTAGTGAATATGTAGGAGATTGGTTAGACGGAGGAAGTGCCGCACACATCAATCTATCTGAACATCCTACCAAGAATCAGGCAAGTCTGTTACTCAACTATGCTGCAACTGTTGGATGTAGCTATTTAACATTCAATGTTCCTAATTCTGAATGTCAAGACTGCGGATTTATAACTAAGGTTCCTGTTTCTAAATGTCCAATGTGTGGAAGTACTCACATTGACCTTTACGATAGAATCATAGGTTATCTTACTAAAATAAGAAATTGGTCAGCAGGTAGACAAGAGGAGCAAACACATAGAGTATATAATCATCTTACATATACAGTAGATGAATCTAAACTAGGGTATACAGTAAATGAATAATATGACAGGTATAGAGAATGGTTGGGTGTGCGACGTAGAATTGGCTAAGAAAATTATCTTAGCTCATTTCGATACATCTAAATATTACTGTTGTTCAGTCTATGGAGATAAATCCATGGACGATTGGTTGGACAAGGTTAGAAATAATCTACAGGATTTTGATGGAGATTTCTCTATCATTAGAGAAAAGGGTTGGTTCTTAGGTGGTCCAGATGGCTGGTCTGGCTTTGTTATTTGTACATTAGATACATGGCTGAAAGAAATGAATGATTGTGACCCTAATGAAGAGGTGTTATCAGTATGTGAAGTAGATGGCAAGCCAATTGTATTTGTATTACACGAATCTGATTAAAGTATGATAAAATACACAGACACAGCAGTAACTTTAAGGGAGATTCCAGATGAAATCACTCTCTGTATAAATATATCCAATTGCCCATGTCATTGTAAGGGCTGTCATAGCTCTTACTTGGCAGAGGATATTGGAAAACCTCTTGACGAAGATTCTCTAGTAGAACTAATGCTTGATAATAAAGGAATTACCTGTGTAGCATTCATGGGAGGGGATTCAGAGCCAGCATACATTAATTGGTTAGCTGATATAATGCGCAGTATGAATGATACTCCTGGAAGTTGGGCTGATGTAAAGATAGCTTGGTATAGTGGTAGAAAAGAAATACCCCAGGATATTTGTTTAAAAAACTTTGATTATATCAAGCTTGGTCCTTACATTGAAGAATGTGGACCACTTGATAATCCTAATACCAATCAAAAGATGTATAAGGTTAATAAAACCTATGAAGAAACAGGTCTTTATGTGTTAGAAGATATTACACGTTTATTTTGGAAAGAGCAGCCATAAGGTTGCTCTTTTTTATTTATTATGGTTTTAATAGCACAAATTATTGCATGGATATGGATTGCAGATGTAGTATTAACTTCTATATTTACACTCAATCCTGTAGGAAGAGATTATATCAAGAGACATAGTGACATTGAAAAAGAAATGGATAGATACCCATATAAGGCTGTTATTACAGTGATAGTATTACTCACACTAATATTTGCTTAGTATGTTTAATTTCACACTAGCAAATATAGGTGTAGAAACAGAAAAACCTCAACTAGGAGAACAGCAAGTAGAAGCATTGGATGCAATGAAAGAGTTCTTAAAAAATAAGAACAAGAGAGCATTTTCATTGATTGGAGCAGCAGGTACAGGAAAAAGTTTCTTAATGAGAACCCTCATTGAGTATATGGATTCTGAATTTACAATGGAGTATGCTTTATGTGCTCCAACTCATAAAGCTAAGTTAGTACTTTCAAGATTTACTAATAGGGATGCTATAACATTGCATCAATTATTACAGCTTTCTCCAAATATTGAAATCCTAGAGTTGGACTTTAAGGATTTAAAGTTCAGAGTGAATGACAAGAGAATACAGATACCGAGAGGTGGAGTAGTTATATGTGACGAATCTTCTATGATAAATGATGATTTATTTGATTTGTTGATAGAGAAGTGTGTTGCATTTAATTGTAAGGTGATATTTGTGGGAGATAAATGTCAATTACGTCCTGTTAATTCACTCACTACTTCTAAAGTATTTAACTTAGAGGATAGATATATTCTTACTAAGATTTATAGGCAAGCAGAGAATAATGCATTAATGCCTATATTAACTACTTTAAGAAGTAATACTATTGATAGATTCCACTCTGCAGAGTCAGAGGAGGGTTCTCTATATTGTTATTCTGATGTTATTCCATTTCTAAAGGCAGCTGTGCCAGCTTATAAGAAAGCAATGAGAGATGGAGACATATTGGCAACTAAAATATTGTCATATACGAATGTTATGGTTACTAGCTATAACAACTGTGTCAGAAGGGTAATCTGGGAAGATGCAAAGACTGTTGAATATCATCAGTTTGAGTTCTTGACTGGATATGAGAATCTCGAGTTTAATGGTATTAAATTCTGGAACTCAATGGATTATATTATAGTAGACGAGCCAGAAAAGCGTGATATTTATATTCCTGGGTTTATGAAAGTCCCAGGATATGAGCTTACACTGTATGATTCTAATACAGATGACAGAACTCCAATATCTATGATTTCAAGAGATATTGATTCTGATTATATGCAAGCTCTAGCATCACGTATCGAAGGATTACGATTACAAGCCATTAACTTGAAGGAGAATGGTAGACTTCAACAATCTAGAACCGCTTGGAAGGAATATTACAATGTCATTGGAAGTTTCACAACTCCAGTAGATATGTTCTATGAAAATAGGTTAATTAGAAAGAAGTCCTTTGATTATGGCTATGCCTGCTCTACACATAAGTCTCAAGGAAGTTCTTATGGAGAGGTTTTCGTTGATATGAAGAATATCAACCTTTGTAAAGATGAAGATGAAAGAAGACAATTGCAGTATGTAGCATTGTCTCGGACAAGAAAAGATGTTCATTTATTACAATAAAAATTTACTAAAATGACTGAAAGAGAAGAGAAACTCAATTTTATGGCTACTTACTTAGAAGATAAAGAATATGATAACCCTTGGAAAGTTGTAGCCGTCCTAGACCTGTATAAAGCTTATTTTGATGAAGACACTCCAGAAGAAGAAATTCAGAATATCCTTGAAAAAATCACAGTTGATGAGTGGGATGATGGAGAAATTACTTTTGAGAAAGAAGATGGTACCGAAGAGACATATAGAGTATATAATGACGATGATATTGATGATATGCTCTATGACGCTAGACAAGACTACATAATGGATGAGAGACATAGAATTCCAGAAGATTTAAGGGATTATGTTGATTGGACTACACTAGGGGAAGACAGATATGGAAGTATCTATGATTTATTCGATGATAGTGACATAATTGAGTTCTCATGTGAGACAGGTCCTTACACTACTAAGTATCTTTACATAACAATTGCATGGTAACAGTAAAGTTTGTTTATAGTAATCCTTCTGATTCAAAGAGGATACTAGATGCAAATTTATCTGGAATCTTTTTAGAGTTGTTTGATGAAGGCAGCTATAAAGAAAAAAAGCAAGCATATAAAATAAAAGCATCATGCGGAGCCAGAATGACTCCGTTTGTTGCTGTTTATGAAGGAGATGAACTAATTAAGGCTTTCTATTCAGAAGCAGATAAAGACGTATTAAACTCCCTAATAAATTATTTAAATGAAGGTACAAGTAATTAATCTATCGAACAATAAACTTCCACAGTATGAAACTCCTATGTCAGCAGGTATGGATGTACGTGCAGACTTTAGTAGAGTAACAGTTGATAATCCTATTAAAGCATTCGGGGATTGTGAAATTCTTTTTAAATCCGATATTAACAAGGTTACAATGCTTCGTCTTGACCCAGGTGCTAGGGCACTTATTCCGACTGGATTAAAGATTGCTCTTCCAGTTACTGACCAAGACTGTGAGTTTATCTATGAGTGCCAAGTAAGACCTAGAAGCGGACTGGCTCTAAAGAAGGGAATTACTATACTTAACACTCCAGGTACAATTGATGCTGACTACAGAAACGAAATTGGTATAATAGTCATTAACCAAGGTCACGAAGCGGTGTGGATTGAGGATGGAGAACGTATTGCTCAATTAGTATTTGCAACGGTAGCTAAGGCTGAATGGGAAGAAGTAGCTAGATTAAATGAAACAGAACGTAAAGGTGGATTTGGACATACTGGAGAGAAATAATGAGGAATACCTTAATTTCTAAAGACTCAAAGGGTAAAATCAGAGTAGTTGAGATTTCCTGTGAAGGAAGTGAACTCTCTGGCTTTACAATTAAAAGAAACACTTACCAATATCAAGGTAAGGTTACAGCACAGCCAGATATAACTATTACTAAAGGTAAGGTAAAGAGAACTGTCACACAACAGGCAGAACTCGAATATAATTCCCACCTGAAAAAATATCAAGATAAAGGCTATAAGTTAATTGAGGGAGAAATCGAAGATTATACTAAAGCCCAACTTGATGAAATTCTTCCAGAGCATAAGACCGATGCTAATGGTTGTAAAAAACATATGCTTGCTAAAGACTTTAATAAAGTTGCAACAAGTGTATATGATAAGGTCAAAGTGTGGCTAGCATCTCGTAAGATTGATGGAGTCCGCTGTTCCTTCTATTTTAAAGATGGTGAAGTTCATTCTTCAAGTAGAGGTGGAGGAGACTATGACCCAGCTACTGTACACATAAGAAATAATCCAGCTTTAATCGAATGGTTTAGGAATCATCCAGATGTGTCTATTGATGGAGAATTATATTCTCATGGTAGACCACTTCAATGGATTTCTGGTACTGCAAGATTGGAGCAAGACGACCCTAGAACTCTAGAATTAGAGTTTTGGATGTATGACATTATGGATGCAGAAGCTGATTTCACTCAAAGAAATGAGCAAATGCTTGAAATGGCAGAAGAGTTAAATATTACTTCTGATTTATTTGCCCCTATTCTTACTAAGGATTTACAAATAAGACTTGTTCCTCAAGAAGAAGTTAGTGGTTGGGCAAATATTAAAAAGTTACATGATAAGTATGTAGGTGAAGGTTTTGAAGGTGTTGTTATTCGTAATCCGAGTAAGCTATATGGCTTTGGTAAACGAACTAATGACATGATTAAAATCAAGGAATATCAGGATGCGGAATTTGAAATCACTGGTATTTCAGAAGGTCTTCGTGATGAAGATATGTGTTTCACCTGTGTAACTGAAGATGGGATAGAATTTAAGGCTAAGCCAATGGGAAGTAGAGAATTAAAGCAGGAATATAGAGACAATCTCGATGATATTATCGGAAAGATGGCTACTGTTAAGTTCTTCTATTATTCAGAAGAAGGAACTCCACTGCAGCCAGTACTAAAATGTATTAGAGATTATGACTAATAGTGAAATTATTCTACAAACAATTATAAACTTAGTTCAAAATGCCCCAGCCCCCACTGGCAATTATTGGTACTTAAGTTTCCCTAAAACATTTCAAGAAGCTGTGGATGAAAATTTTGGCAGATTTTTGAAAGAGGATGGGATATACCATTTTGCAGGTAATAGATATGAAATAACTTGCATTGACTATAAATTCTAAAAGCATGAGCAAACATGAAGTAATCTTTAATGGGTATATTTACAGAGCCACACGAAGCTATGAGTTATAAAAAACAAATAGACATTGCATCCAAAGTAGGCGAATTGCTGGTCGAAATGACTGGCAAAACGCTTAGTAAGGACGAACAGGACGATATGTTTAAAGACGTATTCGAACAAACACTTCGGTTAATGAGCCGTTTTACTAGCGATGTTGTTGAAGCTATGTACGACAGCACAGAGAACTGGGATGAATTTTTAGAACTAATAAAAGAAAGATAAAAATATGGAAAAATTTGGATTTGGAGATGCTATCTCCTTTATGGAAAGTGGTCTTACAGTTTGTTTAACTATAGAAGGCAAGACTAGAATGTACTTCATGGAAGACGGAAAAATTATATGTGGAATCAAGGATTCACATGTAAACTATGTGGTGACCAAGTTCTACACTGATGCAGTCTTGTCTAAAGAATGGAGTATATATGAACCTTAAGAAAGCTGCCTTATTCATGGGCTATAGAGAAATATCTAAGGATAAATTTCTTAAGCCTGTTGGTTACTCCTGTTTAGCTATAAAAACTGATACTTTAGAGTTTGTCAGTTTCTTTAAAGCAAATGGAGAAATACATGTATGGTCTTCAGGAATATTCGATGAGGATTGTACTGTAGAAGACTACATTGAAGCAATTAAAAGCTTTGAAACCTACAAATTACACCTTGCATTTGAGGACAGTGATTTTCATTTTATAACACCAGAACAATTAATTGAATTATGAAATTAATCCAAAGTAAAAATGCCAATGTAAACTATTTGGCAAAGATTGTAAAAATTGATAACTTCCATAAACACTCTGACCCAGAGGTTACGAAGTTAAAATGTTGCTGTATTGATGGATTTAATATCATTACTGGTATTGATTCCGAACCGGGGTTGTATGTATATTTCCCGACAGCTTGTTGTATCAATCCCAAATTCCTTAGCTATGCAAATTTGTATCGTCATGGTGAGCTAAATGTAGACCAGACGAAGACTGGAATGTTTGACGACAATGGTCGTGTGAAGGCTATCAGATTGCGTGGTGAGTTGTCTGAAGGATTTATCATCCCTATTGTAGTTCTTGAAAATTGGGTAATGTCAACAGTAAATGTTGAACTTAAAGTAGAAGAAGGAACAGAATTTGATTCTATTGAACATGACGGAAAAACATTTTGGGTTAATAAGAAGTATATCCCTAAAAATACTCGCACTCCAGGAGCACCGGGCTCAGGAAATTCAGGTAAAGGAAAACAGCCTAAGGGACTTGATAAAATCATCGAGAATCAGTTCAGATTCCACTATGATACCGTCCTTATCAAAAAGTGTCCACATGTTTTACATCCCAGTGACCTTATCAGTATAACTTCTAAAGTTCATGGGACTTCTGGAATATCTGCTTATGTATTGTGTAAGCAGGAATTAAACTGGAAGCAGAAGATTGCTCGTTGGTTAACTGGAGAAGAATTTGATAAGTATGATTATTTATATTCTTCTCGCTCTGTAATTAAGAACCAGTATTACAACAAAAGTGTTCAAGGTGGATTCTACGGAGTCGATGTATGGAAGTATGCTGATGACATTGTTCGTCCATGTCTTTCTAAAGGTATGACTGCTTATTATGAAATTATTGGATTCTTACCTAATGGTGGTTATATCCAAAAGAATTATGATTATGGTTGTCTGCCGCCTGTAGGAGATGAAGCTTATACATATGGAAAGCATTTTAAAGTGCAAATTTATCGTGTAACTATTACAGATGTGAGCGGTAAAGTACATGAGTTCTCTGCTCGTGAAGTACAATTATGGGCTCAAATGGTAGGTCTTGTTCCGGTTGAGCAATATTATTATGGTTATGCAAAGGATTTATACCCTGACTTAGACCCATCTGAACACTGGAATGAGAATTTCTTGTCAAAGTTAGCTAACGATAAGAACTTCTATATGGAATGTAACTCTCCAACTTGTGATAATAAAGTTCCACATGAAGGAATTGTAATCAAGATTGAGAACATGAAATCAGAAGCATTTAAATTGAAGTGTTTCAAGTTCTTAGATGGAGAAGGTAAAGCCCTTGATAAGGGGGAAGTTGATATTGAATCAGAATCTTAAAAAATTAATAAAATGACTAGTAAAGAAGTAAAACAAATCGTAGACGAAAACATTGGCAAATTATTTTGGGCTTTACTGCCTAAAATTCCAAGTATGGTAGGAGATGACTACCTTGAATATACCGTAAATGAATCTGTGGTAAAAATCAGATGGAGAAAGAAATATAAACTTGATTGTGAAACTCCTCTTCCAGACAAACTAACCGATAAACCATTTGACAACATTAAAGACAACTTGTATAGATTTAGTGCAATACCATTTGGTGGCTTTATGTTCTATGGATATCCCGATGCGGAGAAGAATCCAATAGTAGAAGGAATTACTTTTGTTATTGAAACCAAGGATGGAATGTTTATGGTTCCAGAATTGTCTAGAACAGAGACAGTTAAAGCTCAAGAGCTTGTTGAAGAAGCGTACCGTAACTATACTGTGCACAGTGTAATTGAACTATATAGAGCTGTAAAGTAATGTATTTATATACTAATGAATTTTATGGGAATTACGAAGCAGGGATAATTATAGTCGCTGCTCGTAATGCTTTTAGGGCTATGGAGATTATTCGAGAACAAAATGGGGATGAGTATCCAGATGAAAATCTCGAACAAATAGTAGGAGCTACATACGAAGGTAAAGAAGGAGTAATTAATCAATTAGTGTACCGTGAGTAATGGAAAAACGAAAATTAATACTTTGTAGAGGTATTCAAGCCTCTGGTAAATCAACCTGGGCAAAGGCATGGGCTAAAGAAGACCCAGAACATAGAGTCCGTTTCAATAATGACGATATTCGTAACATGCTTGGAGAATATTGGGTTCCGAACAGAGAAGGGCTAGTAACTGAACTTAAGCATTCTTTTGCTTGTGAAGCAACTAGAAAAGGATATAACATTGTTATAGACAACATGAATCTTAATCCCAAAGAGGTAAAGTGGTGGGAAGACATCATTAAAGTTGCTAATTCCATTACAGAATTTGAATATGAACTGGAATTTAAGGATTTCTTTGTTTCAGTTGATGAATGTATTCGTCGTGATGCAATGCGTGAGCAGCCAATGGGAGCTAAGGTAATTAAAGACACTTGGAGAAGATACCGTGATTTTATTATCCAAGAGGATATTAAAAATATGTTAAGTAAGAGTGCCGAGCATGTAGACGGAGGTCACCCTGTTATATTGGTGGATATGGATGCTACTTTATGTTTGAATACTACTGGTAGACCTTACTATGGCGATGGTGCGGCTGAAGGCATGTTGAATGATATTGCTATTGAAGGTACTTGTACACTTGTTAGACGTATGTATGAGAAGTGTAAAGTATTTATTGTCACTGGTAGAGAAGGCACTCCTGAAATCGTAGCAGCTACTAAAGAATGGTTGGCTAAGCATGATATTAAGGTTGATGAACTATTCTTCCGTCCAGTTAAGGATTACAGTCCCGGAGCTGAATGTAAGAAGAAAATCTACGAGGACAATATTAAGGGAAAATATAATGTTCAATTCGTTCTTGAAGACAATTACAAATGTGTAGAGATGTGGAGAGAACAAGGTTTGACCTGTTTACAACCAAACGAGGGAAAGTTTTAGTATGATAGACAACTTGGGAGATAGAATGAAATCTTACTATGAGAATCGTTCTAAAACATTTTTGACTAGGCGTACTCCAGTTATTATAAGGCTGGATGGAAAAGCATTTCATACATTCACAAAGGGTTTTAATAAGCCCTTTGATGAAGTTATGTGTAGTGCTATGCAACAAACAATGAAATATTTATGTGAGAACATTCAGGGATGTGTTTTAGGATATACACAATCTGATGAAATAACTTTAGTACTTATTGACTATCAGAAACTTACTACTGATGCTTGGTTCGATTATAACGTCCAGAAAGTATGTAGTGTAGCTGCATCTATGGCAACTCTTGCTTTCAATAGACAATTCCAGAGACAAATTGTAGAGCTTTCCTATAATGGGAAATTAGATAATGACGAACTAACTAATTCGTACAAGCGTTCTGCTAAAGCTGGAGCAGTGTTTGATGCCAGATGCTTTAACATTCCAAAGGAGGAAGTAACTAATTGTATCTTATGGCGGCAACAAGACGCTATTAGGAATAGTATTTCCTCTGTAGGACAGGCTAATTTCTCCCATAAAAGATTAGAAGGTTTGGATTCTAAACAAATCCAAGAGCTATTATTTCAAGAAAAAGGAATTAATTGGAACAATTATCCTACCAAATTTAAAAGAGGGAGTTGCTGCATAAAGAAATGTTACCAAGCCACGGGTTCAGTTTTGAGAAGTCACTGGTTTATTGATGATGAAATTCCAATCTTTACAGGAGAAGGAAGGGAATATATTGAAACACTATTATAATGGGAATACTAGTAGGACAATTAATTGAAATTCTCCAGAAATACGACCAAGATAGAGTAGTAATGATACATACTCTTAATGGAGAAAATGTCGAAGTTAATGGGTATTTCGTACAGAAAGACCTAAACGATGACGGATTTTATTTAACAAACTTAGATGTAATTCCAAATGACTGAAACATATATAAATCACGGAGAATTGTTAACTCAATCTCTTAGAGATGTTAAAGCTAACTTTCTAGCCATTATGGAGACATTACCAGAGTGTTTTATCGGTAAATGCCCCTTTGATGTGGTTTTAGAAGTAATGGAACAGTTAGGATTTGAAGAGCTTGAACATGAAATAAATGGTTGGGATTTGGACTATTGGGCTACCTTTACTAAGGGGAATCTAACCTATTCGGTAGATGGTAGCCATTATTATGGAAATTGCAAAGTCGAGAAAGTATATGACGATTGATAACTTTGATTTGATAGAGGAAAACTTAAAGTTTGAATCTAATGATGATTTCTACTTTCTTCAAGTAATTCAACGGAAGAAAGATGGAAATGTAACAGGGAGAGGTAATAATGGGGCAAGACTCATTAAAGCCTATTATATACACAGTATTGATTATCTTGAGGAAAAGAAGCAAAAGATAATTGAACTATGCCAAAACAACAATGCTAGAGCATACATTCACCTTAATAAAAGAAGCTATTTCAAAACAGCTTGTGGAGCTCAAGAGAAACTTGCAAGGATGCTTATGGAAGGAAATACCTTTCAAGCTCCGAGAGTTTGGGACCATGTTTGTGGAGAACTTCCTGCACAAAGTGGAAGAAATCTGTTAAGGCTAGTGGATGTTGATACTTGTGATAAATGGAAATTAAATGCCATTATAAGAATTGTAAATTCATGTAGAGGTAATGAGGATAATAAAGTAAAGCTTGTTGTTCCCACTCTACATGGCTATCATCTTATCACGTCTAAATTTGATGTTGAACAGTGTCAACAAGAATTAGCAATTAATGGAATTGATGCTCTAGACATTCATAGAGACAATCCTACGTTATTGTATTATCATGAACCAAGAATTGTTGGTGGCTAAGCTGAAAAGCGTAACCACCTTCTTACAAGCAGTTAGTCTTTGTACCCAATTTCTTCCAGCCAAACTACGTGTCCAAATAGAGGAGATGTTATATTGCACATTACAAGAGATGAAGGATATATGCACAATTCTAAAAGACGAACAGAATGTCAAACCTACCATTAGGAGCAGAACTAGACGAAAGAGCTCCATTTAATGTTAATGAAAAAGTATTCAAGTTTTCTGTAGAGATTACAGGAGACTTCTATTATGAATATCAAGGAACTTTAGATACTGATGAACTTGAGATTGCAAGAATGTTGAAAGAGCGGATTGCAGATTTTATGGTATCAAATGGAGATATAGATTTGGATGAAATTAGTGTGGGAGTTCATTAATGATTTATCTAGTTACTACACAGCAAAGGTTCTTTAAGTCCGATGCATATGAAATCATGTCCAAAGAAGATGCTTTAGAGCAAATTTTAAAACACAAATGGATTGAATATGATAGTGAAACTGAAGGATTGGACCCTTACACTAAAGCTTTATTATGTATTCAATTTGGCTTAGGTGAGGACCAAATAGTAGTAGATACCACAACAATTGATGTTAATTATTTTAGACCAGTGTTTGAGAATCCTGATATTACATTACTAGGATGGAATCTTTCATTTGATTTGAAATTTTTATATCATCACAGAATAGTCCCTGTAAATGTATGGGACGGAATGATAGCTGAGAAGCTATTATATTTGGGATATCCAGCCCAATTTCATAGCCTGTCTTTACAATCTGCAGCACACCATTATTTAGGTTTAGACTTGGATAAGAGTATTCGGGGTAAGATTGTTAATACTGGATTAACAGAAGATGTCATAGTTTATGCTGCACATGATGTTGTTTATCTTACTAAGATTAAAGAGAAGCAAACAGTTGAGTTGGTAAAGAAAGACCTTCTTAGAGCTGTTGACTTTGAAAATCATTTTGTTCCTGTTATTGCCTATATTGAATATTGTGGTGCAAAGATTGATGTAGACAAATGGAGAGCTAAAATGAAGGATGATATTAGGCAAATGAAGGATGCCGAAGCAAGTATTAATAAATGGGTGGAGGATTTTTATGAAGAACATAAAATGATTCATCCAGACCCACAGCTGAAAAATCGTCCGTTTGTAAAGACACATATTATGACTACACTTAGAAAGGAAATGAAAGACCTGATGAAGATTCCTCCTACTGCATTTGGAGTAAAGAGGAAAGTTGTTGATGAAGGAATAGAATATTCATTTGGAATACCTTTCGATTATGTAGAAATGAATCTACAAGGAGATTTATTCTCTGGATTTGATAACGCATATAGGTGTAATATAAACTGGAATAGTAGTAAACAAGTTGTTCCATTATTTGAATTACTTGGAATAAATTGTACAACAGTAGACAAGAAAACTAAACAGAAAACTAAATCTGCTGGAATTGATATTATTGAACCGCAGAAAGCTAAATGTTCTATTATTGAACCTTATATAGAGTTTAAAAAGACAGGACAGTTAGTAAAGGCTTTTGGAGAGAAGTTTTTAAAGCTCATAAATCCAGTGAGTGGGCGTATTCATGCTGACTTTTATCAGCTTGGAACGGATACGGGACGATTAAGTTCAAGTAATCCGAATCTTCAAAATCTTCCACATACTGCAATTACTAGAGCCTGTTTCGTTTCAGAGCCTGGAAACAAATGGATATCTGTGGATTATAGTGGACAAGAATCTTTCCTAATGGCATCCGTCGCTAATGATAAAGCTATGCTTGATGAACTTATTAATGGTTCTAAAGATATGCATTCTCTGACAGCCAAGATGGTATTTAAGGACAAAATTCCTCAAGATATGCCTACTGAAAAAGTAAAAAAACAATTCCCAGAACTTAGACAAGAGGCAAAGGGATATGAATTCTGCTTTAATTATGCAGGTAATGCTTCTACTTTAGTAAGAAACTATGGTATCCCGAAAAGGAGAGCTCAAGAGATTGAGGATAATTATATGAATGGTTTCGCGGGATTGAAGGCATATCAGGAACGTCAAAAGGAATTTGTTGTGAAACATGGATATATTTTGCTAAGTCCTGTGACAGGACATAAAGCATTTATTTATGATTGGGATAATCTGAATAGAATAAATGATGATTTAGGAACAGTAGACGGACAATATGCTATGCAAACTCGTGATGAGAGCAATCCGTTGTTCCAAGAAGCTGACTTCTTAAGAAGAAGATTATCCGATTCTATGAAGCAGTCTGTAAATTATCCGATGGAGGAGACTTGTGTCGGATTAAAACTCCTTAAATTCGGTGAACCCTGAGATGGGAATACCGAGCCAAGCATAATAGTAATATTATGAAGGTGTAGAGACTAGAATATGGATTCCTTACTTCAAGGCGGTAAGGAAGGTAAAATTCCACGAAAAGGGAGAAAATGTTTTAATTATCCAAAAATTATTATTATCTTTGTTGTGAATTAAAAACAGAGTAATAATAATTTATATGGAGACAAAAGTATGTAAAAGTTGCGGAAAAGAACTTCCATTAGAGGATTTCCCAAAAAATAAAGGATGCAAAGACGGTCATACCAATTTTTGCAAAATTTGTACTAAGGAAAAACGAAGAACAAGATTAGGAACATCTATTGAAGTGTTACAGACTGAAGGAATGAATATTTGCCCAGTTTGTAAAAGAGAACTTCCAATAATTGAATTTGCAGAAGATGCAAAAAGCAAAACTGGTAGAAAATGGTTATGTAAAGCGTGCTATTCTGAGCATTCTGCTATTAATCAAGGTAGAGATAAGAATTATTTCAGAAAACTTCGATTGAAGGTAAGTCCTGAGTATAAAGCTGAAATTGCGGAACAAAAAAGGAAATCACGTGAAAATAACTATGAGGCAGAAATCCTAAGAAAATGTAGGTATAGAGCAGAACAAAGAGGTCTAGACTTTAATTTAGAGTTGGAAGATATAGTAATTCCAAAATATTGCCCTATATTGGAAGTTCCCTTTCAATTTGGGAGTAAGGATGATTATTCTTATTCCCCATCGATAGATAGAATAGATAATTCTAAAGGATATATAAAAGGAAATATTCAAATTATTAGTATGAAAGCTAATACTATGAAGAATTCAGCGACTCCAGAAGAATTATATAACTTTTGTAAAAACATTTTAAGATATAGTCCGAACTACATTGAAAAAGAAAATGTAGAGTCTGAGAATAAAGAGTCTCAGAGATAACAAATATGACAAGGAGCAGGAGCATTGTGCTTTAAGTTAGCTTCTATAAAGCTATTCAATTGGCTAAAGGAAAACAACTTACTTTTTAAAGTTAAGTATTGTATTCCTGTACATGATGAAATCAATCTTGAAGCTCCGGAAGAGATAGCAGAAGAAGTAGCTAAGATATTAGTTCAATGTATGGAATCTGGAGGTAAGCCATTTTGTACAAGAGCACCATTAACAGCAGATATATCAATTGGAGACCATTGGATTCACTAAAAAAAATATGAAATTAATAAAACCGAGTTTTGAAATAATAGAACAAAAACCAAGAGATATAGTTATTCCAGCAGATATGGAAATTGGCCCTCAAATGTGGAAAGACGAGCTTATAAACTCTGTGTATAGACAAATAGAAGTGGCTGGAAGAACTTGCTATAAATCAGAGGACAAAATAACAGAAACTTCTGCGAAGGAGTTTGTGGATAGAATGGTTAAGTCAGGACACGGTGCTATGTTAGAGCATGGTACTGTGTATCTAAGAATTCCAGATGTTAGCTCTGACGGTCAATGGGTATATCCTGCGAAAGGTAAATATCTCGGAAACAAATATTCAGTTACAAAATCCAGATTAGAAGGAGTTGCTCAAAATCCATATTCAGTTTTTTATGTGACTACTAACTATAGAGTATTAGTAGAAAATAATTGGCTTGATGATTTACAATATATCTGCGAGCCTACAGAGTTTCATGAGAAGAGAGTTACTGTTAAGTTTATTTGTGACAGAGGTGTATCCCATGAATATGTAAGGCATAGAGTATTCAGCTTTGCTCAAGAAAGCACCCGTTATTGTAATTATTCCAAGGATAAATTTGGTAATGAATGTACCTTTATTATTCCTAGCTGGTTAAATTATGAAGAACAACAGTTCGTTAGCAAGAATGATTCTTCTTGCAGTATTAGAACTGACCTATCTGAGCATGAGTATTTTATAGATTTATTACTAGAGTCTGAGAGAACTTATAATTATCTAACCCAGTATTGTGATTGGAAACCTCAACAGGCAAGAGCAATACTTCCTAACAGCTTGAAGACTGAATTAGTAATGACAGGCACTATTGAACAGTGGGAAGGCTTCTTTAAGTTAAGAGATGCAGGTAGTGCGCACCCACAGGCTTATGAGTTGGCACATCCTTTACACGAAGAATTTATTAAAAGAGGATGGACAAAGAATAACTAAATTAGTTTTACTTAAAATATATAATTAAAAATGGAAGACTTAATAGTAACTCCGTATGACATCGACACAACTTTAGGTGTTGAAGAAGTAGATGAAAGGAAGGACAAAAAGGAAAACAATGGTGCAGAATTTATGCAAGAAATGTTTCAGAATGAAGAGTTCAGAAATATGTGGATAAAGATGCATACTCCTTGGAAGAGCAAAATTAGAACTGGAACTCATGGTCACAAGACCGGAAGAAATGAAATCTGTCCTTACTGTACGTCAGGAAAGAAATTTAAAAAGTGCGAATGTTATGAAAGGTACAAAGCCGACCCATTTATTACGGGCGGAAGTCAAGCAAATATTTGAGGTTTGGTTGACTAATGAACAAGCTGAAGAATTGATGGCTCCAGAAGGATATGTAAAAATATCCACGGAGTCTAAATTGTTTGAGAATCTGGTATCTATGGATATTCCTTCTGTAAAGTTGGATGGACAAGAACTGCCAGATTCTTGTTATTTAAAAATTGACAATAAGAAAATACATGGCAAATCTGACAAATAAATTTGACTGTAATAAGGTATTTTTCACTTCTGATTGTCACTTTGACCACGCAAATATAATTAAGTATTGTAATCGTCCATTTGAGTCTGCTGATGAAATGAATCGGCAACTCATATTAAATTGGAATAAAGTAGTCCAGTGGGACGATACGGTCTTCATATTGGGCGATTTCTGCTTTGGTCAAAAGACACGTTGGGAGAAAATTTTACCTCAACTAAACGGCTATAAATACCTTGTATTAGGTAATCACGACAAGTTGAAATACATCCCAGAAAATGGGTTCGAAGCTGTTGAAAGACAAATGATGATTACTATAACAGGTGATGAGGAATGTAATAACCAACAACTCTTTATGAGTCACTATCCTATGATTACATGGGACGGTTCTCATAGAGGAAGTTGGCAATTGTATGGACACATTCATACTGAAAAAGGAAAGAAAACTCCTTTTGAAGATAAATTAGTTCCAAATCAGTATGATGTTGGTGTAGATAATAACGATTACACACCAGTATCTTGGCAACAATTAAAGGAAATAATCACTAAAAGAAATTTAAGAGGTTAAAAATGGAATATAAGATTTTTGAATCTTCTGACACTAATGTCAAGAAGTTTGTATTTGAATGGGGAGCTAGTGCAGTAACGAAAAAAGGAATTGCAGAAGCAGTCCTTTATCGTTATGGAGAATACGCGAAGAGAACAGTAATTTGCTGTTCTGTACAGTCTGGATGTCCGGTTGGCTGTACGTTCTGTGGAACAGGAAAGTTCTTTGTAAGGAATCTTGATTGGCATGAGATAATAGAACAAGTAACTACAGTTCTAAGTACCATTGATTGTAATACTAAAGACATTGAGAAATTCCAAATTATGTTCATGAGTATGGGAGAGCCATTTCTGAATTATATCAATTTGGAGCGAGCTATCGAGTCTTTACATGACTTATATCCAAATGCTCAACTATTAGTGTCCACATCTGCTCCATCTACATTATATCATGCAATGTCAGAGTTTATTGAACTCTCCAAAAGAATACCTCAAGTCGGATTGCAGTTTTCAGTACATGAATCAACTGATGAAGCTAGAGCAAAATTAATTCCGACTAAGACTTGTACTCTCCGCCAGATTGCTGCTGCGGGAGAATTTTGGGCAGCGAACACAGGAAGAAAACCATTCTTCAATTACTGTGTACATGAAGGAAATGATACAGAAGAAGACGTAAGGAGACTGTACAAACTCTTTCGAACCGATGTTTGGGAAACTACTCTTTCTGTAATTTGTGAAAAGGATGAAACTGTAAAGAATTCTATTGATAGACAAATTCGTCTTATTAGAGACTTTAACAGGAGACTCTGTGAACTAGGTTTCTCCACTAGAGTATTTAATCCTGCTGGTCAGGACGATATTGGTGGAGGATGTGGACAATTGTGGTACTTCCAAGACTGGTTAAAACATGAAGGTATTAATAAGTCTTGAGGGAGCATCACCACAAACAGATATAGTACGTAATCTAACGCCATTAGAATTTAGAGATTTGCTTAGTAAACCTGCATGGGTTCCAGTAAATTATCTGGGTTGGCGTTGGGTAGGTAGTACCGTATATTACAAAATAATATCATATAATGATTAAACAATAAAATACTATGGCTTTAAAAAAGAAATATCAAACAATAGAGGAATTATTGGTTTATCCAAGTCTCGAACCAACCATTGAAGTAATTCCAGATGATGGTGCTCATCGTTACCGTGCCCAAATGTGTGCTGGCTTTGTTAATGGCAAAACCAAGTATGTGGATGCTACTGACACAATTCAGTTTGTTCACAAGCATGAAGACGGTACAGTAACTCCTGGTTGGCAATCAGAGCAACTTGCACTTATCTTACTTGATAGAGTGAAGAAGCTGAATGAGAAGTTCCCTTGTGAACAGAACGCTAAGCAAGTAGCAGCACTTGAAGCATACCTTGATGCTTGTAAAGAACGTGTTGAAGATAGAATTAACCGTAACGTAATGGGAGACTTGAAGGAATGAAAGTTTTTATAGATAAACCTGGCATTGATTCTATTCTTAAGCAGGGGAATATTATTGAGTTTGCGTTTGATGGTAAACCCAATAATATAGGCATCTATGTAGGGCGTGACCAAACAGGACACACTATAATTCTTTTAGAACATCCAGCTTTTGTACCAGGAACTTTAATGACGTATTCATATATGGATGACGTTAAGTTATTTAAAGGTACAGTGACTCTTAGTAATGATTAAAACTTATTACTACGCAATAGATAAAGATGGGAAGGGTTGGTATTATGACAATCCTCCCATTTGGGATGGAGAATCTTGGAATGTAAATCCTAAGTATGATGCTTGGGGTAAAGTCAACGACCTTCATCCCAAATCTTTGTTTAGCTTTCCTATACCAGAAGGAATGACTTATGAAAATGAACCTATAAAATTTGAAATTGAAATATGAGAAAGACATTTGCAATAACCGATGAAGACGGAAAGCGTTGGTTACTTGATACAAAAGGAACTCCTATCCGTGATACTGTGATAGGAGAGTGGGTTGATAGTAAAGCCATCTCTTTTGATTATCTTCCAGATTTGCCACCTATTTTTAGAGAAATGTTCTATTTCTATGCTGGAGAGCAAAGGTGGGAAGATGAACCAGTCGAAATCCCACCACTTGGGCAATTCATAAAAGATGTATATTCAAGAAAAGATGAGTACGGCAATAAATTCAAATATTTTGTATTCAAAATAGAGGATTTAGCTAATGCTCTTGGAGAATGTAGACTAAGAGAGTTCTTTGACATTACTGAAAGGTACAATGAATACAGAGCCAACCATAGAGGTAAGGCTCCAGGTAAGTATTGGGTAATTAACAGAGACGAGGTTCCAGAGATAAAATCATTTGAGGAATTTAAAAAGAAAGTAACAGAATGAGACTTTGGATAACAAAAGACGAAGAAGGATTGTGTTTGTGGAGAACAAAACCAGCCCTTAATGAAGATGGGGTTTGGTGGGAAGATGATGAAGACTATGAAGAAATTAATTCTTGCATCTATTACTCTATTACTGGCTATGCAGACCTCCCCAAAGAAGGAGAAATCATAGAAATAGATGTTACTCTTGTTTCTCCTTCCCAACAATTAGAGAGTAAGAAATACATAAAAACTAGGAAACATAAATGAAATTTGGCGCATTATCAGACTTACATGGGATTCTTCCAGAAATAAAAGAAGAGTGTGATATTTACTTAATCTGTGGGGATATTACCCCACTAAAGATGCAAAGAAATATCCCACAAAGCAAGAAATGGCTCAGTCATGAATTTGCTCAATGGGTAAAAGATTTACCTTGTGAAAAAGTATTTATGGTAGGCGGAAATCATGACTTTGCATTAGCGTCTATATATCAGAATACTCTTTCCAAAAATTCCCTTCTTTATACTCCCACTGATGGGAAGTTAGTAATGCTCGATAATGAGTCATATACTTACATTGATTATAAAGATGGAACCGAATACACAATTTGGGGAACTCCATATTGCAAGATATTTGGAAATTGGGCATATATGTATGAGGAGAAAACTCTTATAGAAGCGTACTCCACAATGCCCGAACATTGTGATATAGTAATCTCACACGATGCTCCTAAGCTGTGTGGATTAGGTATTATTCATCAGTCATGGACTAGAGAGGATGTAGGTAATCCTTGGTTGGCTGATGAAATTATGAGAAAACATCCAAAGTATGCTTTCTGTGGACACATTCATTCAGGAGAACACAGATTGATGACTTTAGATGATATGAAAATGGCAAATGTGTCTTTAGTAGACGAGAGATACATTCAATCATTTGAACCTTTAATAATTGAATTATGAGTAATAGTAACAGTAGTGGAGGAATTGGCATAGGTGGAATTCTTCTTATAGTATTTATTGTTCTTATAGTATTTATTGTTCTTAAGCTATGTGGCGTCATAGCTTGGTCTTGGTGGTGGGTCTTAAGCCCATTATGGATTCCGATAGCCTTATGGTTGGCTATTGTTGCAATTGCAGGAATATTTAGTAGCTGGAGTCGATGAGTAAAATACTTATAGTAGTTGATATGCAGAATGATTTCTGCTTAGAGAGTGGCTCTTTATATGTAAAGGGAGCCACTCCTGCTTTATGGAATATAGAAGAATTAATGTATAAAGAGCATTTTGATAGAGTGTGGTTTACTGTGGACTGGCACGCTTTCTTTCATCCTTCTTTTAAAGAAAATGGAGGAGAGTGGCCAGTTCATTGTGTCCAATATTCCCAAGGTGCGGCAATTAATGATTTACTTCTTACAGCTTGTAGAAATAATAATCTCCGATACGATGTAATTGAGAAAGGACTGTTTAAAGAGGAATATGGGGCTTTTCCAGACCTTAAACCTGACCCAAACAGGAAAAGCCATTATACTTATTCGCTTGATGATATTTACGATAGTAGAGCTGACATATACCTTTCGAATGAATCGGAAATTGTAATTTGTGGAGTTGCGGGAGATTATTGTGTACTTAACACAATTAAGAACTTGCAACCTATTTGGGATAGGCTTTCAGTATACCTCCCAGGGATTGCATCTATTGATGGCGGAACAACACTCCAAAAATTTATAAAAGAAAATAAGTTAAACATTTATCAACCAATAGAGAAATGATAATTAAATCAATTTTAGATACAGATTTATACAAGTTTACAACTTCTTATGCTTACATGAAGTTGTTCCCACAAGCGGTAGGAACTTTTGAGTTTAAAGACCGTGATAATACTGAATACACAGAAGAGTTTGTTGAGCAACTTCGTATTGAGTTATATAACCTTGCTCAGGTAAGACTTACAAGTGATGAATTTGAGTTTATGAACTCTATTCGATTCATTCCAAGACATTACTGGGAATGGTTATCTCAATTCACATTTAACCCAAGTAAAGTACAAATCTTCTTGGATGAAGAAAAACATCTTCACATTGTAGCAAAGGATTATCTTTATAAAGTCTCTCTTTATGAGGTGCCTATCCTTGCAATGGTTTCAGAGTTAAGAAATAGAATGTTGGGCTATAAAGTCAATATTCCTGTAATGCTTAATAAACTGGAAAGTAAAATTAAGCGTTCCAATCAATCAGGAATTTACTTTTCCGAATTTGGAACTCGCAGAAGATTCTCTTATAATATACAAGAAGAAGTTATTAAGTACATTAAAGAAAAATCAATCTATTGTACCGGAACTTCCAACTGCTACTTTGCGATGAAGTATGACATGAAACCAATGGGAACACATCCACATGAATGGTTTATGTTCCATGGCGCTATGTATGGTTACAAACAAGCTAATTATATGGCTCTTGAGAATTGGGTAAATGTTTATGACGGAGACTTGGGAATAGCTCTTACCGATACTTACACATCGAATGTATTCATCAAGAACTTCTCACGTAAACAAGCTAAGTTGTTTGACGGAGTACGATGTGATTCTGGAGACGAGTATGAATTTGTAAATAAAATGATTGCTCGCTATAAAGAATTGGGTATAGACCCAACTACGAAAACCATTATCTTTAGTAATGCTTTGGATTTTGAAAAGGCTGAAGATATTGCTCTCTATTGTATGACTAGAATTAGAGCATCGTTCGGTATAGGTACAAACCTTACCAATGACACTGGATTTAAACCCTCTAACATTGTTATGAAACTTACATCTTGTCAGATGAACTCTAATCAGCCGGTATATGACTGTGTAAAGCTATCTGATGATGAAGGCAAACATACGGGACGTGCAATGGAAGTTAACTCTTGTTTAGCAGAACTTGGACTATGAAATTTGAATATTTAGAAAAAACAGACATTACCTGCGAAGAGCTTAATCGACTGGGCGATGACGGTTGGGAATTAGTCGCAACTATAATTAAGTTCTTATCAGGAGGCAAAGTTTCCAGTCGGGTAATAGTTTATTATCTTAAACGAGTAAAACAATGAAAGAATTAAATTATGAAAAGGTATTTAATACCTTAGTAGAAGAAACAGCAAATTATGTTACTTCTAATGGTTTGAAAGCAATGGTATTAGGCATCAGTGGAGGAATTGACTCCACTGTTGTTGCTGCTATCTGCCATGAAGTTAGTAAGAAGACTGGCATTCCTCTTATAGGTAGAAGTCTTCCTATTAAGAATAAAGAAGATGAGTTTGACGTATCTAAACTTGTCGGAGAAGCCTTCTGTGATGAATTTAAAGTATTCAATCTGAGTAATTCTTACAAGGCATCCTTATTTGACCTTTGTGCTGATGCAGGATTGATTAAAGACTGTAAAGGCTACGACTGGTATTGGCTAAGTGATTTAGAAGAACTGGCTGGCAGAACCCCTATTGCTAATGGCAATATCCAAGCTAGATGTAGAATGATACATCTTTATGATATAGCATCTATTCGCAAGGGATTAGTAATGAGTACAGATAATCAAACTGAATATCAGCTTGGATTCTGGACTATTCATGGTGATGTTGGTGACTTTGACCCTATTCAAGACCTGTGGAAGACTGAAGTTTACGGACTGGCAAACTATTTGCAAGACCATTATAAAAGTAAAGCTTTAGAAGCTCTTCGTAATGATTATAAAGAAACTTGCGATAATTATAAAGCAATGTCATGTGCTATATATAATTCTTGCAAGCTAGTTCCCACTGATGGTCTTGGTATTAGTAATAGTGACTTAGACCAGATAGGTGCTAAGGACTACGCTACTGTGGATGATATCCTTAGTAGATTCATTCCATTCGAGGACTTTAGAAAAAGCTATGATTCAGCTGGACAAATCATGCACCCACATGATGAAATGGCAGAATCTGATTGCTGGTCACAGTTATGTGCTAAACATGGAGAAGATGTAGTCAATAAGGTTTGGAGCCGACATTTAGCTTCCGAATTTAAACGTAAGAAAGCTCCAATTTATATACCCAGAAAAGAATATGAAAACGATTGACGAAATATATGAGCAGTTATTAGTTGCTCTAAAAGAAGCCAACTATCTTGTATCTGACTATGATTATACATGGGAAGATTCTTTCTATATGATAGTTGAGAAAATGGACGATGATTCTCAGGCATTTAGATTGACTGTTAGACTTGAGGAAGAGACAGTCCATGCCACTCTTGACTTGGTGGAAGTATATGTTCAAGAAAGATACTATAATGCTGACGACGATTATCTTCCTGATGATTTCGAGGATGAAATGAAGTTCGAGGTAGATGACCCCGAACTTATTAAAAATCTTGTCGATTTCGTGGGAAATATAGGGTTCTGTGGTGTATCTGATTTGGTTAATGATTTACTCAATGAAATAGAGGAGTTGACCGAACGATACAGTGTAGAAGCTATTAGTTTTTTATCAAAAGAATTGGACTCTCGTGGATATTTCGTAGACTAAAAAAATTAAAATATATAAAAATGAAAGTAGGATTTTTATTAGGAACATTTGACCCAATCCATATGGGTCATTTGTACATGATTACATCAGCACTAAATGATAACTTGGTTGACGAAGTAGTGGTGGTTCCAACTATGCAGAATGTGTGGAAAGACCGCGAAGCAACTGAATTTCAACACCGGTGTTTTATGACACAACTGGCTATTGATGAAATTGATAATTGCACAATATCTAGTATTGACTATTACACTCCAGAACCTCACTATTCCTATCAAACCCTACAACTTTTGAAGGAATATTATCCAAACGAAGAACTTTATCTGATTGTAGGTGCAGACATTGTAGATGATATTGCAAATTGGAAGGAAGGAGAATGGATATTAGAAAACTTTAAGCTGATTGCAGTAAATAGAGCCAACAGTTCATTCAAGGCGAAGGTGGATGGGTATATTAGTTGTACTTTTGACGTAAGCTCTACTATGATTAGGTATTTGGTTAGGGACAAGAAACAAATTTACCCTCTTGTACCTAAAGCTATTAGCCAATACATTCACCGATTTAATCTTTATAAAAATGAATAAAGCATATGTATCATATAGTATGCAATATGCTAACTTAGTTCCAGAAGTAGAAATATTTCTGGACTCTCTTGGTTATGAGCCAAACCACTGGAAAATGGGAACCAAGTATGAAAGTTCCTTATTAACTGGTTCTGATATTGCAGTGTTTATTATAAATGATTTCAATTGGGGAATCAAAGTCGAAGACATGACTAGAGGAACCAAGAAAGAACTTGAAACCTGTCATAAGAAAGACATTCCAATATATATTGCATATAAAAGGAAAACTGATAAAGTATTATCTATCTATAAATCAGAGTATGATGGAAAGACTTTGGTAGGGATTGCAGGCACTTCATTAATGCCTTACAATGACCTAAAGTATAATCCATTGGAAGAACTCGAAGAAACATCTAAAACAAAAAGAAGACATAAATGAGAAATTGGAGTTATACAATTGAAGAAGGAGAACATGCTGGCAAGACCTTATGGTCTGGTCGATATTGTGCAGTTGCTGCATTCGCATTTTGTAAAATCAAGGGTGAATGGTGTGTCTTGGCTAACCAAAGAGGAGAAGGAACTCCCGATTTCCAAGGTTACTGGAATTGTCCATGTGGTTTCTTGGATATGGAGAAAGCAGAAGAAGCTTGTTCTCGTGAAGCATTTGAGGAAACTGGAGTCAAAATTGACCCATCTAAATGGGCTTTGTTTGGAGTTGAGACAGACCCAAAATACTGTAATAACGGCAATGTAACATTACGTTATATAACCATTCTTAAATACGGAAAAGATAATGTATCTACTTCTATGGAAGCTGTATTGAATGGAGACGGTGAGAAAAATGAAGTAAAAACTATCCAATGGGTTCCTATAAGAGATATTTCAAAATACAAATGGGCATTTAACCATGAAGATAGAATCCTTGAGGCAATCTCTTGGTATAATATTAACGTCTTTGAAAAAGACTTAGACGCACAAATAGTTCCATGATATATTTTATTAGCGGACATAGAGACATTACAGAAGAAGAATTTAAGAAGTACTACATTCCAGCTATTTACTCTGCCTACCACAATCAAGACTTTGAAGGATTTGTGGTAGGTGATTATGAAGGAGTAGATAAAATGGCTATGGACTTTATAACAGAGAACCTTCCATGTGGTTTAACAATATATCACATGTCTGAAAATCCCAGAAATACTCCCAAAGATGAATCAATGGTAAGTTATATGGGATATTATAAAACTGACGAAGACAGAGATGCAGCAATGACCAGAGTGTCAGATGTTGATATTGCTTATGTCAGAGAAGGTCGTTGGAATAGTGGTACTGCCCAAAATATCAAAAGAAGACATACTATAAAGAAAAATGGATAAAGAAGATTTACGAAAGCGGATAGCCCTATTATTCGCACTTGGAGCTATTGCACTAGGAGGTATAACCTTAGTAGTATTATTTTTAGTGTTTGCATATTCACTTAATATGTGGTTTGGAATATGTATTTCTGCCATATTATTAATGGGTATTGGAGGTGTAACTTTAAACATATTAGAAGAAAATGAGAGAGGATATTGATGAATTGATTAAAGAATCAATGAAAGCAAAAACAAGAACTCGTACTGAAGTTCTTAGGGCAATTAAAACTGCGTTTCTGGTTCATGAAACACAGAAGAATGCAAAACCTCTTGATAAGGCAACGGAGATTGCCATTATTAAGAAGTTGAGAGACCAACGCATTGATAATGCAGAACAGTATCGTATGGCAGGAAGACAAGACTTATATGATATAGAGATGCAGGAATCTCTTATCTTAAACGAATTTTTGCCTAAAGTCCCAGGCGAGAAAGCACTTGCTCTAGGATTAGCAGAAGTCTGCGCATTACAAGGATGCGAAGACGGACCCAAAATCCCTAAGAGCAAGATGGGAGTTATCATCAAAGAACTCAAAGCTATGTTCCCTGCCGCAGACGGTAAACAGATTGCTGATTTAGTAAAATCGTATGTTGTATGATGAATAATCTTGAGACATCAGACCCGATACTCTTTGCAATTTCATGTGAAATTCATAGACTTATTCTTAAGTCTGACAGTGACGGTTTCTTAGGGTTTTCTGATGAAATATCCGACAAAAAAGAACTTGTCGAGCAATATAACAAAATTAGGGAAAAGATGCCGTATCTAGACCCCACCTTTGTTTTAAACGAATTAAGGAGCTACATGAAATGATAATCGGAATAACGGGAAAAGCCCAATCGGGAAAGGATACTGCATGTAGAATTGTTCAGTTAATAAATACTGTTGACTATGATTGTGCGTGCTCGGAAGGAGAAGGAGAAAAATATATTCTAGATAACGTAGACAATATACTGCCTATAACTTGTATGTGGGAAAAACATGCCTTTGCAGATAAACTAAAGGAATGTGCTTCTATCATATTAGGAGTTCCAAGATTTATGTTTGAATCTGGAGAATTTAAAGAATCGTTTACATCGTTACCTTTATCAAATAAAGAAGGAGAACCTATGACCAACAGAGAATTCTTACAATATTTTGGAACGGAAGTTGGAAGAAGTATTGATAAGGATTTATGGATAAAAGCGTTAATGTATAGCTACGGTCGGGATAAAGAAAGTCACTGGATTGTTCCAGATGTCAGATTTCCAAATGAAGCGGATGCTATACGAAATGCTGGTGGAGTTCTATGGAAAATAGAACGAGATGGCAGTGGAGCAGGAAATCACATAAGTGAAAAACTTATTGATGATATAATGGTCGATATAATAATTGAAAACAACTTGGATATGAAGTATTACATTAAAGCTATAACATTAGCTTATAATGATACTATGAACATGTTAAAACGATAAAATTTAAGGGCGTCAGTCAGGCATATACGAAAGTATATACTTGATTGGCGCCCTTATTTTTTTTTTCATTTACTCGTTAGCGTTAGGTGCTTTAAAGTTATCTATAACAGTTGGTTTAAGAGGTCTGAATGCTCCAGTATTATCAGTAAAGAATCTTAATACATGCATATCACCGGATGCTACTTTAACTCCATCTTCAAACAGCCCACTGTAAAATTGATACATAGGCATCTTGAAGTCTACGGCTCCATTAAAGATTGCAAACATATTAAATTCTCCGCCTACATTTCTTGCTATTCTTGCAATAGCTTGTTCGGTATTTGACATAGCTTTTGCATCTTTGTCTCCGAACAGTAAAGCAAGCATTAGATAAATAATTCCTATAATAGCCCCATCTTCTAAAGCTAATAGGAGATTTCTTCTTTTTACAGGGTCTCTCCACGCATCCTTCATTCTCTCTGGCTTAGTAAAGTTAAACAAGTCTCTAAGTGACCATGCGATTCCTTCCATAATTTTACCTTGCCAATCTACAATTGGGTTTCCTGTATTTTCTGTAGTTTTAACTTTAATAGTATTGCCCTCATTATCTTGAACAGTATCCCAGTAAAGTTTATTTCCTGCATCATCTGTCACTTGAACCCAATGACCTTGGTCGTAAGTACCTCTTTTTAAGAAGTATTGGTTTTTCTTCGCTGACAAGAAAGTCTGGAATTGGTGAAGGAATATAAACATTCCTTTCTTTAGATATAAAGACTTAGTATCGTGGTCCATATATCCGAATATACCGTCGGATTCTTGCTTTATCATATTAGCTTCCAAAGTAGTGTATGCTTGAGGAAGAGCTTCTTTATAAACTCCCCTTGAATCCTTTTCTCTCGATAAGAATCTTGAAGTTCCATCAGCATTTGGAACTTTATAATTTTCTTCAAAGAAGGTTTCCATCATAGCATTGTATAAAGACCTTTGATATTGCCATTCAGATGAATTAGTATCAGCGTTTGGATTTGCAAGAAGACTAAATCTCTTATCTTTTTTCCAATTGTAGGTTACTTCTCCATTTTTATATTCATGTGCATCATAGCAGCCATGTTTCTTCATATAGCCAATAAGGATTGTCATTCTTGATAAGAAGTCGGGAGCTCTATTAGCCCAGAACATTCTATCGTTAAACCTGAATCCATCAGTTTTTTCGTAATTCATTCTATCAACTAATGCATTCATATCCACGTTAGCCATTCTATATTGCCAATTCAAATGCTCTAAAATAGTAATCGTACTTATCTGTCTTACAGAATCAACCCAAACAGTAGTATAGGCAGAAGTCATATCCTTTAACCCTATCTTATCTTTATCAAGTAAGCTATTAGCTACTGCTCTCTCATAAAGATTGAAGAATCCAGTAATAGTTTCTTTAGCTCC